CAATCAATTGACCAGCTTGCAATATGCTCCGAGTATTGTTGGAGGTGATTTCTATTGTGGCGGCAATCAATTGACCAGCTTGCAAGGTGCTCCGAGTACTGTTGGAGGTGCTTTCACTTGTAACTACAATCAATTGACCAGCTTGCAAGGGGCACCAAGTTCTGTTGGTGGTGGTTTCTATTGCGACAACAATCACTTGACTAGCTTACAAGGGGCTCCAAGTACTGTTAGTGGTAATTTCTATTGTTACTACAATCAATTATCTAGCTTGCAATATGCTCCGAGTACTGTTGGTGGTAGTTTCAATTGTTACTACAATCAATTCTCATTTCCTATTATTTCACCGGATGTTGCTAATGTTTATTGGGAATATGCTTCAAACAACGCTCGCAAACATGCTACCTATCACCACTATATCTTTGGCAATTATTATATGGATGTAGCCACTGCTGTGGTAGGAACTGTATTATATACGGCTTCAGATAGTAATACAGTAGTAGCTAATGCATCTTTTAATACAACAACTAATACAGTTTATACCAACGGAAATGGAGAAATTACTAGTATAGCGGAACTATGGTATAAAGATTCCTCTAATGCCCATCGAGCAGTTACACTTCACGGTAACGTGACTTCAACAAATCTAGGAGGCGGGGTAAGAGTTGCAAATTTTACCGGTGATAATACTAGTTATCTGGATGTAAACATATCCGGTGTAGGTACTGGTGATTTCACGTTTGAAACATTTTTGAAATCCAATCTTACAAATCCTTCAACCACGCCTTGTATAGTAGATTCAAGAAATAGCGGCACATCATTTAATCCAGTTCAAGGAAACAGCGGTCAAATCAGGGCTTCAGATGATACCATAGACCAAGATTTGGGTGTTTTAGCTTATGGAGCTTGGCATCACTTGGCGATTGTGAGAACTGGTGGACATAGATATTATTATGTGGATGGAGTTCTTAAACTAACTTCAACAGACAATAACCGCAACATATCAGACGGCCAATGGCTCATAGGAGCTTGTATTGTTCACAGTGGATATGATTGGAATGGTCAATTAGCCAGCATGCGCTTGTCTAAGACAGCCCGTTACAGTGGTTCTAGCTTAACAGTTCCGACAGCTATTCATACGCCAGACTCAAACGACGTATTTGTGTTAAACTTTGGTGCCTCTGCAGTACCAACCGTGTAAAGTATGAAAATATCAATACCCAACAAAGAATCTATTGACATAGAAACTTTGAAAAAGGTATTGGTTACAGGATTAAAAAACACTGCAGGTCCCATCCCTGCAGTGTTTTCTTTTGAAATACCTGTAACTGATATCTTAAATTTGAAGGAATATGAAATATCTGATAATTTAATAGAGCAAATAGAAACTATACAATTTAAGTATATTCATTCAAATGCTATAAAAATAGGTAATTGGTATAACAAAAAAAAATTGCCCAATTTAATTATTGATATGAAAATAGGGATACCTCAAACTTTACAAGTAAAAAAAATTAAAAATCTTCAATTGGAAGTGGTTAAAGATGAACAAATTATTTTAACAAATAAAATAAACCTTGAAAAAATATCAATTGGTTTTGTAAATTTAACACAAGATGTTTATAAAACCTGTAATAAATTGCAATATAGAATTGTTTATAAAAACAGTATTACAGATATTATAAAATATGACAACAAGGCAGATGCTCTTTATAATTCCCTAGCCTCTGGTGCTCACCTTTGTGTAAGACATAAAATTTCAAATGTCTATAAAGATACACTCGAGGATAGATTGCTTTGTTTAAAAGAAATAGATAAAAAAATAGAACAAGCTTTTATACATGATAATGAACCAGAGGGTTTGAAGAATTTAATATATTACTGTGTTTATTTTGATAAAGGTTATACAAATTTGTTAAATTTATCTATAAATTCTATACTACAAAATAGTAAATCTTCTTTTGATATAATGATTATTACAGATGAAGATACTAAAAAAATTGTAGAAACTTTATCATTTACTAAAAAAATTAAGCCATTATTTTTTATAACAGAAACTCCTGGAGACGGAGTAGATGCGTCTCAAAAGAAAACTCAAATTTATAATTGGAACAGAATAAATGATTATAAAAAAATATTATTTTTAGATTGTGATATAGTTTGTACTAAGGATATTAATAAAATATTCAGCTTAGAATACAAACCAGGTTTTATATACGGAGCAAAACCCTTGACTTTAGATTACGGAGCACATAAGGGAGTGTGGCACGGTTTTCCTTTTTTAGGACAAGAAATGGTGGATGAAATGAGAGAAGCTAAACAAATGCCCTTTAATGCTGGACAATTCTTTTTCATTAATACTAAGAGAATGAAATATCATTTTAACAATGTTAATTGGTTGATGGAAAATTGGTCAGGTGAATATTTTTTTGAACAAGCCTTTATGTGTTATTATTTCGGCAAGGCATATTCTATTGGAAATAATCTCTTAGACAATCATGTAACTTTAATTAATACTACGAATGATATGAAATATATCTTTAATGACAATACACATTTGATTCATTTCATAGCTCCTCCGTTACAAGCAGATAAAAAAATAAAATTTATTGAAAATTATTTTAAGAAAAATTTAACACTAAAAGTTAAATTTTTAACATTTTTTAGAAAAACTTTTATATATGCCTTATTCAAAAAAATACAATCTTTTTTTCATACACATTCCAAAGACCGCAGGGACTACTATTGAAAAGTCTTTGGACATGCTAAAAAATGATTGCCTATTTTCAGAAAGAAAATATGAAGGCAAAAATGTTACAGCTCAGCATTTTACATTGACAGAGATAGAAGAAGTGATGGGCTCTAAAATTAATAACTATGATATTTTTACAATAGTTAGAAATCCTTTTGACAGAATTGTATCTGAATATCTTCATATTAAATACAATGATTGGGCCATCTCCTATAAAAATTTATCATTTGAAGATTTTATAGCTAAATCTTTAAATACATTAACTGAAGAAAGAATCCGTATATTTGATGCTCATCTTGAATTACAATCATCCTTCTTACAAGGCAACAATAACAATCGAGTAAAAATTTTTAAATATGAAAATTTAAATGAAGTATTTGAATGGCTTAAAATTACAACGAAAGAGTCTCTTGTATTTGGACATGAAAGAAAATCAGACCGAAAACACTATAAGGAATATTTTACAAATTCTAACACTGTTGAGAGAGTAATTAACTTTTATGCAAAAGATTTTGAATTATTTGGATATTCTACGCAAATTAAAACTTAAATTAAAAATTATATCAAAAATCTCTCTCTCTAAACTATAAGTATTAATAGTCTGTTTATTTTAAAATATTATGTCTTTACAAATTGTTTCCAACCTTCAATCATCTGGGTCCTTTAACCTTCAAAGTTTAAGTGCGGTTAATTTAACTGCATCTCAAGGTGTTAGTTCTTTAAACGTTTATGCAGCTAATTCTGTTGGTGTGGGTATTTCCTCTCCTACAGAAAAACTTCATGTAGTTGGTAATGTATTAATTACCGGCAGTTTATCTGCTTTAGGAGATGTTACTCGTTTAGAAACTACGGTTACAGAAGTCAGTGCCTTGTATATTACCAATACTGGTTCCGGTCCTGCATTGACTGTCACACAAACCGGAGATGCCGCTATTGCAGCTTTTTATGATGAAAATAATCAAATAAGTTTATATGTAGATGGTCATACAGATAGACCCGGACATGTTGGTGTTGGCACAGAAACTCCTAATGAAAAATTAACTGTTGTTGGAAATATTTCTGCTACAGGATACATATACGGGGATATAGGCCCTTCCATGGCATTGATAGTTACAGGAGCCTGGAGTTCTTCTGCTTCTTATGCTCCTGGATATATTGTGGAATATAACGGTTCTAGTTATATAAGCAAAACCTCAAACAGCAACAAGCAACCGGATACAAATAGCTCTGATTGGAATTTATTTGTTGAAAAAGGAGATCAAGGTCCTCAAGGTACTCAAGGCAATCAAGGTGCACAAGGAGATCAAGGTTCACAAGGAGATCAAGGCGCTCAGGGAGATCAAGGTGCGCAAGGAAACCAAGGAGATCAAGGTTCTCAAGGTGATCAAGGAGCTCAAGGAGATCAAGGCGCACAAGGTGCACAAGGAGATCAAGGTTCTCAAGGTGCACAAGGCGATCAAGGTGCACAAGGCGATCAAGGTGCACAAGGTGATCAAGGTGCACAAGGTGATCAAGGTGCACAAGGTTCACAAGGTGATCAAGGTGCACAAGGTGATCAAGGTGCTCAAGGAGATCAAGGTGCTCAAGGAGATCAAGGAGCTCAAGGTTCACAAGGTGATCAAGGTGCACAAGGTGATCAAGGATCACAAGGTGATCAAGGTTCACAAGGTTCACAAGGTGATCAAGGTGCACAGGGTGATCAAGGCGCTCAGGGCTCACAAGGTGATCAAGGTGATCAAGGTGATCAAGGTTCACAAGGAGATCAAGGAGCTCAAGGAGATCAAGGAGATCAAGGTTCACAAGGTGATCAAGGCGCACAAGGCGCACAAGGAGATCAAGGAGATCAAGGTGCAGTTGGTTTGATAAAATATGTAGAGACTGTTACTTTAACAAGTGGTTCACAAAACATTACCATCAACCACAATCTTGACACAGATGTTATTCCAGCAGTTGTAAATGTAACTTCTGGAGATGTGATATTAGTTGCTGCTACTAAATTGAATTCAAATTCTATGGAATTTGCTTTTGAAAATGTTACAGCTGGTGATTATAAATTTATTATCTTTGGGTAATAATTAATTTAAGATTAAAACATAAAAAGAGGTCTCATTATGAGACCTCTTTTTTTATGGTTTAGCTAGTTATATTTTTATTATTGGTTATAATTATGTTCTTAAATGAAGCTTTCAATTTTTACGCCGACCAATAATATTCAGTGGTTAGATTTGCCATATCAATCTATATCCAAACAAATAGATTTAGATTTAAATTTAGATGTAGAATGGATAATTGTTCCAAACAATAATGTAGAAATACCTTCAGAAATACAAAACAAAAGATGGGTTCGTGTGGTTAGATGTTCTTCTGAATTAAAAAATATAGGAGCTTTAAAACATTTTGCATGTGAACAAGCAACCGGTGATGTCTTTATAGAACTAGATCACGATGACGAATTGTTGCCTGGTTCATTAAGAAGAATACATGACGAAATGAAAGACAAACCTAATTCATTTTTGTATTCAGACAAAACTGTAAAAAGACATGACAACAAACCACAGATATATGGACATGTTTGGGGATGGGAACATTATAATTGGAATGATCAAATAATTAATAAAGGATTTTTACCAGATGCTAGGTCTTTGTGTCAAATTTTTTATGCTCCAGATCATGTAAGAGTCTGGTCTCGAGAATCTTATAAACTCTCAGGAGGACATGATAAGTCTTTATTTGTTGGGGATGATCACGATTTAGTCATTCGAACTTATCTAGCTGGTTCTGAATTTATCTTTATCCAAGAACCTCTTTATAATTATTTTATTCACGGAAATAATTCTTGGTTGCAAAATTGTGACAAGGTTCAAAAACAACAACATAATAATACTGAAAAACATCTGAGACCTTTGATTAAAGAATGGTGTAGACGAGAAAATTTGTCGATTATAAATTATCCTTCTGAGAAATTTACGGAAGCACAACCAAACAGTATTGGATGTATTATAGCTAATGATGTTATAGCTTCTATATCAGCTGGAGCTTCGGTGATAGAATTCATGAATAAGTGTTATGAACTATTGGTTCCTGGTGGTTGGTTGCAAATTGATGTACCCTCTACAGACGGAAGAGGAGCATTTTGTGATCCTATGCATGTGTCTTTTTGGAATGAATTAAGTTTTAGATATTATACTAATAAAAACTTTTCTAAATTTATTCCACAATACAAAGGAAGATTTCAACAAGTTATTTTAAAAACTCACATGCCAAGTAAATGGCATCAAGATAATAATGTGCCATATGTTCGATCAGATATGTGTGCCATTAAAAAGAATCATCGTTTGGCTGGGTATTGTTATATTTAAATGCAACCTGTAGTAGCTATTATAACTCCAACCTATAACAGATCATTAGAGGTATTGGATCGGTGTATAAGGTCTGTTCAGTGGCAAAACTATGGCATAAACAATATAAAACATTTCATATGTCATGATGGTCCAAATCCAGAAAAGGAAAAATATGAAAAATATTTTTTAGATAATCAATGGTCTAATACTTTTTATTCTGAATTAGAAGTTAACACAAATTCTTATGGAGCCGGTGTGCGTCAATATATTCTAGATAATCTAAAAGCTGAAGAAGTAAAATATATAGTACATTTGGATGACGATAATTTAATATTTCCAGAATTTGTTTTTGAACATGTTAACATTTTAGAAAACAATGAAGATGTATATTTTTCCATATGTAAAATTATTCACATGGGCCCTCTGCCTTCTAAATTAGGAAATCCGCCACAGATAATTAACGGCACTCCTCCAGTATTTCAAAATATAGATACATTGCAAATTATGGTAAAAACTAGTGCTATGCAAACTTGTGGTTGGACTCAAAATAGGGGTAAACAAGGGTATTGTAATGACGGATACACTTATGAACGTCTAGGTTTAATGTTTAAATGGATAGAATTGCCTAGATTGTTGGCTGTACACCTATAAATATAAATAATAGTATGAGAATTGTAATACAACCAGAAGTGGCTATTGAATTGCCGGAAGTCAGGGTATTGGCTGTTAGAGATCAAATACATGACAAAAAAATAATAGCCAAGATTAATGGATTACCAAGAGGAGTTGTATTGTGGGGACCAGCTGAATATGACTCTCCCGAAGCTCAACATTGGACCAATGAATCTGCTAATGACAGGGCATGGCACGTTCTTCAAAAAAATCCAGTGCCTTTTGAATAGTCTTATATTATATTCTTTATAGTTCTTTAACATTTGGGGGCGTATTGGTTTCGACTGAGCGCTGAAAACTTTAGTTGCAATCCGAGGAAGTCTGGTTGGCCTCGTTAAAAAGCTGGACAAACAAATAAATGCAACTGATAATACAGAAGCACTCTTAGCTGAAGCAACTCACATCATCAACAACTTCGAGGACTACCTCGCAGAAGAAGAGATGTACGAGCTCGCAGCCTAAAAAACAGAAATGGATCCTATTAAAATTTCTGGAGTAACGTAAGTAGGTTTGAGCAAGATCGTGAAACTCTTTAAAAACAAATCGAGAGTAGCTGGTAGACTTCGCGCCAGCAGGTAAGACTAAAAAAATAGCTAACTACCTAAGGTCTAAAGAAAGTTAGCACAATTATGATTGTCGACGCTAGAGTCTAAGTTTTCAGGACAGGGGTTCAACTCCCCTCGCCTCCACCATTTTATTTTAATTGAAGATATACTTCCCCATAAGCTTCTAACATTCCCATGAGATGTTGAAACCGTTGTTGAGTTAAATCAGACCAATCTTTTAAATCTTCCATAACTGCGTCTGCTTTATCTCTAATAAGATCTGCTGCATTGTCTTTTTCACAAACTTTTAAAGAATATTCATAGGGTTTTTCTTTAGCAGCAAAATGAACTGCTGTAAGCAAAGCAGCCCCTCCCTTAGCTTCAGCTTTCTTTTGAATATCAGCAGCTCCTTTTTTACGTTTAGTAATAAATTCTTTTGGTTCTAATGGTTGCTTGGCTTTTAGTTTGATAGCTTCTGTAAGCACCTCTAGACTTTCTTTTAAAGCTTTTAATTGGCCTCCTCTTCTTAAGGCTCCTCTATAATTTGAAGCTTGCAATTTAGCTTGAGGAGAATTATGATGTTTTGAAACCCATTGACTTAATTTTTGTAATTTAGAAGAAGTAGAGAGTCCTTTAAGACTTAATCTAAATTTTTGCCAGCTATCTGAAGAGACTACTTTATCTATTTGTTGATGAGTGGCTTCAGAAAAAAGAGTTTCAAAATCTTTCATATTACTTTACTTATCGTTAATAATTATAAATATACTATATGCCGTTCAACGACCATTTCTGGAAACAAGTATCTAAAAAAGCTGCAGAAAAAAAACTTAATAAAGATAAACCAAAAAAACCGGTTCTTTCTTTAGAGAAATTATATTCTATAGTTCAGGAAAATAATTATGCTTTATTTGCTCAGGACATTACACCGGACAGTCAATCTCCTTCTTCTCCTTCCAGTAATGCAACACCTATAGGAGTTGTTTCTAAAGAATTTTTAAATAAAGTAAAAAAGGGAGTTAAATTACAAAGTTCTTCTATTAATGCTGGTTACGGTGAAGAAAGTTTTGATTTATTAACCGCAATTGTTAGGGAAAAGTGTAAAATATCAGCTGCGTATACTAAACTTATGGTTACAGTTTTAACCAATGCAATAGAAAATTCAAATTATGAGCATGGTGTAGACCTATTAAAGTATGTGTGGGACAAATATATTTCCGGACAATCTCTTATAAATGCTTTAAGACCAGGAAAATACAATGTGTTAAACGAGGTTACTTCCCAAATTCCATCAAATCTGCAATCCACAGATCTAGAAGATTTTTTAAAAATAATATATCTTGATACCACTAAATTTGCCGCAACTAATGTTGGTATAGGAGAATTTTTTTATTCTATATTTTCTCAAGCCGTAGTAGGAGCAGATGATAATGCAAAAGATGTTACAAAATCTGGCGATCTAAAAGTTGGAGACGTTGATATAGAGGTTAAAGGAGGAGATGCTCGTTATGATGGTTCAGATTTTATTTTTGACTCGGCAAAAACTATTACAAATTTATTACCACAATTTAAGGTTAAACAGAGTTTAAACATACAAAAAGAACGATTCAAAAAAGATTTGCTCAAGATTTTACAATCTTTAGCGTCTGTTAATTTTCAAACAAAAAAACAATTAACAGATTTTGTAAATTACACCAATGCTAAATTAGGTGAAAAATCTTTTTCCCACGGAGATACCAGCAGCAAGTTTATTACTTTGGTAAAAGATATTAACAATTTTATAGAGCTTAGTGAAAAAAATGGCAAAGAACCTACATTAGCCAGTAAATGCACATCAGACTATAAATTGCCGGTAGGTACAAGAGTTAAAACTTCTCTTTTTGAAGTAATAAAAAAGACATTAGATGTTTCCAATAATCCCGAAAAATTAGAAAAAATTCCTAAAGGCACTAATCCTCTTAATACTTTAGACAGTGCTTTTGATATTATTAGAAATTCCGAAATGGTTATTAGCACTCAAGATTTGTTAACTATTGTATGCAGTACTAACAATTATAGTCCAGAAGTTTTAAACAAATTGGGCTATGACATAAAGGCAGATTTGGGTTCTATATTAGGAAATGATCCACAACATATACTATCATTGTCATCTTCTTTTTGGAGAAAGATGATAGGAGCTATGCATGTTGTAAGTTATATGTATTTCCGCAGAGCAAAGAAAGAAGATCAATTATTGTTAGTGGGTAAAAATAAAGGAAACGTGTTGTTGATTCCAGTGCCACTAAATTTAGAAGCAGGAATGTCTCTTACCAACACTCCAAATGTTCAGGTTGAATTAAATTTAGATAATCCAGACACTGGAAAAATGGTCAGGTCTCGTTCTGTTCAAGTTTTTCTATATGATTAAGGTTGATCAAAATTTAATTTTGAATTAAAATGTGTCATGGCTTATATTGCAATGACTAATTATCAGGGTCAGGTTTTTAAAGACATGACCATCTCAGCGCCTCCAGGAGCTCTTGTATTTGATCATGAAACCCAAGCAAGCATTTTTCTTAAAGAAAAAACAATCTTCCGAACTACCGGCAATAATCGCTTGGGCATTGGGAGGTATCGTATTAACATGTTTAATATTGTTACAGGACAAAAAGTCTACTGTAACAACTACATGATGGATGATAATGAAAAGCTTGGTCATGCAGTCTGGACCTTGGAGGAAGAACCATATACCCCGGAAATGATTTATGAAAAATATGGTTGGAAAGTGGGTCCGGATCATCGCCGAATAAAGAAATACAAATTAACTGGCCGCAAGCGAACCCAGAAGTTTGCTAAAGAACTGCGAGATCTCGGAAGACATAAAGATGCTGTTCGTATTGTTAAAGAGATGGAAGCTGTGGTTGCTTCAGGTAAACGTTATATTATTCATCGAAAAGATCTTGATCTTCCCCCAATTTCTGAATAGTATATTTCTATATGAATTGCTTATCTTGTGAATCTGTAATTGAATGGGAACGTCTAGAAGCTCTTCCTGATACTCTGGTATGTAGTTGCTGTGCTCGTAAAGGAGTCGGGCAAAAATCTAAACCAAGAGGAGTAATGGTCTATACAGAAAAAACAAATGGATTTATAGAAATACATACAAGTGATTCTTGGGAAAGAAATAAAAAATACTATATAGCACATGGTGCTCGTAGTGCTGTTAAAAATTTTTCTAAGAATGTTTGTGCTTAATTATATTAAATATTTTAAGCCACTTTCTCACTAAATTTTTAGTCACTTTATAGTGTTCTTGCAACCTTTTTAAACTTAAATTTTTATTTAAATATAAATTTTCCAATTCTTCTCTCGGCGGCATTTGTTTTGTTTTACCAATAACTTGACCTTCTCGACATTCTAACCTAAATTAAGTTAGAATGCCGGATTGGGTTAGAGTCCTTTTCGTATAAATAGATATATGAAGAGGATTTTTTTATTATTCTTTTTTCTTTTGTTGTCTTGTGCTCCAACAAGATATATACCAAAGGATTCTGAACCATTGTCTCAAGCTGTATATGCCACTAGCGAGTCTATCGAAAAGGGTAGAATAGATTTAGCAGATCAATATGCAAAAAATGCTAAATTATTAGTAGATCCGCCCAAAAATCCATTTACAGTTAAAGCTATAATTTCTAAAGCAAAGGATAAAGATGTTGGAAAAGCTGTAGTGGTTGTTCCTTCTTATCTCACCGGAATGGATGTTATAGTAGTCGGTTCAGAACAATATAAAAAACTTTTAGAAATAAAAGAAAATAATGCCCAGTTACAAATTGAATATAAAAATTTACAAAAAGAAAAAGAAGAAGTTTACAAAGCCTTGAGAGATCAAAACGAAGCAAAATCTCAATTGTTAAGAGATTATGACAAAGTGGTATTAGACCTTAAAGATAAACAACTTGCTTTGTTAAAACGTAATGTAATTATAGGTGTAATGGGCCTGACTATAGGTCTTTATGTATTTTTAAAAGTAAAAAAAATAATACCTTTTTAATTATGAATTATATTATAGATAAAATTATAAGTATATTGGATTATATAATAACCATAGATGAGAGACATCCTCGTTTAATATATTTTATATTAGGATTTTTAATAGCATATTTTGCATCAAAATAAAATGGAAAAAAGACATATTCATTCCAAAGAAGGATTTCTAAAAGGCAACCGCCAGCGCTGGTTAGTTATATTTTTAATATGCATGTTTCTAATTTTAGGATTAGATGCAACGGGTAAAGTTGAAAAAGTGGATAGTTATTTAACATTTTTGACCTTTTTAAGCGGTTCTTTTATTTTAGGATATTCTGGAACTGAAACAATGAAATTGTTTTCTGTATCTTCATCGACTCAGAATGTTAATAATGTTAGTTCTAGTGTCAATACTAACAATAATAATAGTGTAAGTGAAAGTAATAATACAAATACCAATATTAATATTAATGAAACATTAACACATAATGCTAAGGAAGATGATTATAAGGTATGAAACAACCATCAGAAAATGCTTTAAAACTTTTATTTGAATATGAAGTTGGAGGGGGTCAAGCTTATTATGAAAAAAAACTTTCCAAATTTACTTGGCCGGGCGGAGCCAGTGGACCTACTATAGGGATTGGAATAGATACAGCATATTACAATGCTCAAGAGATAGCTGAAATATTTAAATTTTTACCAGAGGATCAAATACACTTAATTCAAGGAGCTTCAGGTCGTACCGGACAAAGGGGAAAGGAATATGCAGCTAAATTAAGAGAAGCTGGAATAGTAGTTACTTGGAGTCATGCTGTTGAAATTTTTGATGAATTAACTTGGACAAAATTTTCAAAAGCAGCTGAAAGGGCTTTTCCGGGTCTTGCAGAATTGTGTGAAGATGCTTATGGAGCTATTGTGTCATTGGTTTTTAATAGAGGAACTTCTATGTCCGGTGATTCAAGAAGAGAGATGAGAAATATAAGAGCTCTGGTAGGAGATCAAGAATATAAAAAGATAGCTAATGAATTTAGATCCATGAAAAGGATATGGGAAGGTAAAGGGTTGGATGGTTTGTTAAAAAGAAGAGACGCAGAGGCAGATTTAGTAGAAAGTTGTGCTTAAATGTTTGCCGGTGTGCACAGAGAAAGAGATCCCAATTTAATAAAATTGGAACAGAACGTTTTTAATCAATTGAAAGAAATTGGATTGGAGAATGATAAGGCGGTGGGTTATATAGAAACCAAAAAAATATCCACGAGTTCTTTACCATCAGCTTTATCTTTTGAGGACTCTATTAAAGAGTTGCTAGAAATGCAAAAGAATTTAAAATAAGACATGGATGAAGTCTTTATCATCAATGAATCTTTAAAGGATCAATTGGTTCAAAATTTTGGTATCACTTATGCAAAAACCATTTTTCATAAAAACGGAAGTGTATATTTAAGTGATCCTTTTTATGAAACAGAAGCAAGATGGCCAGATTATCAAGCTTTTAAAAATTTAAAATGGGAAGAAGCAGAAGACTTGGGTGAAGTTTTATATAAAACCAAAAATGAAATAGAAAAAGCTGGTGGACAAATGACTCAACCCATATTTGAAATTTTAAATAATAAACCACAACTTGTGTGGGCTGTGTTTTTAAAGAGTTGATTTGAAAAAGTCTTTAAAGTTTTCATTTAAAGGCAAGCCAAGTCCTTCTCTAGTTGCCTGATATAAAGTTTTGCCATTAACTGTTATATCATTAGAAACACCTGTGGCTTGTTGAAATCCTGTCTCGTTTTTTTCTTCTGCAAATTTACGAGCCAAGGAACCAGAAATGCCTTCAACGGCAGATACACCTGCATCTGCATTTCTAGCACCACTACTTTCAAAACTTAATGCTACAATTTCTCTACCATCAGCTTTGCGTATATCTGCTCTATTCCAATTTGTGAGAAGAGTCTTCATATTTTCTTCTTCTTTACCACTCAAGCGATCATCACCAGCAACAAATACTATATTTCTAAATTTCTCATTATACAAATATTTTGCAGCAGCCAGTACTGATGACATAGGTTGAGGCACTATATAAGAAGCAAATTGTGGGTATATTTTTTTAATAAACTCCCGTTTGGTGTCTATATCTAATGGATCAGTTTTTTTATTTTGAGAAGTGGAAAGAAATATGAAAGTGTTGCGGCCACCTATTTCCACTGCCTTTTGCATCAATAATCCATGACCAATAGTGGGAGGATTCATACGCCCAAAACAAAAAGCTGCTACTGGTAATGTTCTTTTATGTTTTACAGATTCCAAATCTTGAGGAGTATCTTTTCTTTTTTCAAAGTTAGCTTTACTAAAAACCAATCGATCTATTAATTTAAGTTTATCTTTACCACTGCCAAAAACATACCCCTCATGAGAATCTACTTCTCCGATGAGAGCTTGAATAGGTAACCCGGTTTGTTGCAGATCAATTTGCCTTTTAATATTAAGTTTAAGTTCTGTTAAGCTAGCCCAAATTGCCCATATACCATACAAACCAGCAGCACCGTCTGTGTAAAGCCATCCATTTTTATTATCACCTAAAAGTTTTAACGTAGCTTTAGGACTTAATTTCCTTTCCAAATATTGTAAAAATCTAGGAATGATGTCTGTTGCAATATTATTTTGTTCTAACATTGCAGTGATAAATGTGGTCATATTACCCAACAAACCTTTAGCTTTAATTACTTCAAGTTCTTTTAAAAACTTTTCAACTTCTTCTTTATTGTCATTTATAGTTTTTTTGACATCTGCAACTAAACTTGTGGGTAGTGTTACTTTAGGTTCTTCTAATAATTCACCAGTTAAAAATGCTACACCTTCATTTTGTTTTAAACCTCGCAAACCTTTTAGAGGCACATCATCTCCACCAAAACTTGAAATAAAAGTATGCACTGCGATACCACCAACACTGCGAGAAATGTCTCTACCAGTATCAGAATCTATTTTAACTTTGTATTTTACAAGATTTGGTTCAAATACATAATAATCTTTATCTGTATCTGGTACACCAGACCACATAAGATCTCCGAAGAAAAATTGATCTGCAACGTGTGGTGTGGCTCTTTTAAGAACCGGTACTAATAACGCTTCTGCTCTCCACAAACTTTCTCTAACAGTATTTCTAGATTCGTCATAATTCTTGATAGTGGTAAAATTTAATTTACCATTAATCATTTTATCATACATGTGTTTATCTACGAATAGAAATTTTCCATTTGGATTTTGTTTAGAGGGTAGTTCTAACCAACCAAAAATTAAAGCCGGAAAACCATCCCATTTTAAAGAAATTGTTTTACCATTTTTTGCCAAAGAGGTTATTTCTTTAAAGGCTTTCATAGCACCCTCTATACCACCAGTAAAAATACTATCTTCCAAATGTTCTATGCCTTCTTCTATTATGGCGCTTTCGTTTTGAGTGTAAAATTGTTTGATGGCGTTCCATTTTTCTGGTTGATCTATTAATTTATTCTTAATACCACTGAGACTGGCCAAGTCTCTTCCGGTGGCTGTTGGGCCTAATAATCTTTTTGCCATCTCATCTTTATTATTAGTAATCACTTCACCGGTGTCTCGATTTACCAATCCACGATCTGGACTATACTGTAAGTTTCCTTTTCCGGTTTTGGGGTCTACGGTATCACTTGCCAATATTGTTATTGCCGGGTAAATGTTGTTCCATAGATCCCCTCCTGTCATGCCCGGATCTTTTGAAAAGTCATGGGTGTGTAAAGGCCAAGCCTGGCGCGGCCTTATAATCAAATCAACAGAATGATTTTTTCCGTTAGCTGAATAATTTACCGTTAAAGCACTAGAACCAAAAGTTGTATGGTAACCATTATCGGTCATATATTTTGCTAGTTCCCATCTGCTAGCCGCTAATTGTTCTTTTTGTTTTTTGATCGGATCAGCTAAAATGGTTGCCAGTGCTTTTGGCCCTGTTGGAGTTTTTACCGTTGGGTTATGCTCATCTGTATATTCTTTAATATCTTTAGGAAACGCCTTTACTAATTCAGTCGGATCTATTAAAATGTCAATGTCCCCAGAATCTTTTCTACCACCTCCTCCATAAAGATGATCTGGGTCAAAACTACCAGCACCCCCAGCACCCCAGTATGAATCCAGTTCTGCTTTTTGAAGAATTGGTTGCAGTTTAGATTTAGCTGTTAAAAAATCTTGTTCATTGACTCGAGAAATTTCGACTCCTTGTTTTGCCAAAACTTTGGCTGCTTCTGAGAAAAACTCTTTGAAATTCATATTAAATATATTCTATTTAGTCTGCTATAGATAAAGATAAATAACTATATGCCATATAATATTGTTAAAAAAGGAACTGGGTATAAAGTATGTAAACCATCTGGAAAATGTTTTAGTAAAAAGAAATTATCCAAGAAAATGGCTCAAAAACAACGAGCAGCTATTGCCATTCATTCACATGAGTCAGTTAATTACTTTGAACAGCTTATAGAATCTATTTTAAATGAATAAAAATCTACCATATAGAAATGGTATAGTAAAAACAAAAACACATCCAGAATTGAAATTTGGACAAGTGGTAATAATTGTGGAGGTTACTCCGGATTTGTACAAAGTTAAAATACACGCCAAAGGCCCTATGATGATTATAGGTATAGAAGATTTAATGGTTACACAATAAAATAGTTGAACACAAGTCAATAAAAATTATAATAAGATATGGATAAAAATATTTCCAGTCTTATTTCACAAACGGATATTCATAAAGTCGTCAAGGGTTTGGGTACTACTATTTCTTATGACTATCGAAATAAAGATTTAAATATAGTTTGCCTTTTAGAGGGCAGTTTGGTTTTTACCGCTAATCTTCTTTTACAAATTAAAATTCCAGTTAATTTATATTCTATCAAAGTAACTAGTTACGAGGGCAAAACTAGTACTGGTAAATTGACTTATAATGTTAAAGATTTAGATTTTTGTAAAGATAAAGATATTTTACTAATAGATGACATTCTTGATTCTGGTTTGACTTTATCTACAGTAGTATCAGAAATAAAACAAGCAGGGGCTAATTCAGTGAGAACGTGTGTATTATTGAATAAGCAAGTAGAAAGAGCAGTGAATATTGTACCAGATTATAAAGCTTTTGATATTGATAATGAATTTGTAATTGGTTTTGGTATGGATTTTAATGGATTATATCGCAATTTGCCTTATATCGGTATCTTAAAAGGATAAATAAAATTATGAACTTTGATTGTTTAGCCAAACAAATTATAGAAGAAAATTCTAATTCTTTAATTAGCAATTTTGATTATAGCTGCCGGGTCATGGGTCCAGAAGATGCTGTTCAAGATTTTTTAGCCAGTAAAGATTCTTATAATTCTTTTATTAAAGATGAAGCAGAAACACATGTTAAAAATAAAGTTGGAGAAGAAATGTATAATAAAGCCATAGAAATAAGACAAAAACGTTTGGCTTCACCAGTTTTTAATAACAATAATACTATGCCAGAAATTCCTCGTCGCGGATCAGACGCAGCTGTACAACGACAAGGTTGGCGAAATTAGGTTTGATTATTTTATGTAGTCATATATTATTTAACATCATATGACTCGAAAAATTCTACAACGAGAAGTGGTGTTGGTACTTAATAAAAGCTGGCAAGCTATCAATGTTAAAACTCCTTTAGATGCTCTTTCTATGATGTTTTGTGATGCGGCCACAGGACTTTATATAGAAGGCGAAGATAGTATGACTCCTTTAAAATGGGATGAATGGGTCAAAGTGCCTTATAATGAAAATGAAGAATATGTTAATACTCCAAGAGGACGTATTTTGATACCCAAAATTATTGTATTGGCAAAATTTAATGAAGTTCCGCGCAAGAGGCCTAAGTTTACTACTAAAAATCTTTGGGACAGAGATGAAGGAAGGTGTCAATATACCGGTCGCAAATTGACTCCAAATGAAGGCAACATAGATCATATAGTTCCCAAATCAAGAGGAGGTAAAACAGATTGGTCTAATTGTGTGTTGGCTCACAAAGATGTTAATGCTCGTAAGGCGGATAGAACTCCTTCAGAAGCCGGATTACATTTAATTAGACCGGTTCGAGTGCCTAAATCAATGCCTACTACTTGTTATATTCGTAATTGTTACAACATAAAAGAATGGAGTCCTTTCTTAATCAACGAATAAATTGGGAAGAGTATGCTCTTCGCATAGCAGAAGTGGCTTCTATGCGAAGTGAAGATCCTTATAAAAAGGTAGGTGCTTGTGCCTTGGATGCTAATAATAGAGTTATAGGAGTAGCATATAACGGATTGGCTTCCGGAGTAAATGTAGACAATTCTTTTTGGTCTTCTAGAGACGAAAGAAGAAGATATATGATTCACGCGGAAGCTAATTTATTGTCTTTATTTGAAAGGAATAAATGTAATCTTCTAGCATGTACTTTGCTTCCTTGCCAAAGTTGTGCTACGTTAATAGCTGCTCATGGAATTAAAAAAGTAGTTTATAAAGAACTTTATAACAGAGATCAATCTGCTTTAGATATTTTTAAATTTTACAACATTGAATGTGTAAATATAACATATGAGCAAATTTGACACATACGTAAGTTCTATTTTAGAAGCGGCTAAACAAAAAATTCCTAAAGATAAAAAATCTAGAGACTACCTGGCTCATAGAGATGAAATCATTGCTAAAAGTGAATTCAAAAGAGGTGATAAGAAAAAAGGTGCAGATTTCCTAGCAGCAGCTAAGAGACTAAAAGGAGAAAAGTAAAATAAGTAGTGGAATGATAACTTCCACTACTTCTGAAAAATTTGGTAGATGGGCAGAGGCTTTTGCCCGTTTTTTTGGTACGCCTACCTTTATTATAGGTCAAACCATAATTGTGTTTATATGGATAGGTATTAACTGTTTTGCTTTTACCACTTTTGATCCTTATCCTTATATTCTTTTAAATTTAGCCTTCAGTACTCAAGCAGCTTATGCTGCTCCTTTAATACTATTGGCTCAAAGTAGACAATCTGACAGAGATAAATTATGGTCTGATGCAGATGCTAAGCATCGCGAAGAAGTTAGCCAATCTCTTTTAAGACGACAAAAAACAGCTGCAGAGACTAATAAAAAATTAATCTCTCATATGGAAGAACAATCTATTCAGAATGCTCTTCTTTTAGAATTAATTCAGCGAGTGGAAGATTTAGCAGCTGAAATACACTCTAAATTGCATTAGAGTTCTATTCCTTCAAATTGTGTTAAATCAACTTGTGTGTCTCTGGCTCCGATTTTATACGAGGAGATCTCTGTTTCTTGAGGAGCAACTTGGACTTTATCTGAATTCATAAACTGATCATACCAAGTACCAAGAGGATTCTTTTTGATTTCAAAAATCTTTTTATAACCAAGAGATGCCAGTCGGTTGTTAGCCAACCACTCTACATAACCTTTTAGAATATCAGCATTGAGACCGAGTAAACTGCCTTTGGAAAACAGATAATCTGCCCATTCTTTTTCAAATTTTACGGCCATTTCATATGCACTATAAACCTTTTCCTCACTAGCTTTAACTATATGTTGAAAGCCTTCATCTTCATTGTCCCTAAGATAATCTAAAACATTTTTAGAAACCGCTACATGAAGATTTTCATCCCTTGCAATAAGTTTAATAATTTTACCATTACCCTCCATTTTACCTCGTGCGGCAAAAAAGAAGCTGCATACAAATGAAGTATAAAAAGAAAGTCCTTCTGTAATTTGTGTAGCCAATAACGCATCAAAAATTTTTTGTTTAACGTCACCCTCTAAATTAAAAAATTTATCATATTCATTTTTTGTTTCATTGGCTCTTCGTGTTACCTCTGAATCTGATAGAATAGAATCCCAAAAAACAGATTCATTTGGATATACATTCTTGAGAATGTGTGAATAAGACCTGGAGTGAATGTTGGATTCGAAAAAGGACCATACTTGGATGCATGCTTCTAGTTCGGGATTAGAAACATATTGTCCTAAAGTATTCAAACTGCGAGACAACATAGAGTCTGTAGCGGTTTGCCACTTAAGGTTTGTATCAAATACAAACCTTTCTGCTTCAGAAAGATCGTGATAGTCATTTCTATCTTTCATCAAACTGACTTCCTTGGCTCTCCAAAAATATTCCTCCATCTGTTCTGCTAGATCATATAACTTCGGATATTTAAGCTGATCATAACGCTGGAGGGCTAGGGGTTGTCCTAAAAATAAAGGTTGGTTTCTTGTGTCAATATTTTGAGTTGAGAGTACGGTTTTCATAAAAGTTATATAGCACAGGCGCCACTAGCACATCCAACCTCTTCAGTTGCAGATTGTTTGTCGCCGTCATATGTGTTGCTATAGTATAATGTTTTCACACCCATGCTATAAGCATACATAATCTCTTTAATGATTTTTACATCTGGCAAAGCTTTATTTGGATAGTGGTCGTAATTATAATAAATGTTGGCAGAAATAGACATATCTACCCATTTTTGAAGAGCGGCTACGATATTAATATATCCTATATTATCTTGCATATCAAATTGTAATGTATACTTATTTTTACAAGTGGTGTAATTGGGTACTAAAACTGGAACTGAATTTGCTTTAGAACCCTTGTAGGTTAACAAGGAACGAGGAGGTTCTATGCCGTTAGTAGTATTCTGGATTACTGAACTTGATTCACATGGCATCAATGCTGTAAGTGTAGAATGTCTCATGCCGGAAGCGACTACTCTAGTTCTTAATGCCTCCCAATCTAGGGACGGTTTACGAGTAACCACAGAATCTACCTTCTTTTTATAGGTATCTATAGGCAAGATTCCTTGGCTGTATTTAGTAGTGTTGAATTTTTCACAAGGACCCTTTTCAATAGATAAATCCACTGATGCAGAAATTAGATAGTATTGGACCTTTTCCATTAACTCGTCTACAAAATTGGGGGCTTCTGTATCTGTATATTTGAGATTATTCTTTGCTAATAAAGCTGCTAGATTGGTAATCCCCACTCCAAGACTTCTACGTTTCTTGGTAAAGTTTTCTGCTGCCTTGGTGAAGTATTCCTGATAATCTATTAGTTCATCTAACATACGCACAATAACATCACACGTATCTTGCAGATCTTGATCATCTTTAACCTCCAATACATTGATAGCAGATAATACACAAATACCAATTTCTCCATCAGGATCATCAATATGTTGAATTGGCTTTGTGGGATGTGTAACTTCAACACAAAGATTGGTCATTGCTACTCTATCCAAAAATGAACCGTGTTCATTACAATGATCGATGTTCATTACATATATTCGTCCGGTTTCTGTTCTTTCTTTTGCAAAAAGAGACATAAAATCAATAGCTTTAAGTTTTCTCTTGTATCTTATAGACTTGTCTGCTTCATACTTCAAATAAAGTTCATCAAAATGAGGAAGTCCAAATGCTTCCATCAAATCTGGTACTTCATGAGGAGAAAATAATGTAAGTGTTTCATTTTTTTGAAGTCGTTCATAGAACAATCTAGAAAATTGAATAACGTAATCCACCTTTCGAACCCGATTATCTTCCGTACCACCATTATTCTTCAATACAATAACATCTTCAATTTCATAATGCCAGAACGGAAAATTGACTGTAGCTCCTCCGCCACGAATGCCGTTTTGTTGACAACTTTTGACAGTAGCTTCAAATACCTTAAGAAACGGGATAATGCCTGTGTGGATAACACTGCCGCCTTTAATTTCCGTGCCAATACCGCGTATGCGACCAAAATTTAATCCAATTCCGTATCGTTGAGTAGTAGCAAAGCCAGCAGCAGTATTGGAGCTAAAAATAGACTCCTTAGTATCATCCACATCGATGAGACAGCATGACGCATATTGTTTAAGAAGACCTCGAATGCCGGCCATTTGAGGCGTGGGTAGATTAATTTTAAATTTACTAAATCGATCATAGGCTCTTTTAACATATTGAAGACGGGTTGATGCTGGATAGTTAATATAACTTACCATCGCGGCTAACATATATGCAAATTGAGGTGTTTCAAATATTTCTTTTGATTTTCGATTTTGTATCAAATATTTGTCACATAGTTGTTTTAAACCAGAATATGTAAAGTCATAATCTCTGTTATGTATAATTTTGTCGTCCAATTTATCTATTTCTGCTTTAGAATAATATTTTAAAATTTCTTCATGATAGACTTTTCTATCTGTGTTTAACACTATGAAATCATAAAGTCTTGGAGGATTCTTTCCTCCCCATACATCCTTGCGCAATTGATAATTTAATAGTCTGGAAGCAACCCATTGATAGTTTGGATTTTCTTCATTGAATAAATTTATAGAAGATTCAATCAACACTTTATGTATTTCTTTAGTAGAAATGCCTTCTACTAAATTGAGCTTTGTGTTAATTTCTATATCAGAAACACAAACCCCAGTTATATCTTTAACAGCCCATTTGATTACTTTATTAATATTTTCTACATTAAAAGGAACCAAGGTTCCATCCCTTTTTTTGACATTAAGGATTTTGTTTTCACTCATAAAAATTTAGTTTGTGCTTTATTTAGACCAATATTTGTCCAATTACTTCTTCTTTCTTTTTTTTGATTTAGAAGAGTTTTGAAGTATAAGTTTTTGTATTTCATTTTTATATATTTTGTTAGCTAAGTGTTTTAAAAAAATAGCTATTTCTGCCGGTGTACAAACATTTATGACCCGGGATTCTGCATATCTTACTTCTGATTCTGTCCATTTTGGGTACATAAAATGAAATATTTCATGAAAAGCAGTTGGAATTATGTCTCTTCTATAATCTAATTCTATATCCGTATAATAACAAAGCCCCACAGTTCCGTGCATTTTTCTTAAATTAAAAAATTCTGGAGGCTTTTTTTTAACCAATTTTAGAGTTTGTTCGTACAACTCTTTGACCTGTATTACAGACAATTTCATCTGTAATACTTATTTCTTTTTCTTTTTAGAATTTGCTTCTTTTGTTTTTTTTGTTTGAGCTGCTTGTTTAATGGCTTGTTTGAATTTTTGTTCTGCTTGTTCTAAAGAATTACAAGTCCATCCCATGTTCCCCCACTGAGAGGTGCTTGGATACAATTCTCCCGGCTCTATATAATTTCCGTCTATAGTAATACCGTTATGTGTGGTAATGATAACTACTTCATAATGAAAATGTTTAGAGGTTTCAACAAATTGTCTTTTATAGATAGCTACATTGTCTTCTCTTTTAAGAAGATGATGTTTAAAACCTTTTTTAATAAATTTTTCAGGCAGTTGTTTCATTATTATATTATCTATGGTTTAATGTTTGAAATCAAGAAAAATTAGTATATATTAAAATCATGAAGTTTCAAGATTTGGTTTTTTTGGAAAGAGGTTTTGAAGGTGTTATCTTCTCTGAGAAAGACCATTCTTACAAAATAAACGGTGAAGATGCTAAAACATCGGTAACACAGCTTATTAAAAAATATGAAACACCGTTTGACGGCAAAAAAATGGCAAAAATAGTTGCAGCCAAACAAGGTGTTTTGGAATCTGATATTTTGCATTTGTGGGATTTTAAAAGAGATTATGCTTGCCTTAAAGGCACTCTCTTTCATGTATATGTTGAAAATTTTTTACAAAAAAAGAGAGCACCACTTAATAAAGTAGAGATAGAAAATTTTGTAAAGAATCATTATGAGTATATTACCCAAGATGAACTATATGCAGATGTGGCTCAGTATGTTTCTAATTTTCAAGATTTTTATGAATGGTGGAAAGAAGATCACATTCTAATCAGACCAGAATTGGTAATAGGAGATCCATCTACTAGGGTTTGTGGCTGTGTGGATAATTTATCATTGAATCATAAAAACGGAGAACTGGTTATATTTGATTACAAAAGTAATAAAGAAATTAAACAAAAAGCTAGAGAAAATTTGAAGGGAATATTGTCTCATTTAGAAGCCAGTACAATTGTAAAATATTCTTTGCAGATGGCTTTGTATTCAGAAATTATAGAAAGAAACACAGACTTTAAAATTTCTTCTAACAAAATTGTTTGGGTTGGTGGAAATTCTTTTGAACTGATTGATTGCATAGAACTAAGGAAAGAAGCAAGGGCTATACTAAGTGCCTTTGAAATAGAAAAACAAGTTGATTAAAAGTGATAATTTGTTTAAAATTAATTTATGAAATTTAAATACACCAATTCCAACCAAGAAGAAGCTTATTTTGAAGCCATTCCTTTGACATCAGAACTTTATACAGAACTATTAGAAATAGATACAGAATTTCTTCAAAATATAGTAGATGGTAAGGAAGTATTTTTTTCTGATGAAAGTTATAAAGAAGCTGCTAAAAATATGCTCATTTCATTTGGAAAGGGAAAAGAAAGTGTTGTTTCAACATCTAAAGATAATGAAATTTTATTTGTTAAAGAAAAGACTATTATAAAAGAAGGGACTAAAATTAAAACAACAAATCCAACTCCTAAAAAAAATATTAGATCAAAAATGATTACCAATAATATTAGAGCTTTTAAAAAAGAAAAAATGCAATTAAACTTTGAATTGGCCCAGTAAAAAGGTAAATATTGTTACAACATATGTCATTGCTCAACGCTTACAACCAAATTTTAAATGAAGGTAAAGATAGTCAAGAAGTTAAATCCAACTTAAAACCTGGACAAGATCTTGCTGCTGGATTCAAAGCCACTAAACAAGAAGGTGCTAAAGTAGATTCTCCTAAGGAAGATAAAGAACATTCTGTTGACGGAAAAAATAACGGAGAAGCTAAAAAAATGGGTCTTAAAAAAGAATCTATTAATCCCTTCGATGCTCTTTATAATAAAATTTTAGCACAAGAAAATTGGGAAGCAGAAGAGGAAGCAAATGAACAACCAAATTTTGGTTCACCGACAGGACACGATTCTTTTGAATTCAGTGGAGACCATTCTACAGGAGAAGGAGAAGTTGACTTAGGAGAAGGTGAAGAACACCCGATGCATGAAGTTCTTTCTGCTTTAAGAGCTGCTGTTGAGGCTTTGGAAAAAGTTGTTGGTCATGAAGATGAGGAAAGTGAAGAAGAGGAAGAGGAAGAGCATGAAGAAGGAGAAGAAGATGAAGATGAAGAAGAAGGAGAAGAAGAAGGTGAAGAACATGAAATGCCAGAAAACTTTAAAGAATCTACAGAAGATGAAGATTCAAACGAAGATGAAGATGAAGACAACAAAAAAATGTCAAAAAAGGAAGTTGATGAAGAAGTTGATGCAGAAGTGTATGGACATGCTTTAGTTGATTTAGAAAAATTGGCAGCTGGTCTCACAAGTCCTAAGAATCAAGTAGTTAAAGGAGCGGTGCCGGTTAAGAAAGGATCTGCTCAAGTTCCTAAAGGTGGTAAAACAAATGCCAAGCCCACAGAATTAAAAGGCAAGGGTGAAAGTTTACAAGCCAAGAAAAATGATACCGGTTATGTCAAAAAAGACAAAAACTGGTATGATCAGTAAAAATTGTTAAGACTAAATTAAAAACTCCGCTTATGCGGAGTTTTTTTTTCTAAATATATACATGGACGATAATTTTTATTCTTTCTATAAAAAAAGTTTAAGTTTACCATCTTCTTTTAAAAGGAGTCATGGCATAACTAAAAATACCAGAACCCATCATCAAAGCATAGATCGAATTACCAAAATAGGTCATCGTAAAAGTGGTAAACTTAATTTGGTAGCTGCTAGTGAAAATCAATCTTTAAAAAATCCAGTAGTTAATACTTTTGCTAATTCTAATAAAACTTTTATCAAAGGATTAAAATGGCCAGTAGTAAAACCTATTTTAGATACCTATAAAATCCAACACGACCATGAATCTGATGAGGGTTATGATAAAGCATTAAATCGCACAAAATGTAAATTGACTGGTGCTAAAATAATGATTAGATATATTCCACAAAATAAAACCTGGGTTTTATTTAAAAAATAATATGGAAACTTTAAGATATCTTAATAAAACATTTAACCAAAATGAAAGACAAAATTTTTCAAATTGGTGGAAAGAGCAAATATCAATATACGGACAAGAAATTGTTTATTATAGTAATCAAACCTCTTTATCCGGAAGCAATCCATTATATGGTGAGCAACCTGATGCTGGTTTTAGTGAAGGTCAAACCATGATAGTTTTAGGTTCCTTAAACGGAGATTCTGTATTACTCTCAAAATTTGGATTGGTTGCTGATGGAGAATGGACCGGCGTTATGCATAAGGATCTGTATACAAATGTATACGGATTGTCTTCAGAACCTAAAAGAGGAGATCTTATGGCTCTAACTGAATATGGTGTAGATAGAATTAACTATCCCAAAAGAGGAACTACCATTTATGAATTAACAGATGTAGTAGATGAATTTAAAGGTAATCCTTTAATGGGTCATTATGTTTGGTTCTTTACAGGTAAACGTTATGACTTTAGTCAAGAACCCACTAGTCCGGGTTCTGGTATGGGTAATACTCCCTTAGATGATAATGATACTATTCAGGTTGCAGCTGAGGAAAACTTTAACTATATAGAAGATAACCCCAACAGCAACACTGATGTATATGGTGATTATTAATATTCTAAAAGATCTATATCAATTTCTGGAAATAATTTTTTAATTTCAACAGAAGCATCTTCATTATAGCAAATATTAATTTTATAATCTTCTTCTAAAATTTTGCGAAGATAAATGTCTTGTGTAGAATTCATATAGTCTCTTATCTCTAATGGTTTAAATTCTACTTCATTCATTGAAATATTCTTTTCTTCTGCTTTATCTGCAATAAGATTAACTGCCTCGTAAAGAGCCATCCACTTGGCTAGAGTCAAAGATTTTTCTTGAGTTTCTCCCCACCAAGCTAAAGGATTTTGATAAATTTCTGGTTCAGGTTTTGGTGTTTTTGTTTTCATATATTACTTAATAGTTGGACCTGAAATAGTTGGTGTAGGGATAATTGGATCTGTAAATTCTGTAACTTTGGCTACTACAAAATTAATATTAACCACATTTTTAGATTCGCAATTTAGACAAACAAATTCAAATCGTTCATTTTGATCTGGAATAAATGTACTGATATTAGAGGCTTTACAGGCTGCACATTCCAAAATGGTAGAAAGTGGTACCAATTTGTCTAGCTCTTTTTGGCGCGTTTGATAAGCAAAGTAGCTATTAACTGTACCTGCAATTAAAGAAAATAAAATATACTGAATGGCTGTGGCTAAAATAAAAGCTGGCCAAAATGGTTTATTTGCTAAAAGAAATCCCAGACCAATAAGTCCGGAAAGTAAGCATACTGTACTAGTTGATTTTAAAAATTCAAAAGAATTTTTGTTTAAGTTTAATTTCATTGAGTAGAATTCTACTCTTTTTTACCGGGAACGACAACCATTAATTTATTGACATCCCTTTCTTGAGCAGGGTTTATCCCTTCAAAACTAGAAGCTAAATCCATGTGAAAGGCCAATTTAGCATCTAAGTCTTTTACAGCTCCTAAAATTTTAGTAGCATATGCTATTAAAGAATCTAATTTCTTTTTTTGTTTATTATCTATGGCTGTATTAAGTTGCAAACAATTTTCCATTTTATTAGTCGCTGTAAGTAGACTCATAAAGCCTTCTACTAGATCATCAGAAACTGTTTGGAGAGGCCATGGCATATCCGGGGTTTGTTCTTTTGGGGGTCCTACTGGCGGAAACAACGGATTTCCTTTTTGATAAGGAAAGTTATAACCATATTGATTACTTTGAGGGCCCCAGTCTTTTCGAGGAGCATCACTATAACCTCCATAACTGGGGTTATTATAAAGACCATCTAAGGCTTCATTTAATGCTTTCTGTAGATCCATATTAACTTAATTTTCCAATTCTGACCCTGTTGCCACAACGTCCACAATTCCATTTAATTAATTTTTCAGATTGTTTGGTTCTAGGATCAACATTTTCAAAAACTTGTCCTTGGACATGTGCACCACAAAAAGTGCAAGCAATAGGTTTATTGGCTAAAGTTTGATATTCTGGTTTTTTCTGATTGCTCATATTTGAATATTTAGAGGTAAAAGGGTTAATTGCTCGGAAACATTTCTCGATGAGAATCATAAGCTTCTAATTTTTCAACTACAAACTTAACAAATTCTGACCTTACAATATCATCTTTAGTAAAAGCAAAATGATGAACTCCGTGCTCTTTACTAACTTCATCATTAAACATCTTACACATTTTACTAAATCCACCACATTTACCTTGCGGTAAATCTGATTGATAAGGATCTCCTAAAAAGATAATTTTAGAAAATTCACCTAAACGTGTAATAGTGGTTACCAATTCTTTATATGTAATATTTTGACATTCATCTACTATGATTACTTTAGCTGGCCAATGTAAACCTCTAATATAATTTACCGGCATTGCATTAACTCTTTTATCAGCGTGTAATCTTTTAATGGTACCTGCATCTAAAAATTCTTCCATTTTTTCTGAAAATGGTGCCATATAAGCTTCAAATTTTTCATCTATAGTGCCAGGTAAATAGCCAATTTTACTGTCAGCACTTTCAACAGCACTTCTAACAAATATAATATCAGATGCTTTTTTTAATTTTAATAATTGTAAACCGGCATAAACTGCTGTGCTGGTTTTAGAACATCCAGCAGGGCCTTCTATAAAGACACATTTAGTGGTTTTATTTAATAAAAGAGCTATGAGTTCTTTTTGTTTATCTGTCCACGGTAAAGATCTACAATTAAAATCAAAATTAATTTTGTCTCTTTGAAACACTCTTGGTGATGTATCCTTTGTATGTTCAGTGTTATCCAACACTTCTTCATTCATTGGCCGACTTTTAGAACGGGGTTTTTTTCCCATGTTACAAATACTTATCCAATTTCCTCTACGGAATCATTGGTACATTACTACTAGGAGTATTATTTTTAGAAATTCCGGGTTCAGATCCAGAAGCATCAGCTGTTTGTGCTTGTGCTTGTGTTGGAGTAGTTATGGTGGAGGAACTTTGACCTCCATTAGAACTAGAACCAGCTTGATATGCATCAAAAGCAGCTTTAGTGGCTGGATCCATGGATCCAGCTGACTGGGGCATGATACCAGATTGTGTAGCTGAATTTTTTGCATATGTACTATAAGCATCAGCTATTCTTTTTTGATCATCGGGGCTCAATTTTAAAAAATTTTGTATAGGTGCGTGAAGAGAATCTGACGATGTGTTTGAGCTATAATCTTCCAGTTGAAGAAGGGTTTTTTTAATAATGTCATCAAATAATTTCATAAGATTATTTAGGGTAAAGGAAGTGTATTCACGATAGAGGCCCTGAAACTGGATAAATATTTCATAATTTTTATGTCAACAAGAACTATAGCTTCACCCGGTGTTCAGATTACAGAAATAGATAAATCTCAAATTTTACGCAATCCTGCAGGAACAAATGTGTTCATGACAGGTTTTGCCTCTCAAGGACCTACTGATGAAGTAGTTGTTATTGGCAGTGTTTCAGAATTTGAATCTACTTTTGGTACACCTACTAATGAAGCTGAAAGATACCTATATCATTCTGCTAGACAGGTTTTAACACAATCTCCAGCTAATTTAAAGGTTACCAGAATGGCTTATGGTTCTGGCTCTGGGATTGGTTTTGGTAATTCTTATAGCGCTTTGGTGTTTCCGGTTAAGGGATATACAGAAACTTTAAATGTTCCAGTTTTGAGTGGTTATCAATTAAATTTTACAGTTTCTTCGTCTTTGACCTCTGAACATACACCGGTTTTAGCCTTTTCAGATTATACATCTTCAGTCAATAAATATGGATTTACACATTACATTCATGTAGATACGACCGTAAATGGTGTAACTGGTATTTATGACTTCACCCTTTATCAAGATACCAGTTCTTATTCCTTAACCTATAATACCAGTGCAAAGATTGGAACTCAATCAACTTACACCTCAGCTTCTTATACAGAAGCAAATTATTATGAAATTCAATCTCCTTATTCTATTTTATTAACAGAAGAAGAGTATCAATCTGTAATTTCAAATGATGTAGAGTGGTCTGACGCTTATATTCCGAGTCGAATTACAAATGTTGCAAATCTTAAATATGGTGGCATAGTAGTATTAAATCCTACAAAAGTCACTGTAGATGATATACATCAAGGTTATTATATAGCATTAGCAGATAATGTAGAAAATAATCCTGGTTCAAATTTTACAAGTGTCACCGGAGTTCGAGCAGTTTTACAGACATCTGATAATTTACATCAAGAATTTACACAAATACCTTCTAGTCGTCTTAATTTTGCATTGAGTGGTTCTTATTTAAATTCATCTGTTAATATTTCTAAGATTATAGAACAATACCCGACTGGGTATGATTTTGGTTCTTCTTTTTATAATGATAGTTTGTCCTTATTATCTTTTAAACTAAGAACTTCTATATATGCCCAGGATACTGTAACCTTAGATTATGTATTGCAAGAAGGCTATACCGGTTCTTTGTATATTAATAAAACTCAAAATAATCCTAGAGGTGGAAGTCCGGTAACTTTTGCTTTAGAAAAATTAGCAAATGGAAATTCTAGAGCATCAGACGTTAAAGTGTTGGTTAACCCGGTCATTTCTAGTACAGGTTCTTGGGTGGCTGATAACGGCTCTCCTCAAAAGAAAGTCCGTGTAGCAAACGCTGCTAAAAATTTATATTCTTTAGGGGTTTATTCTTCTAATACAGATATTACTAGTAAAGATCTTGGCAATGTTCCTTTAAAATTACAAAGAATTTTAAACAGATTGGATGATCAAGATGAAGAAATAGATCTTCTACCAGAAGCTGGTTTGGGTACTATTTGGACTGGAGCAGTTGTTAAAAAAGCAGATATGTATCCAGCAGACAAATCTGATGGAAATTATTATTTTGATGAAAAATATCCAATTAGCTCAATTCTTTTATCTGAATTAAAAAATCAGACAACGGGCAATGAAAGTGTTTTAAAACAAAATTATGATTCAATTGTTCAGCAATTTTACACATTTGCCGAAAAAACCCGCATGGATCATTTGTTTATACCCGATCCTTTAAGATATGTTTTTGTTAATGGTCCAGATTTCAAAACAACTAAAGTTGCTGGTTATAATTTTTCTTTAGATGTATTTTGGCCATTAAAAAATTTATTCAGTGATATTTCTTCTAGCTACGGAGCAACATACGGCAATTGGATCAAATATAATGATGTTTATTCTAATCAATTAGTTTGGTTGCCAAATTCTGGATATGTAGCCGCAGATATTGCTTTCTCTACAGCACTGAACTTCCCGTGGTCTGCTCCGGCTGGTTTCAATAGGGGTGTAATGACAAACATTACAGATTTGGCTATTAATCCGACTCAAAAACAAAGAGACTTGTTATATCGTATAAACATTAATCCTATAGCATTTTTTCCAGGAGATGGTTATGTGATATATGGACAAAAAACATTAATGAATAAGCCATCAGCTTTTGATAGAATTAATGTGCGTAGATTGTTCTTGTATTTAGAAAAGTCTGCAAAATCATTCTTGAAACAATATGTTTTTGAACCTAACACATTTGCTACTAGATCTCGTTTAATTAATGCTTTGTCTCCTATATTTAACCAAGCTAAAGTAAATGATGGTTTGTATGATTATAAAATTATTTGCGACGAAAGAAATAATACACCAGATGTAATAGACAACAATGAATTAAAAATTTCAATTTATATTCAACCAGTTAGAACCGCAGAATTTATTCTAGCGGATTTTGTTGCTACTCGTACTGGGGTAAATTTCAACGAAATCACATCTTAATTGATAAGTAATATTATATGGCTGATATATTTTCCAATCAAAACATACAAAATTTTTACCAGACAGCTTATAAGAAAGATTTTGCTCGTAAAAATCTTTTTAGAGTAATAGGTATAGACACTGGAATATCTGGATTGACTTTTGATGAAACAGATTTGGTTTATGTAACATCCACATCTTTGCCACAGAGAGCCATTAATAACGTTAAAGTCCCTTTTATGGGAATGTCTTTTAATGTGCCCGGGACTGCTAATTATCCAGCCAATGATGCTTGGCATTTAAAATTTAGAATGCCTCAGGACTTGTCCATCAGAGCAAAATTGGAAGCTTGGTCTCGTATTATTTTTAATGATGCCACTACAACTGGTGCCTATAATTTAAATAATTTAGGAACTGTTTGGTTATCTTTAATGAGTAAAGGAGGTCAACCTATTCGTAATTACAAATTGATCGGAGCTTATTGTGTGTCTTTAGGTGATTATGCTTTAGATGTTACAGACAGTGGTTCTATTATAGAACAAGACGTAACCTTTGCTTATCAGTATTGGGAAAATTTTTAATTGAGAGTGTAGAATAAGTATTCTACATGGCATCAAATAATTTTAAATTTGTTTTAGGAGCTACTAAATCTCCGAGTCCTTATTCTTCTTATTTAAATATTTTAAGCCAATGGCCAACTGCACCGGCATTGGCTACAATGTGGTTTGTGACTTTTAATATAGGCAGTATACCTGCTTTATTAAACAATCCAGCTTTGTTAGTAAGTGATATGGATTCTGGAGATTTTTTAGATTGGAACATAAGCCAAACTACAGTTGATGCTTTATTAACTCCGGAGTTTCAACACCAAGCTCAAAATTTACTAGGTTGTGTTTTTGCTCAACAAATAACTATTCCCGGAGAATCCGTGGCAGTGAGTCAAACTGGGCTAAATTATGCAGGCTTCTTGACTCCTAATACTGCCAATCAAAGAACATTGAGTAATAAGATAAATGTTACCTTTATGGAAACCAATGCTTCTTTTTGTGATTTAATTATTCGTCCGTGGTTGGTTTTAGTAAGTCATTATGGCTTAATAGCTAGAGCTCCTAATTCTATTAAAAATGTTAAATGTAACTACATGGATGTAGTTCAATTTGCTAAAACAGATCCCTCAGTTACTGCTACTATAAGAAAAATTATAAGATATTGGAATGTGGTACCTACAAATTTAGCAAGTACTACACTTTCCCAGTCAGTAGAAGGTTTAAAAAGAAGAGATGCCACATTTGCTTTTGATGGCTATACGGTTTTTGAGGCCGGTACATCTAACATGATGTAAATAAATAGACAATGAATCTGTATTTGTATAGTGTTTTAATGCCATTTTCCGGTATTAAAATTTTTTACAGAGAATTAAATTCTAAAGAGCAAATAATTCTTTCCAAGGCTAATGTAATGTTGCCTTTAGAAGATGAATTCTTAGAAGATTACGGAAGAGTGTTGATGGATGTTGTCTTGGGTTGCATTAAAAATAAAGAAGATTTTTTAAAATTAAACCTAATAGAATATGTTTTATTCTTGTGCAAACTAAGAATAGTTTCTATAAATGAAGATATAGAATTACAAGTTAAAAATCAAGATGAAGATTATTTAGAAGAAGATGAAATTAACAATGAACAAAAACAAATTGTTAAATTTACATTAAATTTATCTCATTTTATGCTTCAATTATATGAAGCTAGTAAAAAAGAATTTGAGAATAGTGAAATTAAAGAAGGGGAAGTATCTATATTTTTAAATTGGCCCTCCATTAAAGATGAAAAATATTTTTTAAAAAACAAAGGAATGAAATTTGCTTTAGAATCTATTCCTTTGTTTATAGAAAGAATGGAAATATCAAATAAAAATATTAATTTTTTAGATTTTGATCTAGAACAAAAAACAAATATTTGTGATAGATTGCCGGCTAAATTGCAAAACAAAATACAAGAAAAAATAATAAATTGTATTAAAAAATTTTTAGAAGCTAAATTGTTTAAAGGAAAGATATCTGAATATTTAAATTTTAATTTTTATGATTTATCTTACCAAAATGTTTTAAGGTTATTATTTTCTGATAATTTAAAAAATATATACCAGGAATATTACGTGTTGGCTTCTAGAAACATATCTCCAGCTTATATAGATAATATTACCATAGCAGAAAGAAAGGTATATTTTTCTTTTATAGAAAAAGAAATGTCCTCTCAAGATAATAATATATCCGGAAATGAAGCTTGGTCTTTTAAAAATGAAGACATGGCTTAATAGTAACTAATTGCTAATTATTTTATATGGCAGAAGAAAATATAAGTTTTAATGATGTTTTAAGTACTCTTGATACATTTACTCAAGATTTATGTGTATTTGAGGCCTGGGTTCCTTCTTTACAAAAAAATGTTACTATAAAAGAATTAACAGCCAAACAGCAAAAACAATTATTAAATTTTGTGGTAGATTCGGCAACTAGCTATAAATCTTTTTTTGCCAAACCTTTTTATAATATTTTAACAGAAAACTGTAATCTATCTAAACAAGACATAGATAATTTATCATTTATAGACTATACTTCTTTGGCTATTGCTATACGCAAACAGATATCTGAAACATTAAAAGTAGAATTTACTAATGACTCAGAAACTTATAGTGAAGACATAGCTCTTAATGTTATTTTAGAAAATTTTCAAAATTTAAAGTATCCAGAACCACAAGACTTAACAACTACTAAGGAAACCTTGCAAGTTGATTTAAAAATTAAAATTCCTACAATTTTAGATGATGTATTATACTTTGATCATCTACCAACTATCAAACGAGGAGATTCTCAAGAAGATGCTCTAAAATTAATAGTAGCAGAGGCTTACATATATGAAACCTCTAAATGTCTATCCGATGTTAGTATAAACGGCAAATCTATAAATTATTCTTCTTTGTCTGTAAAGCAGAGATATCAGCTTTTGGAAAGATTACCAGCTACTATATTACAGAAAATTTTATCACAATACGCCTCTTGGAGAAAATCTATTGACCAATGTCTAACTGTTGTTAGTTCTCGAAACGATTCTAAGACTCTGGAAATAGATACTTTATTATTTTTAACCTCTTAAACAAATATAGAATCTAAGTATTCTATATGGGATTGTTTGAAAATAAAGAAGATCATGTCTCTTTAAGTGATGAATATGTGCAATTCTTAAAATCATTTTCTGTTTCTAAAGAAGAAATAAATGAGCTTAAGAAAGGCATTTATGACTATACAAGATCTATGCATGAAGATTTTGTATCTGTAACTAAGCAATTAACCTCCAAAGAACCCACAGAATCACAACGCATACGAGCTGATTCTGATAAATCTTCAGATCAAAAAATGATAGATTTAATGTTTCTTGTTGAAAAAAATACAAAAGACATGGTAAATGGTTTATTTTTATTGAATCACAATCTCGGAATAGTGGGTGGAGAGCAAAAAGGTTTTTCTGATCATCCAGATGAAAGAAAAAAAAATAGATACTATGAACCAGATATAGTAGAATCCCTTAAAGCGGCTGCTTATAACATGTCTAGGATTGCAGCTAGACCGGTACAATCTACTATACAAAACACCGGATCTATTTTAGGGGAATTAATGGGTTTATTATCTTTAGGTAGTTTGGCTGCTGTATTGGGTCCGTTATTTGTAGGACCCTTTTTAAAGTGGTTTGATGAAAATTTTGGAACAAATTTAAAACAAACTTTAGACAAAGTAATGGCTCCTTTTAAAGGGCTAGAGTCCACTGTTGAACATATAGGAAAGTGGGCGTTTTTAATGATAACTCATCCAATGGAGGCTATTAAAACTTTGATGGAAGCTGTTACAGCTCTGGGTAAAGTAATGTGGGGTGCGGTTGAAATGGCTGGTAAAGTGGCTGGTGCGGGAGTTAAGGCAGTGGGTGCTGGAGTTAAGGCTATAGGTTCTATAGGAGCAAAAAAAACTGCAGAAATAGAAGCCAAGGCCGCAGCTGAAGCTAGTACTAGAATAGCAGCAGATGTTGCAGCAGCAGAAGCCAAAGTTGGTTCCAAGGTAATTGGAGAGGTTACTGCTAAAGTAGGTGGTGGTATGTTTTCAAAATTAGTAGGTGGTGCTTTTAAAAAACTTCCAATTGTGGGTTTTTTAATAAGTGCTGGTATAGGTATTAAAAAATTGTATGACGGAGATATTACCAGTGGAGTATTAAATTTTTTATCAGCAGGGGCGGGTTTATTGGATTTTGTGGTACCTGGTTTGGGCTTGGGTTTATCTTTGCTTATAGACGTATTTGATGCAAAGCTGGATATAGAATCTAACGGTGATGCTAGTAAAAAAAGTGGTTTAATTTCAAAAGTGTTTACAGATTTAAAAAATACAATATGGGATTCTATATTATCTTTTTTTAATTATGTAAGTGATACAGTCAAGGGATGGTTGGGTATTAAAGTTTCTAAGTCTCCAGAAAAACCAAAAATACTAGAAGAAAATGCTAAAAATTTATCTTCTAGTCCAGAAGTATCTAAGTCTTCATCTCCTGTATTAGAAAAATCACCCAGCACTTTAGCAGTTCCGTTGGATTACACTAATCCAGTATTGGATAAAAAAATGCAATATGATAAACAAGAACAAAAAACTTTTGAATATCAAAATCAACAAACTACATCTATATTAAAAGAATATATGGATGAAATGATGAAGGTCTTTAAAGAGTTTTCAGTTCCACCAACTGTTATTAGTAATGTAAGCAATTCTAAACCAGCACCGGCTGGTCCTATTCCAACTCAACGAGATGGAGTAAAGGATAGTAGAAATGATTACTATTCTAGACAAAGTTATCTCTATAGATCTGGATTTTAATTATGGCTTTTAATTTTTTCTACATAAAAACAAATAATACCAGTAAATTTTTAGGCAATGAGTCTATAAATTATCCAACCGCCGTAAAAACTGGCGACGGTATACTAGATGTACACGGAAGTTTTCGTTGGAAAAATACTGGCAATGTAGATGAAGTACCAAAAATTTGCCTCACAGAATATAAATTAAATTACGGAACATGGGTAGCAAATTTAACTCGATTGTGGACTAATATAACTTCTAATAATAGTAGTTCTATTAAAGGATTTTTATCCAAAGCTTCTTTTGGTGATCCATATCAAAATTTATACATAGGAGAACAAACTGGATTTTATTATAATTTACCTTATTTAAAAAACAGTGGTTCTATAAGAGGTGACGGCTTTTCTAATTCTTGGGGTGAAAAGAAAGGTTTAATGGAAACCATAGGTGACACATTTGCTCCTAACCTTAAGAAGTTAATAGATAATATAGGTGAAAATGTAATAGGTGGATTAACCGGTCAGGGTTGGGGAGCTGAGAAACTTTGGAAATATATAGAGTCTACAGCCAGAACAGTTACTATATCTTTTCCTCTTTACAATACATATTCTTTAAAAGAAGCTAATGATAATTTTAGTTTTGTAAGCTTATTGGCTTTTCAAAACATGAAAACAAGAACTTCTTATATGACCTTTTTGCCTCCAAAAGTTTATGTAGTAGATACCATGGATGATGGCGGCATATATATGCCCATTGCTTATATTGCAGATTTAAAAATAGAAAGTATAGGTACTTTAAGAAAAATGTCTGACTTCGGAACTGCGGCTGGTGGACTTAATACTACTGGATATCGAATGATACCAGAAGCTTATAAGGTTACCATAGTAATGAAGGAGTTGATACCAGAAAGTACTAATATTATGCAAGGGGTGCTGGGTCAAAATAAAGTTCAGGTTATAGGCTCTCCTCAAAGCATTACAGCAGCTACGCCAACCAGTAATCCGACTTATAATTTAGATAGTTTTGGATCAAATGGAACAGTTGGTGCTGGAATTAATGTAGGCTCTCCTACAGATACAGGTATTGTGTCGGTTACTAACAACAATGAAAATAATACAACAAAACCACAAACCTTTTTTAACCCTTTACAAGAAACCCCCAATTCATTTACTCCAGTAGGTAATATACCAGCAAATTATCAAACTGGCAGTTTTTCAATTCCAGGGGTGCCATCTCGAGAAGTCTTAGACATATTTAATAAAGCTGGTGACTCAGCGGCGATAGATGGTGGAATACCTTTTAAGCTTGACGTTACACAAACTAAACCAGATCAGGGTGAAGGTTCAACAACTTTTCAATATAGTGGATCCAAGGAGCAGATAGAATCTGTTAATAAACAACTTCAATCTCTACAATCATCTTCTTCTAAGTCTTCTAAGAAACCTCAAGATTCTAGTCCAGCAAATTTTAGTTTATTTCCCGGAATGTAAATAAAATATGAAACAAACAGATTTTTCAGATTTGCCTCAATTATCTCATTATAGATATGAAAATTTTTTTAATGTCTATATAGATCCAATTAATAATGAAAAATTTTATAATGTAATGAGATCTATTAATGTGTTTCCAGCAAATAACCAAAACATAGAGGATGAATATATTATTAAACCACACGACACTTGGTATAATATATCTTACAATTATTACAATACAGCTGATCTTTGGTGGTTAATTTGCACTTATAATCAAGTATTAGATGCCTCTAAATTGCCAGAATCTGGGACTAAAATTAAATTATTAAAATCCCAGTATGTTGGTTATATTTTGCAAGAATTAAATCAACAAGTAAATAGATAATATGGCTTCCAGAAACAAGGATGAAGATGAAGTAGAAGATCTTGATCTCGAAGATATTTTAGTTGAGGGTAAATTTTATCAAGGCAATGAAAACATCCTAAGAAAGGATGGTACTTTTAAATGGACAGATGAAATGATTGCAGACTTTAAACTCTGCAATAAAAGCATTTTACATTTTGCCGAAAATCACTTTTATATAGTTTCTCTAGACAGAGGTAAAGAAAAAATTGAATTATATAAATATCAAAAACGATTATTAAAAGCCTTCAAAGCAAATCGTTTTAATATAGTATTAAGTAGCAGACAATCTGGAAAAAGTACAACCATAACCATTTACGCTCTTTGGATAGTATGTTTTCAAAAAGATAAAAGAATTACTATAGTGGCCAATAAAGAAGCAATGGCTAAAGAAATATTTGCTAGAATTAAATTGGCATATGAACAATTACCCATTTATTTAAAACCCGCTATTAAATCCTGGAGAAAGGATGGTTTACAACTATCTAATGATTCTGAAATAAAAATTAGTACAACATCAGCTTCCTCTGCTCGTGGAAGTAGTAGTAATCTTCTTATTATTGACGAGATGGCTCACTGTCCTCAGGAGATCATGAAAGAACTCTGGAAGTCTGCTATCCCAATTATTACAGCCTCGGAGAAATCTCAAATTGTAGTTATCAGTACTCCAAATGGTACGGATAATAAATTCTACGAACTCTATCAAGAATCTCAGAAAAAAGATAGTGCTTGGAATTTAGAAAAAGTAGATTGGACAGATGTGCCGGGTAGAGACGAAACCTGGAAAAAAATGACCATGGATCTATTGGGTGGTAATGAGGATGACTTTAACCAAGAATATAATAATGTTTTTCATCCTCCTGGCAAATCTTTAATAGATGAAAAATTCCTAGCAGAATTAAAGGCACAATGTCCTCAACCCTTATTAGTAACAGATGAAGGTTGTTATAAAATATACGAATTGCCTAATCCAAATTCTTTTTATGTAGTTGGAGTAGATGTGGGAGAAGGTATAGGTAGATCTAATACAGTGGCTCAGGTATTTGATGTTTCTGATTTGCAAAATATTAAACAAGTAGCGACCTATGCTTCTAGTACTATCAATCCTTTTCATTTTGGTTCTAGACTATTAAACATTCTTATAGACTGGGGCAGACCTCCGGTGTTGGTGGAAAGTAATAATTATGGACAACAGGTATTAGACGTTTTACATCAAACTCATAACTATGAAAGTATAGTTTCTTATAACCCGGAAGGAAGCAGTAAACATTATAAAACAGATAATCGCAAAGGTATTTTTAATCACACCAATACTCGTTATAATGGTATTACTAGTTTTAGATATTGGTGTAATAGCTTAAAGGCCGTTAAATTTAATGATCCGGAAACTTTATTTGAACTTAATAACTTTGTTAGATTACCAAATTATACATTTAGTAAACGCACTGATAAAGATTTAGATGATAGAGTTTTTGGAAGTATTTGGGCTTTATTTATTTTAAATCCAAGTATAGTTACTTCTTATTTTTATGTACACGAGTATAATGATCAGGGATTGCCAAATAAAATAGTTTCCTTAGTAGATAACAAAGACCTGATAATAAAGAGCCCTTTACTACAAGGAACTGTGAGTAATATCATAAATAGTAGAAATAGACCTTCTAATGTTTCTCCGTTTTTAATATCTCCAAAAAATACAGGTTCTAAATCTTTACAAGATCAAGAATCTAGGGATTTATGGATGTGGCTCCACGGAACTGCATTTGGAGATTCTAATTTTGAAAAAAGAAAAATTCAATCAGAATCAGAAGTGGTTGAAGAATATCGACCTATAATTTTATTTTAAAATGAATCAAACTTTATTAAATCGTTCTCGCTTAGATAAATTTACTCTTTTGATGGATTTGCCTTTTGTTATGAAAGGTCAAGTGGATAATACTCTGCAATTAATGTATAAACCGGATGTTATTCAATTCACAGTTTTCGGTTCACCAGTTCCTAAAATAGAAATTCCATCTATTAAATTACCTTTTGGCGGACAACATATGCATGTTACCAGCGGCGGTAGATCTGATTACGGTCCATTAACTTTAAGATTTTTATTAGATAATAGTTATCAAGGATATTGGATTTTGTGGAAATGGTTGAATTTGTTTAATGATTATCAAAATAGTGATTCAGATATTAATCATGTAACTAGTTTACCACAAGATCCAAAAATTGTTATGAATAATCCTTTTTCTAATTATGTAACAACTTTTGAATTAAATGCCTTGGATGAATATAATAATAAAATAATAAATTTTAAATACAATGGATGCTTCATAACTTCTTTGAGTGAAATTTCTTTTTCACATCAAGATGAATCTTTAATCACATGTTCGGCTTCATTTGCTTATAATCAATTACATGTAAACCTAATAACAGATCAAAATAAAATTATTTAATTAATATGGCATCCTCTAAAAACATTTCTATCCCCTCTCGATTTGTTTATCAAATCGGGCAGGACATGTTTTGGGTTGAAGTGTGGATGTATAATTTTTTATCCAATTATCCTCCTATACAAATTCCTTTCTTTTTTATTAATCAATTAGTTATACAAGAAACTTTAATAGATTGGAATGTTAGGGGATATTTAATATTAGAAAATGATTATGAAACTTTTGAAAGAGGAGCAGGTTCTTATGTTTCTTCTTCAAACGGAACTAATAATTCAACTCAGATTAAAGCTCCTTTTCTTTTTCGGACAGATGGAAGAAATAAAATTAGTGTAAAAATATATCCATACACTGAAACAGAAAATAATATAGGTGATAATTTAGATCCTGCTTGGTGGCAAATGTGCTTTGATTTTGTTATATATGATATACAGGATACTCCGGGCCAAGACCCAACCAAAAAACTAAAAACTTTATATTTTAAGGATGAAAGACATCAAGTTTTTTCAGAACGAAATATAGAATGGTCTACTTCTATAAATGCCAAAATAGGAGCCAAGGATTCAGAGAGGACTATGTACGGCAATGATGCTTTGCAAAGTTTAATCAATCAGGCCTGTATAATTGGTGGAGATTCTAAAAAAACTCTGAATATAGGTTATGACAAAGATGCTAGTATAGATAAACCTAACATACCTCTTAATGTTTTTGACACCAAACAATGGGCTGCAGCTCCAGGTGATCCGTCTTCAAAAATATTTTACACTTCTCCGGCCCATCACAATGTTTTAAATGATATAGAATATCTTTTAACCAACTCCAAAGCTTCAGACGGGAGTCCGGTGATTTTAGAATTTGGTAGATGGGAGGGTGATAAAAGTTGGAAATTAATTCCATTGTCTTTTTATTTTAAAAATTCTCAACAAAATCAAATAGAAAGACTTTTAATAGATGATGGAATGGATTTTACCAATTCGCCTCCAGCTATTCCTCGAGCAGAATTTACTACAAGTTCTGCTATACACAATTTTACTTCCGGCATAGCTTCTACCATTTCAAATTATCATTATGTACCAATGGTGCCTATGGATGATCAGCTTATATGCAATTCACCTTTGTTCAATTATGATTTTTCTAAATCTTTATATAACATTTATTTTAACAAAAATAAAATTTCAGAAGTTTTAAACTCCACAGCTAAAATGGCTCAAAATGGATTATTTAATTTTAAACAAAATCAAAGTAATCAAATTTTATTAAATGTTAATAAAACAAAATCTTCTGGTTTAATGACTCGAAATTTTTACACTCCTCAAAGTTTTTTTCTACAAGATTATCCACAATTGAAGATGATTAAAGATTTAGTGTTTTTAGGAGGTGGCATTTATTTTCAAGTTCCAGGATTAACCTTTAGAACTCCTGGAAAATTTATCTTTATAGATAGAATGGCGGCTGGAGATAAAAATGCTTTTGATGATAAGTTTTTGGGACAATGGATGCTTACTAAAGTAACACATTCATTTACTAAAAATGGTTATATTAATGATGTCATGGCTACTAAAATAGATGCTTTTTCAAAAATATATCCAGACCAAGACACTTCTTATTAAATATTTTCATGGACAAAGACTCTCTACTTAAAAGAATAGAAGAAATAAAAAAATCAGTCCCTCACAATTCTTATCCTTCTACTACAGAAATGATAAAAAATGTGGCTCAAAGTATAGTCAAAAATACAGAAAGTGTATTAGGAGGTAACAGTTTAACCATTACAGAAAGAGAAGCTCAATCTCGTTTAAATATATGCAAAACTTGTTCTTTTTTTGATTCTGTTCAAGAAAGATGTACTAAATGTGGATGTAAGATGGCTGTTAAAACTTATTTAAAAGCCGAGAAATGTCCTGTAGGAAAGTGGTAAAAATATATGGCTACTCAAATTACTAATTGTTCCGGGACAGCCAGCAATCCCTTGTCAGAATTAGGATCTAATGTTGGAGATAATTCTATTCCTAATATGCAAACTCAAACTGGTTTGCCACAAATAGCTCTTTCTGTGTTGTATAACAATGGAGCCGGAAAAAATTTAAATCAATATGCGGGTTATTTGTATATATTAATTCACGGTTGGGGAGCTTTGGATAAATCTTTTAGTTATCATACAGTATTTGCTCCTTATGTGGTAACCAAAGAAACCTATAACGATTTTATAGATAAAAGTGCCGGAATATTATACAATTGTGGTCTTTTAGATTTGTGCAAAAGAACCTGTCCAGCTGGCAAAAACGGACAATTAAATGATTTGGGGCGATTGGGTTTGTTTAGCAGACTAACTGGTTTTCAGGTTACCAACCCAATTACTGGACCGGCTATTCAGTTACCCCCCAGTTCTAAGGATACCTTAGATGTTCAGCATAGTGGTTTTGTAGATGGTTTACAGTCTTTTTGTGAAAGTATTAACACCCATGCTTACTTAAAATGTTTTGCCGTTGGTTCCTATGGAGGGTTTCAAGAAGCAATTCATAGTATTACAAATACTGTTCATGATTTTTATGATGCTATGTTTGATCTGTATCAAGATATGCAACTTTTAATGATACAGGCTCAGATGATGATACAACAATATATAGCAGATTTACAATTTTTTTTGACTAATAGATTTTTACAAGGTAAAATTGGTTTGTTTTTGTCTTTAATTTGTTTAGTTTTAAGCACTGTACAAACTGTAATAGATGATGTGGCTTTCTTTGGTTCTTTGTTTGATGGTTCAGACAATTTATTTGCCGTATTGAACTCAGTTCAAACAGTAGTTAACTTTGGAGCCCAAGCTATAGAATACATTTATAACCCCATAACAGCGGGTTTACCAGCTTTGTTTCCTAAAGAGGCCAAACAACTAGTTGATTTTGTAAACAAATTAGGAGATGTGCCTTCCAATTATCTCGGTATTCTTTTAAAACATTTTTCCTTTGGTAAGGCTATGCATAATAAAGGCATAGCCATTGCTAATACTATCATACAACATTATGGTTTGGGTTCTCAATTAGGTGATTTAAACCCAATGTTACAGTCTTTTGGTTGTGTAGTTCCGAGTGGAAATTGGCACCGTACTAATCCACCAGTTATTAAAGGTCCTATCACCTTTAAACCACCTAAAGTGCCTTACAATTTAAGAACCAGGGTTCAAGTGGATCCTTATAGCCTATCCAGTATATGGCAAATGGTTAAAAAAGATTTTTCAAATCTTACAACTGACGGTGGAGTTTTGGAGAAAGATTTATCATTAATTAGAAATCAGTTAACAAAACAATTTGACGGCACTGCTAATAATATAACTGGATAATTTTATGATAGAACCTGTTTATGGTAATCACATAGGAATAGTTATTAATTCAAATCCAGATCCGGAAGGTCGTGGAAGAGTACAGATTTTTGTTCCACATCTTTCTACCACTCTTTATCAAGGATGGAATCAAGATGCTAAAGATGTAACTTTGACTCAAGGAAGCTTGGCTGGTATTAGCACCAATATTTTACAAAGGCTACAACAAAATCTTCCATGGGCTGAATGTGCCTTTCCGTTATTTGGAACCGGAGGAACTACTTATGGTGATGTTTCTACCAAGGAAACTAGGCCTTCTAATAGTTCTGTAATAGCTGTTGAGGAAAGGACTTCACCTGGACACACTTCTGATTTGAATCAAAAATCTGGACCAACTATTCCTGGAGTTTCAGATTCATCTGTTTTGAGTAGTGGTTCATCTTCTACGTCTCAATCTTTGCAATCACCAATAAATAACGTATCCATAGATGATTTAACACCCAACGAGGTATTATATGCCATGAGAATATCTGCTACAGAAACTGGAGCTGGAATTGGTTCTGGCTCTGATATAGCAAATAAAAACTATGCAGAAACTCAAGCCAGTGATTTTAAAACAAATTTATTAAATTCTTTCTTAAATAACAAAGCAACACCAGGTGCAATAAATGCTGATGGTTCTTTAAACTTGGAGGTAATACAAAGCAAATATTTAAAGGTAATAGATATTAGTTATTCTCAATCAAATTTGACAAATGTTGAAGAATACAATTTACCATATTTAAATAATGGTTCTTATCAAGATCAAATATTTTCTGTAGCGTATTTAATTAGAAAAAGATATCCGTCTGCAGTATCTCTCATAAATTCTAAAGATTTTAATACAGCAGATTCTATTATAAGTCCTTTTTATCATGGTTTAAAAAACCAACCAAAAAGTGCTAAACTGTTAGAAACTAATATTAAAAATCAATTTAATGGTGATGTGTTAGCTGCTTTACAAAATATAAATTCTTCTTTAGCTCCCACCAAGCCATTTGCTCAATGGTGGACAGATAATGGAGGCACTTACCAAACTGCTGGGGTGGACACAAACAAACAAACTAATCCGAGCTACAATCCTAAACAAAATACATTAGACTCCACAACTCCTTTGCCCGGAATAGATATGAGACATCCAAATGGAATGAATTCTACTCCCCTAGCTGGTACTTTTGTTTGGTGTTTCTTTTTAGGAGGAGATATACAAAAACCAGTTTATTTTGCTGGTGTCAAAGAAAAATTTGCCAATGCAAGAACCTCTACAATACCTTCACCTGTATAGCTCTTTAACTAATTTACCTAATTATAAAATATGTCAGACGTAGCAGACGGCAATAATATTCAAAAGACAGATCAAATTAAAGGATCTTCCGGTCATTTATTTTTTAATGCCACAAAAATAGAAACTGGATACGGTCCTGATATTGTAGAAGACCATTCTTTTGTTCAATTGGCTCATAACGATCATGCTCAGATTAGTTTACAAGCTGGTGGCAAAATCAGAACAGATGCCATGTCTGATATGTCTATAAATGTTCATCGTAACATGTTTGAGAACATATTAGGTGATAGTAAGGTTTCTATAGGCAGAGATCAAACTGTAACAGTGGAAGGTGCCCTTAATATAACTGTCGGAAGATATGGCTCAGACGAAAAGGATGCAGAAAAAAAATTACAGAAGCTGGCAAAAGAAATACAAACTCAATCCATAGCCACAGCCAAAGCTACCACCAATAATCGTATACCCTGCAAAATATGTAATAGTAAAGTTTTGGTTCAACCATCTGCTTTAAAGGCAGAAATTTCAGCATCTCAAGCTATTAGAGTAATGGAAGATACTGGTCTTGGTTCTAGATTTAAATCAATAGCAGATAAATTGCTAAGGATTCTTCAGGCTGTTCCTAAAATGTTTAATATAAAAACTACAGCCAGTTTTTACACCAAAACCAAATCATGTGGTTCACCGGGTTGTATTAATCACACTGTAGAAGACTTGAATGCTTCATTAAATGTTTACAACAAAACTGCTACGTCTTTATTAGAAGAAAATAAAACTTTAATAGAAGAATTACATCAAAAACTAGGCAAAGGAACTGGTGGTTTAACTTTGGTTACCAAAGGAGCTTGTCTTATTAGTACCGGATTGGTTAAGAATGAAGCTAATACTCATTTTAATAAAGGCAACCATACTTTAGGGCTTGGATTGCAACAGGATCCGTCCGGAATGGGTCTGGGTGGGGTTTTGAGTTCTAAAGGTTCTCCTTCTAGAATGATTCAAGTAAAAACTCCTAAATTTACGGAATCTGACATGTTTTTAAATGCTTCTGGAAAATTTACAGTCAATGCTGGAGCAGACGGAATATTGCTAGAAACAAACGGTCCTTTACAAGCTCTTGGATCTAGTGTAGAAATACATTCCACAGACGGTGAGGCTCATTTTTCTTCTGGTAATTTAACTGTAATAAGTGGAGCAACGGTTAAAGTTCAGGCAGATATGAAGACCGGTGAGACTGGTATTATTTTAGAATCAAAAAGTGTACATGCCACTGGAAGACTTTCAGCTCAGGGTGATCTTATAGTTCGGGGTGGGGCTCATTTCGACGGAGCAGTATCTGTACCTTTCCTACAAGTTCCTTCTTGTGAACAAAATGTTAGAGAATCTAAACCTCCACAAATGGTTACTGGTCCGGCCTCTTGGATGCCTAAAAATACTATTTTAAATACTATACAAGAAGTTAATGACAACCTCACAACTTTGGCTGCAGATCCTTTTTATTTATGCACTCCTACAAACTTACAAGAATATATTAAAAAATGGTATGGACTTTTTATAGGGTCTATACCCCTGGAAATGACCGTAACTGGTTGGGCTATAGCTTTATCCTACGGGGTGAATGGTGGGGGACCAATGGTTAGCAAAGGACTTTGGAAAACTGGTCTTATTCCTGTATTAAACTATCCTCACAATCATGAAAAATATAATGAATATCACGGTGGCTCCGTAACCATGCCTTTATTTGGGTCCCATGATTTATCAGAAGGGCGTTCTGCAGCTGGTGTACATGGTAGTCATATACCATTACCACCACCTATCAATTCACCTATAGGCATGAGACCAGGTAAAATTAGTCAGCCAGGTCCTTGTGGAGGAGGTGGGATTTTTGTTAAAAATAGAAATTTAGATTATGGTACAGATGCTTTAGATCCATTTAATGGATTAAATTATGTAGATAGAGGAACCAATAACGGACTAAACATGTATAACAATACACCAGAATTTTCTAATTACAAATATGGAATACTCCCGTCTTTATCTGGTTCTAATGTAGGTAATAACAACTCTACAGACTGTACATAGTATAATCTGGTATTGGGTCTGTTATGGACATAATAGCCATGGTTTGTTTAGAATCACCTGAGATAAATGAATCTTTGGTTTCTATATCAATTCCCAAAGCAGTTGACAAATATTCTTTTTGATCTGGATAATATCTTATTACTTTATAATTCATATCAACAGTTTCTATTCTGCCAGGTAATCCAGGAGGAAAGGGAGGACTAATCATTACACCATCTTCATAAACCGCATCTTTGGCTGGTGGAGCCGGTGCATCTGGATCGTCTCTTTCTGCTATATTATAGGGATTATATATATTTTTTGTTTCGTCCTCTTCTTTATATCCTCTCAAATAACGATACACGTAATAATATTTAATATTATCATTTTCTTGATTGGAATCTTGATGAGGAGCTTCAGATATTACTTTACCTTTGTACTGAGAAAGTTGAGTTTGTGGAACAATTATTACTTCTTGTGCTGGGTCTTTTTCAACAATTTCTTGATATAAAAACAAATAAAACATTCCAGCAAATTCTAAGTAACAAGCCCTGGCTTTCCATGGTAGAGCTACTCTGCTAGGAGTTGTGCTTAAAACCACTTCCGGAATTTCCAGATAATTTGTTTTTAAATATTTGATAAATGCATCTGCATGATTTTTTAACGCTGCATCTTTTTGTTTGTCAAAAATACTTTTTATTTCTGCTGCGGTTGGAGGTTTAAAATTTTGTCCCTGTGGAATACTATCATAGTTTATCATTCCATTTTGATCAAAAGTTATACCTTGTAATACAGAAGAAGATGGAATAGGATCTCCATTAGAATCACATATTTGTCCAGAATTGTTAATATAAGAAGCTATCGGGGATACGTTTTTTAAAAAAGAACTAATCAATGGTAGTACTTCTTGAAACATACCTTGTATGGCTGCGCCCAAAGACCATCTCGGATCACCTAACATAGCATAAGGTGCTAAATCAGGTAAAAAACTTTTAGGATCTATATCATGATTTAATTGAGCTATTTTAGTACTATCAAAGTTAGGATCTTTTTTATAAGATTCTCCTAATTTAGCTAAAAAAGAACGTTGATCTTTAGGTAAAACAGAACCATCAGCACCTTGAGCATTTGCCAAACTTTCCGGAAAATTGGAATCTGGGTAGATTACATTTATTTCTGATACATGCGGCACACCCATAGCATGTTTGGATTGAATATCTGCTTGTAAATAATCTTTTACAGTAGAAGAAGGAGAGAGAATGGATGTACCATCTAATCTTTTATTAAGAGTGCCTGGATAATACTCTTGTGAAGGACCATTATCAAAATTGGTATATGTATCTGTATTGCCTTCTGTTGCTACATAATTAGTAGTAGCTATTGGATTGCCTTTTTCATCATAGGTTATTGTAGTAGAAATTAATTTATTCATTGTAATTAATCTGATTCTTCTTCATCTTCGCTATTATCTTCTAGATCTAAAAAATTAGTTTGTTGTTGTTGGAGAAATATGGTTTTTAAAAATTCCATTATAGCATCTCTGTCTCTGGAATTGTTAGCGTGCTGAACAATTATTCGTTCACCTTTTGTATCATATCCAAATAAAATATAACTATCTAGATATTCTGTAATGACCGATTTCAACAATAAATAATCTCTTTCTTGAATATTGTTTTGGGTTTGATTTTCTTTTACCCAAACATCCAAAGATTTTTGAAGCTCTGCGTCGTTAATGGAATTGAATATATTATTACGCACTTCTTCCAAAACTGCAGCTGTCGCGGTTGGATCCATGCCAGACAAAGAAGGGACGGCCACAGAAATATGTAGCCGACCCTTTTTATTATTTTCTGGTTGAGGATTTTTGTCAGTATTATCTTTAGGCGAGGGTTTCTTGCGTGAAGCCATATGTAGAAGACTTATTGTTGATACCAAATTTAACAAGGTATTCAATAATTACCTCAATGGAACTGGTTTTAATTTTAAACCGTTCTGGTACATACTGACCTCCGTCATAAATCTCAAAATATTCTTCACCCAATTCTCTATGATTATTGTAACAAGTTACCAATACAGATGCAACTCCCGGGTCTACAATAGCTGTCCAAGATCTCGGATCACCTTGTGAATATTCTGCAAAGAGCTTATCTGCAATGTATCCACTATCTCGTAGACGCTTGATGAAGTAACTGATTGTTGTTATTTTATTTTTTGCCATATGTTTTGTTTGTTATTTTACTAATGCTGAAATGATATATTTTAATTCTACGTCTTCTTCTTCTTTGTTTTGAAATACAAAGACTTTATATTGTGTATTAAGTCTTACTTTAATTTCTGATCTACAATGAGCTAGATTCTTAAAGACTTCCATACTCAAAGGAACGGGTTCGTCTATAGAATCACCGGTAAAAGAAGGAGCGACTACCATATTAATGTGATCTACATTTTGTAATGTTTTGTCATTAATTTCTGCCATTACTCTGTCTTCTTTTGTAGAAAAATAAATCTTAGTAAGATCTGAAGCAAAGGCATAACCAGACATTAACTGTTTAATTTTGCTTGTGTTAATAAAAAATTCTGTATCAAATTTAAGAGATGCAATTTTATTAATATTAACTGGTGCTTCCTTGACCACACTATCATCCACTAAATGATATTTAAAAAAGGTTTTTTCTCGAGTATCATGATCTATGTTTTGGCATTTGATGAAATTATCTTCATTTTCTATAGAAAATTCCCCATTGTCACCTAAACATTCTAAACCTGATAGTAATTTTTTAATACTAATCAAATTTAACCGAACACTAGACGAGATAGAATTTGGTAATTTGGCTTTAGCATATAAAATAACTGTACTATCTATTGAAGAACACACTGTGTACAAAGAATCTTCATTAGCATTCAAAACACAGCTTTCCGTCAAACGATTTACTGGTTTGAGTAACTTCTCTAAATAACTTTTAGGAAGAGGAATAAAAGCCATTGTTATTTTGAAGAGTTAATTTTTTCTTTCTCGGTAATGTGATTGAAAACTTTGCCTAACATTCCAGATATTTTACTAAATGTAGCATCTATCTTTAAAAGTGTTGATTTAATGGTTTTAATATCTTCACTCAATTCTGATAAAGTACTATTACTCACAATTGCTGGTGCTTGATGAGGCAAAGATGCTGAAGAAGCATATGATGAAGACTGTGGAATTGGTTGGGTATTTTTATCAACTAAACTCACACTAACATCCGGAGCCATGTTTTGAACTATCTGTTCTGGGATGTATCCTTTATTAACTGGATCAAAGGTATTGGCTCGTGGTGGTGGCCCACCTTTCAACGGTGCTATAAAACTATTGATATCTATCCTGTTAGCTGGTTGGGATCTATCACTAGTAATACTGTCTACGTGCTTAAGATGTCCGCCAACCATGCTAGCTAGCATGGCGGCGTCTCTATCAAATTCTTTTTCTGAAATCATATTACTTTAAATCTCTACCAGCATTAATAACGGACACTGCTATAGAAGAATGAATACTCTCATAGTGATTAACAATGACCAGATAATCTTTGATGCGATTATCTAAATCTTTGTCTAATTCAACTGCAACTTTACGAACCATGTCTTCAACAAAAACTGGATTTTCATACATCAATTCTGTTTGATAAGCTTCATCAACTCTCTTCAAAGCATTGACAATTGGTGCTGACGAACTTTTCTCCACTGCTGTAATCAGTTCTTCGAGCCAGTACACTTCTCCGTCTGTGCCTACATTAGCTAATTCAACGGTAACATCTGCATAAGACTGCTGATTATGTGCTCCATAATCTGAGATTTCTTTAGAACATGGACAAAGAGAAGCATAAAGAACGTTACCATGAAGATAAAATTTCTTTTCTCCATTTACTAAACGTCCTTCTAAAGAACCTTGATAATCCATGTGAGAGACTACTTTTGAAACCGGAGCTTCCTTCTTGAGAAAGTAATCAAATTTAATCTTAATATAAGCATTTTGACTCTTAAGACGATTCTTGCACTCATCCAAAAGAATGTTCATCACTTCATCAATACGATGGGTTTTATTAGCAAGAACTTCCTCTACTAGAATACGATAACGACTCATATTAGTACCCTTAACCTCTGGGGTGAGATCTGTATACATACTAATAATGGCTTTGGTTGGATTAATGGTTCCGTCTTTGCGAACAATTTCCATAGGAACAACAATATTACGAGATCCTACCTTGGGAATATACTTCTTAGGAAAGCCGTCTAATGTGTTTTGGATGTCGGGAATATCAGCGTTAGTTTTAATGCGTGGCATATTTTTATTTGGTTTTTTGTTATTATATTTTAAAGTAAACTTTTGTCTCCAAGAATTAAAGATCCTTGAGAATGTCTTTGATGCGGCTGTCAACTGGAATTTCATCTTCATCTTCTGAAACGACTGTTGCTTTTTGTGGAGTTGTTTTGGCTACAGATGCTGGTACAAATGAATCTTCTTCATCTTCTTCCACTGCTACAGATTTTGTAGGTGCACTAGCTGATTCAGTTTGTCCGAGGAAGTGAATATTAAGAGCCTTGGCTACCTCTTCATAAGATTTATGTTCAAAAATAGTATCTAATGATTTGACCGAATCATAAACTGTGTCTAAATCTGGGTCTCCTTCTAATGAGGAGGGTGAGGTAAATTTAGAAGCCACATATGTAGGATATCCTCCTTCATTGGTTTCTACCTTGATACGAAGATTGCATCCTCTTTCAGAAAGGTCAAAAATTTTCATGCCCAAATCATCTGCGTCATCTCCTGAAATAGCTGATGTGATAATCTTATCCAATTGTTTTCCAAAACGAAGAATCTTAACCTGGCCTTGATTCTCTGGATTGGTGGGGTCTTTAATGACGTAAACATTGGCAAGCCAATTTTCATTACGTTTGATGGGTTTAATACGTTCAATTTCTGCTTTGTCTTGATTGCGGTAAATCTTAGAACGATACTCATCAATAGGACAACGTTCTCCATATGTGGCTGGACACAAGCAAGAAACCAGTTCATTGGTTACTACACTATTCCAAAGGTGATGATAATAGTGAAACAAGGTTCTTTCTGGATTTGCTAGATTCGGAATAAGACGAACAAGGTATGTCTTACCAATTTCTAGCTTCATAAAATCTTTAAAGCTACCTCCTTCACCGGAGGTCTTTTTTGTGAGGGCTTCTTTAATGGATTCGAATAGGTTGGCGGTGTATTTCATGGTTTTGTTTTAGTTTGGTTTAATATTAACTGATTGTTTGGTTTGATTCAACGTATGTTTTATAAATTGTTCAATTGTTCGTGTTCCTTCTTTAACTAATGTTTTAGTTTTAGAAGAAAGATGGTATCTATTACGAAAAGCAAAAAAATTGTCTGCAATGTTAGTATCCCATACTGCATTGATAGTCTGTTCATGTAATGTAGAAAAGTTTAATAATTCCATTAAACAATACGGGTTAATAGATTTGGTTCTATAATGCTCCAACCATGCCGGGCCGTTACCTATTTTGAAATTAATATAATGTTCCAATAAAATTTGATTGTTTAAACAAAACTTAGTTATGAATCCTAAACCCTCTTTGATGGAGTCTAATTGTTTTTCTGGAGACTGATCTAATTTTTGTTTTTGTGCTAAAGAATAATTTTTAATAGCTGCTCTTCCTATAAAAAATTTTAAAGGAGGTGTAGGTTCTTCGGGGTGTAAAATTTTAGAAGCACTGAAAAAATCATCCATGTTTATATGTTTAAACTTGGAAAAAAATAAGGACAATTTCTGCAAATACAAAAGAGTAGAAGAAGGAATATCTGAAAAATCTTTGCGTGGTTTCCAGGCTTCACCGTTGCGAAAATGCTTAAGGTGACAATTGTAAATTTGTTGTTCTAATGAAGAAATGCTCAAGATTCTAACTTGGTTTGTTGTTTTTGTTTAAATCTAAAAATTTTCTTATAGATATTAGGAGTAAGGCTCAAATATGTTTTAATAATGGTTTGAAGATTGTGGTCACCTAACAATCCGAAATATATTTTTTGCGTCTTTTTATCTTCAATTAAAATTTTTAAAAAGTTAAGAAAGTTTAACTTCTTTCCTCGGGAAATGCAAACAAAAGAACCGAATTTTAAAGTAATATTTTCAAATTCTGTTAGATCCGACATTTCTGAAGGATTCATTAAATCTTCTATTTGTTGGGAGGAAGTAATAATCATGAACTATCTATTTACCGGGACTAGGTTTTTTGTAACCTCCATAAACAAAGGAGTGATAATTCCTCCACCAGCATGGACGTGTCCACCACCATCACAAATTTTTTCTGCAAAGTTTCCTACATTAATAGGATCTTCTTTTGTGTATTGTCTAATGCTTACCTTTTCTGATTTGCTGTTAATGAAAAAGAAAACATCCGGACGATGCCGTTGCATCAAAATGTCATTTGTAATATTAGAAAAATTTTCAGACATAATGGCCAATGTTTTCTTTTTCTTATTACCAAAATTAATATAACCTTCAAAGGTGGGTGTTTTGTCAGCTTCGTTGGTTGCTTCTTTTTTGATAAAATTAATAGCTTTTTTTTGTTCTACAGAAAATCCTTTGAATCCTGAAAAATAATCTTTGATAAATTTTGAAAAATTGTTTTTGTATTCTGACCAAAAAAGAATATTTAAGTCATAAGATTCTGGAATTTCTAAGCGATAACAATCATAATCATCCGCCAAGGCTATAAGTGTTTTTTGTGAATCTGAGCGTGCTTGAAAATTTTCTCCTTTAAAGATTTGAGCCATCAATAAAGCATTAGATGAAATAACTTTATGAATAATTTTTGCTTTATTAAATCTTGGTATGAAATCTACCGATGAATCGTGATGGTCTATAAAAGTAATATTAGACCTGTCCAAATCTGGTAAGAATTCTTCTCTCAAAGATAAATCTAAAATAAAAGTTTGACAAGGTTTATTGATTTTTTCTAAAGACTTTTTAATGTTATCAATCTGTAGGTTGTTGACACTGTCATAAGTGATGGTGTCCTCTGGCAAAGCCCATAATAATGTTAATAAGCTAACTGCTCCGTCTAAATCTTTATGAGTATATGCGTGATAACAAGCCATTTGTTTAAATTAATAACTAATTATACCAATCATTGCTATATTATGCGGACGAGTTTCTGAAGCTGATCGAGCATTATTATTCGTAGCATTGTCTGATAATTTAGAAGAATACGCATTGACTGCTCCGATAGAAGTATGGCCTTGCGGACATTCTCCGCCGTATCCCCATCCAGAAGAACCATAAGCTGTACTCCAACCTGCATACCACATCATACCATCTGCATGACTATGATCTTGGACTGCATCAGATTGAATTGATCCCATCGTTCTACCAGAGTCTATGCCTCTACCGTGATCCCATCCTCTAATAAATTCTCCTCGTAGATCTGGTATACAAAAATTAGAACCACCGCCGCCGTACGTATACCCTATGGCTGCAAATAAATCTGTATATAAAGGATCAGAAATACTTAAACTTCTGCCATTACATTCTAAAAATCCAGTTGGTGTATTTAAAGCTGCTGTGAAAAATATAGCACCAACTGGAAATATTAATTTTTTAATACTTTGAAGTGTGGTTGTATAAGTCGAATTGCTGTGATTTATAAGCAATAAATCTGTCACAAGTGGAGTTGTGGTGGAAGGAAATTCTGAAATTTTTTTATTAGCCATAACTTATTTATTCTTCGTCTAAAGATTCTATTATTCTAATAGTATCAGACACACTATTTACATTTCCGTTAGAACCTGGCAACTGTTTTTTAGGGACAGTAAAAGACTTAGAAACGTCATCTGGATCTTTCAACGATAAAGTAGGATAATCAATTTCTAAAATAGTATGACATTCTCTAGGTCCAAATCGATTCTTGGTAATACCTAAATGAATAATACCTAATTCAAAATCTTCTTCTTCTGTCCAAATAGGAAATTGACAATCTGCGGTATGAGAAAGACCCATGGATTCACTGGTAGTCTCTAGACCCGGATTAGATTCATTGTATGCTGACCGATTAGTTTGAGTGGCTGTAATTAAAGGACAACTGAAATAATAAGTTAATGCTCTAATCTGTTCTGTAATTTGTTTAATAGATTCATAAGAATTCATTCCCTTTTCCGGAGGTGCTAATAGGTTAAGATAATCTAAAACAATGATATCTGGCTTAATTCCCTTACGTACTAAACGGTCTAGGAATGATTTAATCTGTAAAGGTGTTACAGACTTAGGAGGAAATTCTTTAATGATTAATTTAGACATTTTGTGCTGAATCTTATATTTTTCTATGCTTTGTTTAAGTGGTTCAATTTGCATAGACAATTCATTCATGGCTATTTTAGAAAGCTGTGAACTTATGCGTTTGGCATATACTTGTTCAGACATTTCCAAAGAAATTAACACTACAGTTTTATTTTGATTTAAAATGTTAGTAGCGATATTGCCGAGGAAGATAGACTTACCTACATTAGTTACTCCGTAAAATACATACAAAGCTCTGCCTGCTGCCATAAACCCCCCTCCAATTCTTTCATCTAACCACTTCCACCCTGAAGGAATAACATCAAACACTTTTTGTAAATCTTCACAATGTTCATCTATGCCTTCTAAATAATCAAATCCATAATTTTCTACTAGATTAATGCTGCAAGCTTCCTCAAAATCTTGCAATATTTTGGCTGTATTAATTTCACCAGATTGTACATCTATATTGGTTTTTAATACAGTGCTATACACTGCTTTTTCTCTAAAGAATCTTTCTGAATTTTTTAATAAAACTTCTTTATCATAAGATTTGTCTATGCTATCAAAACCTAAAGCTACTTGCTTCAAAGCATTACGCTTTTCTGCATCTACCATATGTACTTTAAGTTCTGTAATATTTGGTATCTTATGATAATTGGCATAATATTCCGACAATGATTCAAATACTGAGCGAATGTTTTTGTCTTCAAAGAAACTTGGCTTGGCGTGTTCTATAATACTTTCCAAATATATTGGATCTATTAAAGCATTATAAATGATAAGCTTTTCAAAGAGAGCTAGGTCTATCGGAAGAGAAGACTTCATTATAAAATTATAAAGGCTATTGACGTTAAAATCAATAGCCTTTAATTAAGTGTTACACTTTAAATTTATTTTGATAAATCAATATAAATTGCTGAATTTTCAGCATGTTCCCACACTTCAACTTTTTCCACCCAACACCTATAACCATACTTGTCTGAAAGATATTGCCTAGCTGCATTGTAACACCACTCTGCTGTTTTTTCAATTCCTACACCTGACATGACTCGAAGGTCACACCCTCCATTATCATGCAATTGAATAAAAGATGGTAACAAAGGATCATCTTCTGCAATACATAACGTATGATCAAATTGTTTTTGCAAAATAGCCTTAAGATCTTTAAGACCACCGAAGTCTACTGCCCAATTTTTATCATCTAATTTAGAACAACCAAACCAAAATTTTGCTTTAAGTTCGTAGCCATGAACATATGAACACCTTTTAGAATTTGGTCCTGCATCTAATCTTTCGTTGTCTAAACCTGCCCGCCATTGTCGAAAGGCACAGCTGCCTAATTTAATAATCTTTGTCGATTCAAACATATTATTTCCTCTTAATGGTTTTAGTAATGGTGGTTGTTTTACGAATAGTCACATTACCTTTCTTTATAGACTTGACTCGTCGTTGTGTAATTTTTTTAGTCATGTTCTTCTTCAGAAGTATCTTCTTCTAAGTCTGTAACTTCAACACTCTCTTTGCGGTATTTAAGCTGTTCTTGCAAACATTTTTCAATCTCCGGAAGAATTTTATTCCAAGTTTCTTCGTCTTTTCGCCAGGTCTTGTAATAACCTAGTTTAGTACCGTCTTTAAGAGAATAAGTTGCTCCGTTTTGAACCACTACCCCATATCCCAAGGCCATTTCTAATAACCCAGAATATTTTGCTAGACCGTCTCTAAAATTGAGATACATTTCTGTTTCAAGAAATGGTGGAACAATGCGATTTTTAATAGTTAGTGCTCTAAGAGTTACTCCATTAACATCTTTAGCCATAGGAATAATTTCATCAGATGCTTCTTTGCTTTGATTGGTGCCAGTGGTTCTTTCATTCTTAACTGCCATTTGAACCAAAACAGAAGACATATACAACGGACCAGAACCTCCAGATTGTTGCTTTACAACACCTGGAAACATTTCTGTAGGATTTGTATAAATATGATTACTAAACACAATAGGAACATCTGCTTTTGCTGCTTTATGAGTTAATACACGAAGCATGCTCTTTAATCCTTTGGCTCGAGCACCCATATCCATAGCTTCTTTGCCGGCTGTAACATCTGCCATTTCTTTTGTTGAAACCAAATTGCCTAAAGAATCAATAGAAATAATAAATTGACTTTTAAGCTTCTTTTCAATGACTGTATCTAAAAATTGACTTACTTGATTGCGACATTGTTCTACGGTTTCTACGGGACAATATTTTACTTTAGACGGATCCATACCCATATTAGTAGCAGATTGTGCATCTACAGCATTTTCCGTATCAAAGACAACAACATATCGACCTTGCTTTTGTGCATTAGCTAAGATCTTGTTAATGATGTAAGTCTTACCACAACTAGTAGGACCACTAAAGCCAATGATGCGACCACTAGGAATTCCTTTATACAAAGAACCACCAATGATAGCATTTAAAGCCATTGAACCAGTGTCTATAAAACTACTAACATTAGACAATGTATTATTATCTAAAAAAGAAGCTTCTGGATTCAGAGAATCTAAAACTTTAAAAGCAGACATTACATCTGCTGGATAATCTTTTTTGGACATATATTTTTATTCGTCAAACAAATTAACTACAGTGTTATTGGTTTGTTGATTAGGTGCCGGTTGCTGTTGGGGAATTTCACCAGGTGAAACAAAGGCATTGTTTTTATTAAACAATTGAGCATATTGAGCCAATAACCTGAAATCAACTGCCGAAATATTTGTTTTAACAATACTACTATTTTGATAGGTAAAGGAAACATCTTCAGCTTTGTCTGCCAAGAATTCTCTGAAAAAAAGAGGATATAGTTGAACTGTCATTCGGCCTCCTTCTACCGGAACTACATTTAAAATAACTGGATTTACTACAGTTGTGGTTTGTTCATTCTCATTTAAAAGTTCTCCGAGAATAGTTCTGCCTACTGTGTCTAAAAAGACAATGGTTTTTTTGTTTTCTTCACTCATATGATTTATTATATTGTTAAATTTTTATATTGCTAGTTTATTCGATGTTTTGTTTGTTGATAAAATTTAAAGCCTCAGAACATGCCGGAAACAATTCACAAAAACTTTTCTTAATGTTGTCCGCTATGTCCCTGTGTTCCAGTTGAGTATCCTTTTTACATCTTAATTGTAGATAATGTATCCAGGATCTTATGTTTCCTGTCATATATAAAGTTGTCTGCACACAAAGAGGAAGAACCTTGCGAGCACTTTCTCGGGCTCCTCCTTTGGAGATAATATATTCATACAATTCTATTCCACCTGTGACATGGTCTACAATTTTTTTAATGTCTTCTGGCTCCAAAGGCAAAATCTCTTCACTGGACTGCCTATTTTTTTCTGCTTGTTTTCTTACATCAAAGGATTCTAATCCAGTCACCACACTATATCGTTGACTAAATTCTTGAAAAGAAAAAGATTTATGTCGCAAAATTTGTGCAGATATGTCTCTGCTGGTTTGAATTTCTACAGTCATAGAAGCTTGTTCGAAAATAGACCAATGTTCGTGTTCTATACAGTATTTTATTAATTTAGAAGATGTATCTAAATTTAATTGATTAGATGGATTAGACACCCTAGCACAATAAACTATAAATTCTTCTGCTGATAAAAATCTGGTATTATCTTCAGATCTTATATAAGGTTGTGTAATGGCTACTACTTTTGTTTGCATAAGTCTTTAAAAATTTTAATATTGTCTTTTATAATTTCTATTTGATCATCTGTGACTGGTTCATCAAAAATATCTATCATCTTTTGAGGAATTTTATCTTGTAAATTTTTATCAAATTGATAGGATTTTTTATAAAAACCTGACAAGACTGGATGAGAAGTATCTATACTTTCTATAAAAGAAAGTTGATTGTCTCTGTACCAACTAAATTCTAAAGGAATTCCACAACCTAATAAATGATGAGGTTTATTCTGATTAATAATTCCTTTATCCAACAAATATCTAACCAAAGATATTCGCCCGTCACTAAAAGATTTTGCTTTAGATTGAATATCTTCTCTCCAATTTCTCAAATAAAAATCATAACCAAAGCTTATTGCTATTTTATCTGCTCTTTCATTCATGAAGTGGTAAGCCTTTTCAAAATCTTCATGACATTTGCCTTGTAAAACACCAATTTTCTTACCAGTTAACACTGATAAATCAAAATCTTTGTTAAATTTTTCATAAGAAGCCAGATTTTCTTCACAATTTTGCCAAACATCTGGCACAATATACTCATCTGGTTGGATTCTTAAGAGCCATTTGTAGTATTTTTCAAAATTAAATGCCTCTCCCAGCTCAAATAAGCTGCAGTCCATGATAATTTTGCGATCATTGTGCTCAAAAAAATCCAAATAACTCTTTGATTCTTCTAATAAATGTACCAAACAGTAGTCATAATCTGTCACGGACTGCACCAAATCCATAATTTCCATAGGGGCTTCGTGGGCTATTTGCATATTTTTATATAATAACATTATACTCCAAACAAATCAAACAAATCTGTCTGCACTTCTTTGCCAGTTTGAGGCAATCTCCACCCGATACAATCATAAAAACGTTCTAACGGCGGTGAAACAATCTTGTCAAACATGGTTTGATAGTCTGGTTTGACGTGTTCTAAGAGTTCTGGTGGGTACTTTTCCATAAAAGCCATACTTTTAAAATTAAAAGCATTCTTACCTGTATAGAAATACTTTAATTTCATAGCACTGCCAATGGATTCATATATGTGATCTAATTTAAAATGCTTAAGAAGCTTGTTAAAATGAATAGCACTGCGTGCCTGGAGAGTGGTTCCTTTGCCTATTTGACCAAATTGATCTATCTTGGCTTCATATTTTTCATAATCTGAAATTTTGGTTCTAATTGAAATCTCTTCTACTGGCATATTGCAAAAATCTTCATGAGCTTTCTTAAAAATAGCATCTGCTTTCTTTTTATCTTGTGCTAACATAGCAAATTCAATAACACTTTTGATTAATTCCTTCACCTCCTTTGAAATAGTGGAGCGAGCTATCTCAACACCTACATATTTAAAAGGTTTCTTAGGAGTCTTACCTTCTTGATCTATAACATGCAGTATATATCTCTTCTTTTGATCAAACAAAGCCACATCACAAATAGTTTCTTGTTTGAAAACAAACCGAGCATCTGTAGATTTGAGTTCTTTTTTAGCCCAAACAATAATTTGTTCATTTAAATACTTGTCAATTTCCTGGATAACTTGACGCGCTTCTGGTGTAATCTTGTTATCTTTGAGTAATTGAAGATTTAAGACCTTTAAAATAGGCTCCACTGAGAAATATGCCGAGTCGGTATCTCCATATCTATACAATTCTTCCTTCTTGCCTACAAAACCTCGCTGACGAGCATAATCTAATACAATTTCTGGTGCCTGTTTAGCCACTGTCTGGCCGGTTAAAGTAATACTGGCTGAGTGGTCAATGTCAAATAATGGTGAATACTTCTGAGCAAATACACCATAAATGGAATTTAAGATTAATTTGAATACATTTTGTTGAGTATCCAGGTTAAGGATGTCACCTTCTATCTTAATTTTCTCTTCTGGGTCTGTGATTGTTTCTGCTTTATCTATCAATTTAGACATTTCTTTTTTAGTTTGTACACGTTCTGCATACAATCTATCAATCAGCGCCGGCACAACACCTCGAAACTTCTGTGTATATAAAACATTATACTTTGAAATAGATAATTCCTCTTTTTGTATTAGTCTATTAAACTTTTCTCCTGATAAAGTTACTAATTTTTCATTGGCTAATTTAATAGTGTATTCATTGTTTTGAATTTCTAAAATTTTTCCTATTTTGGTCTCCGGGGAAATGTTTAAAGTGATGATTGTATTTGGATATAGGCTGTTTGCATCATAGCTCACTACAGATTTACACAAACCTCTCTCCGGGTCATGCACATAACCGCCTACATATTCGTCTCGAATACCATCATTCTTGAAAGTAGGTATACGATATCCTTGTAAAAGAGCTTGATGTGCTACTGCTCCGGTAATCATAGACACTTTTCCGAGAGATTGTTCAAATGGAATGAAGCCTTTATAGGACAAAGCTCTGATCAATTTAAGATATTTGAGCTTGTTTTCCATTTTAGCAAGCAATCTAACGTCTTGAATGTTATATTCTACGAATAAATCCCAGTCTGATTCTGATAATGACGCTAGATTGGTGCCACCGGTGTCTGTTTTGCCTTCTTGTAGCTCATATTCAGCGATATAATTCAAAGAATAAGACTCTCTATCTCCTCGTGCAAAGGTTTTATACACCTCCATGTAATCAATATTACTAACTCCACGTATATACCAGCGATCAATCATCTTGCCCATCTTATTCATAGCTACATTTTCTCTGTAGTAGATAGCTCTTACTGGTGAAAGCCTGGATGCTTCATCTTCTCCAAGGAGTTTGTACATACGATTCATTACATAGGGTACATCAAAGCCTTCTGTATTCCAACCCACCATGATATCTGGAGGGTCTTTCTCCCAGAAACTCAAAACTGATTGCAACAATTCTGTTTCTTTCTTGCAATGTGTATAAACAATATTATCTTGTCGAGGCTTGAAAGGTTTTAAACCCCAAGAATAAAATTTTTGAGAGATAGAATCAAAGATTGTTATCAAATTGATAGGATCTTTGGCTTGTTTGGGTTCTGGAAATTCACCTTGCTGACTATAACAAGAGTTAAAATAGGATGTCCAACATTGTTTGTCTTCATCCCACACCTCATAGTCTTCAAACATGTTACTATTGCGAAATTCTCCTAGTGTTATTGTTGATTCATCCATATATTGCGCAAGTTTAAGATTTTTTTCTTATTTTAATTTTATGATCATCCTTATATCGCATGCCGTATGTTTCAATGTCCCAAAAGAATATCTTTAGAGGATTCTCTAATGCCTCAGGTTTATGTATTTCATCTCTAAAAGAAGAGAGAAGAAACTCCTGCTCGCAACTTAAATTGTGAAACAATCTCTTGATAGGAGTTTCGTTAACAAATTTGTTTCGTTCAAATTGATTTTTAAACTTAACTTTCTTTAAAGGTGTATTAAAGATAGATAATGCGTCTGCACCATAAGCGGATTCTACAAATAAATGCGGTTCGTAGCTAGATTCTAATTTGATTCTCTTTCCGTTTTTGTCCCATGTCCAGAGATGAATACATTGTTTAGCAGAATCATAAAAGACATTTCGATACATGCTTATATTTTCTGATCTAAATTGAGGGAAATCAAGTTTGAACTTTTTAAATTTCGTTCTTTAGATCCCCAATTTGTAAAATACATGGCCTCATATTCGTCTAAATGATCTTCTAACCACAATTTGTCCGTAAAATGATGAATATTTTTAGACAATTTCATGTAGCTATCAAAATCTGAAGTAATGTATTCTAATTGATTTATTAAATCTTTGCCGGATTTAAATTTTAACTCAGCTTCTTTATAGGTACACATGTCTTGGAATACACCCGGCATACCAAATGCTCCAGATTCTACAATTTTAATGTTGCTCTTAGATCTGTTAAATACATTGTCCTGCAGTGGAGCAAAGGATGCTACACAATTTGCATCATATATAGCCTTGGGTAGGTCATATAAAGGAGACCATGGTAAAAATTCCATTTCACCATTATCTATAAAAGGTTTAACGGAAAGTGGAAAGGTACCTTTCCATACAAATTTAAATTTTTTACGAGCTTTAATGATTTCATCTACTACATGTGCAAAATCATCATTTAAACCGGTTCGATTTGCTACATCTATATGTGTTCCAGAACCTGCATAGAGAATTCTTGGTCTCTTTTTATATTGATCATATAATTTTGCTATTCTATCTGGGTGATAGTAATGACCAAGCCATTGTTTAGGAGCATAATTAGGAATTACTGTCACTTTTTTGTTTCCAGTTTTATCAATATAATAATCTTTCATATATTGACAGGTGACAGTCATTTCATCCATTAGTTCCATGATTTCTAAAATGGTATTTTCTACCTCTGAAGAAGCAAAGGCATCTTTACATCTATTATAATCTGGAATATCATTTCTAAAAACAATATCATCTATTTCATAAACTAATTTATAACCTATTTGATTTTTATGTTTATGTAATTCTTGTATAAATGTTTTTTGAACCGGAGTGGCTTGTCTTTGCATTCTTACACATTTAATATTTTGATAAAAACGCAAATCCAAAACCATGCTAGTTAATCCAGATATACATGCTTTTTGATAAGCATTTAAAGTAATTTCTGGCCAAATCATTCTCCAAAATCCACATCCACCATAATCTGCATAATAATTTAAAGCTCTTGGTAAAAGAGCTTCTTGCATCACAACTGGAGGAGCAGCTGGTACGTGAACTGGTTTATAAGAAACATAAACTTTTTTTGGTAAAAATTCTTGATACGAACCTGGTGGTAAATGTGGGATAGATAATTCAGTAGGAGAATATTCATAAACCACTTTATTACTCAAGTCTATCGAAGAATTGTCTGAGTTTTTTAATTTTAAAGCCATTGAAATAAATAGAAAATAAATTTAAAAAGCACTATACTCGAAGAGCTTTATCCCATACCATTAAATGCAATCGAGGTGACATTTTAAAACCATATTCCTTGCAAATCTCTGCTACTTCTTCTGCATTTTGTACATGTTCCTGTCTTGAACCTGCACACACCATGATCCATATCCTATTTCGATGAATCATGAGAGAGGGATGATTGATGTATTCCACAAATAATTCTTGTATGTCTTCTTTTGTTTTGACCACAAATTTAAAACAAGACCTGTTTTTTACATGAAACTTCAACGCTTCTGTATTATATCTTTTTTCTTTAGCATCACCGTTGCTTGAAAGTTTGGGTGAGGTTGTAAAAGTGGCGTGATATTTGTCTATCCAATCTTTTTCCGGCAGAATAGAACCATTGGTTTCAAAATCTATCCTCGGTAAAAACCCGTATCGATCCCAAAATGCTTGCACAAAATTTAAAAGAGGTTTTTGCCTAAGCATCGGTTCACCTCCTGTAATTTTCCATATATCACCTCTGCGAAGTTTGTCTACTAGACTGTTTTCTTCATAAAATTTAAACATGTCCTCAAAACTGTATTTGTTTTTCTTAGACCAAGAGATATAAGAGTCACATCCCCAAGGTGAATCAGGAGAAGCCCAACCTTTACATGTTAAATTGCATCCAAATAACCGCATGAACACACTTGGATGACCTATATACTCTCCTTCTCCTTCAATAGTATGAAATCCGGGACCATCATCACTGATTAATAAATAATTTTCTTCTGACATAATATTAGTTTATTGCAAAATTTTAGTAACGCCATCTTGTTTCTCTAAAAGAATAATTTGATCTATTCCAGATCGGTCTGCTGCTTTGTTATGAGAGACAATGTATATACTTTCTTGATAAGTTTCTACTCTACTTTTTAAAATATTCAGGATTTTATCCACTCCCTTTTCATCCAAGGCTGAATCAAACAATTCATCATACATACTCAAGGAAAAAGATGTACCGGCTTGCATGCGAAGAATGTCTTGAAACATAAAAAGAATAGCTAGATCTATACGCTTACGTTCTCCACCACTAAAATTAAAATAAGAACACTCTATTCCTCTTTCATTGTAAATAGTCTCTTCGAATGTCTCATTAAATTCACATTTGCAAGGAGCTTCTAGCGCCTGGAGATAAAAATTAAGTTTTGAATTAAGAACATTTAATAATTTTTTAATAATAAAGGTTTTTACTCCTTCTTCTGAAACTATAAATTTAGCCGATTCTAAGATGTTTATTCTTTTTTGAGTTTCTGTCAATTTATCTTCCAATTCTTTGTTTTTAATTTCTGCATTTTCTCTTAAATTTAAAAATTGATCAGGTTCTTTTTCTATTTCTTCTATATCTGATAGAATTTCTGTATTTCTGTTTTCTAATTGTTTAATTTCTTGAGAGACTAAATTTAAAGAATTTAATTCTTTTTCATGTTTTTTAATATCTGTTTTTAAAGAAGATATGGCATCACAGATAGTGTCACAATTAGATTTTTGAACGTTTAATTCTTTGGTGGTTAATTTTAAAAGTTCTTGATCTATTTTAACGTTGGAATCTAAATCTTGTATGAGCTGATTAATATGTATTTCATCAATACCTTCTATGTCTTGTTTACATACTGGGCAAGTTTTAGTAGTCTGCTGAAGTTTTTTGATTTCTTCTTTATTGGATCTAATGGAAATATTTAAAGAGTTTATTTTTAAATTAAAATCAAAAGTTTTTTCCGAACATTCTATGGATAGTTTTTCTAATTGTTCTATTTTAGATTCTTTCTTAGAAATGATTTTTGTTAAATTAACTCTTGCTTGTTCAACTCCTTCTGTGTCTGAATTTTTTTCATTTAGAGATTTAATGTTTAAAAGATTGTCTTCTATTTTTTCTTTTAAATTTTTAATTTTATTCTTTTTATTTTCATTCCACTTATCTGATTGTTTTTTATAAGCTTCTAAATTTTTTTGATTTTCCAAAAAATTAGAACTATCTTGTTCATTTTGTTTTTTAAAATCATTTAAGTCTGCTCGAACTTGAAGTAGCATATCTCCAAATATGCCTAAATGAAGAACTCCTTCTACAAATTTGCGTTTATCCACTTTTTTCTGTGCCATAAAAGGCAAGGTATTATTTGCGGTCATGATAACTGCATTTTGAAATACTTCTTCATTGGCTCCTATCAATTCTTTAACCAATTCATCTGTTTTAGGCATAGATGAACGAGTAATATCTTGCCCGTTACATAAAAGTTCCACTTTATTTGGTTCCACTTTTCTAGATAAAACATAACTATCTATTTTATCTTGATGACTAATATCAAAATAAACTTCCACACAACAATTTTTTCCGGTCTTGTTGTGGACTATCATGTCTCTTTTGAGTTCTCTTATAGTACTCCCAAATAATCCCCAGTAAAGAGATTCTATTATTGTACTTTTCCCGACCCCATTGCGTCCACCCTTATCCCTATTTTCCCCGGTAATAAGAGTAATGCCACTGGTAAAATTTAATTTTAATGTATCTTCCCCTACGGAAAGAAAATTGTTTATTTTTATCTCTTTAAAGATAACTTTTTTCATAAAAAATCTCTATGGATCCTGTCCATAGAGATTATAATAGATTCAACAAACCTATCAACAAATGTTAAGTCATCTGCTCTTTAATCCACCAGTATACATTATATATTCCTTTGTGTAAAGGGTAATTTGGCTTCCAATTTAACTTCTTAAAAATTAAATCATTGTCTGAATTTCTGCCACGAACTCCAAGAGGTCCACTAATATGTTTTTTAACTAAGGTTTTATTTTCCATAGAAGCTGCCACATCAACAAGTTGATTTATGGTAATCATCTCATCTGATCCAATATTTAATGGTTCGGTAAAATCTGATTCCATTAATCTTCTTACTCCTTCTATACATTCATCTATATATAAAAATGATCTGGTCTGTTCCCCATCCCCCCAGATTTCAATTTCTTCTCCGTCTTTTGCAGTCAATACTTTACGGCAAATAGCAGCCGGGGCTTTTTCTCTTCCACCTTGCCAGGTACCCATTGGACCGAAAATGTTATGAAATCTGGCTATGCGAACATTTAGTCCGTGATTTCGAGCATATGCCAAATAAAGACGCTCACTAAATAATTTTTCCCATCCGTATTCGCTATCAGGTGCAGCTGGATAAGCGGATTCTTCAGAACATTTAGGATTATTAGGATCTTCTTGATTATATGCCGGATACATACAAGCACTGCTAGAATAAAAAACTTTTTTGACATTGAATTGTCGGCACAATTCTGCTATATTCAGGTTAATTTGAGCAGAATTATGCATAAGATTTGCATCATTATTTCCACTAAAAATAAATCCAGCACCACCCATGTCAGCAGCTAGTTGATATACTTCATCAAAAGAATTTTCCTTTTCTTCTAAACTATGTTGTCCGGGGGCTAACATTAACAAAGAACTTGCTTTATAATCCCTCAAATCTGTTATAAAAAATTCATCTGCCTTTGTGGATGAAAATTCTGGATACTTAAGATCTGCTCCCCTCACCCAATATCCTTCTGTTTTCAGACGATTGATTAAATGATTACCTATAAATCCACCTGCACCTAAAACTAAAGCTTTTTTCATAATTTATTTTTTAATAACTAATAAACCCCTTTCACATCTTTCATTTGACAAACTACTTTTATTAAATATCAAATGTTGGATGTTCTGATTTTTAACATACTCTATAATAGAATATAAATTTTTATAATCCACATTGGTTACATCATGATATATTAAAATTCCATCTTTTTTTAAAAGATTCAAAGTTTTATCAACCCATTTATCTGTGTTTTGATGATCCGCGTCTGAAACTATAAAATCATATTTTTCTTTACAATTAGAAACAAAATCATATTCATTAGAATTTATGAAGTTTATTGAAGTAATTTGTTTTATGTGTTCAAGGTTTTCTGGAGGATTGTGGTTCCAGTCTATAAAATTGTCTACGCAAGTTAAATCTAATTTTATTTGATTATATTCATACCCGGAAATAATTTTTCTGGTAGAAGCTCCACTACCTATACCAATTTCTAAACTTTTTTGAGGTTTATTGCAAATAATTAAAGAATAAATTAATTCTAAGTGATTATTGTCCATCATCACCCAATCTGAAGTATTATATAGTTTCATAAAAATGTTTGTAGTCTGCTTCTATAATTGAAATTTTATTTTCTTGCCCGGCATAATGAATTATATTGGCTTCATAACGTTTATTTTCCGGATCCGGTAAACCCATATGTATTTTGTTATAAGAAATATCCATTTCTTTATAGGGAATTTTACTTTTTACCACCAAATAATTTAAATAAGTTTGATCCCCAAATGAAAGAATGTTGTCTATATTTGGTATATTTTTATAATCTTCAAAATATTTTTTATGTAAATGAGAAACCAGAAAAACACCTGCATTAAAATATTTGTATTTGTTGAGATGGTTTAAAGGCCATGTTTCACAGTGTGGTAATAAGGGCTCCACAAAATCTTGTCTGCACATTTTATCAAGATTTCTATTTTCTTCAAAAGCATAAAAATAATTCTTATCATTATATTCTTCAAATATATTTTGAGCATGTGGGGTCACCAAAACATCTATATCTGTATAGCACACTTGTTCATAATCATTTAACAAATGTACAAAATTAAATTTTTCAAAGAAAATATTGGGTCCGTTTACTGTACGTTCTAATATTAGATGAAAATCTATGTCATATTTTTGACAGTATTTTTTTAAAGAAAGAACACTTTTATTATAATCTTTATCTGCACCATCTATACCCAGAGTCATTATGGCATGTTTTTTCATGAATTATTTTTTAGAAGCTACACAAATAAAGGAATAATTTAAATCTTTTTCACTTACAAAAATAGTTTCTTTATCTAAAAATTTATTATCTTGTAAATATTTTTTTAAAATATTGGGTTCAAAACAATGAATATGTTTACGATTATTCCAAGGCCTCCAATATTCTTGGTCAAAATGTGGAAGATATAAAAACAAAACTCCACCAGATTTTAATTTTGAAACCCAATAATCCAAAGCATTTACCCAATGTGGTAAGTGTTCTAGGCAGTGACTTGAAAAAATATAATCTATTTCACCTTGCGGCAAAAAATATGCATCATACCTTTTGTCTAAAAGAGGATCTATGGGTATGGAACCTGGAAAAGACCATTCCACACGATTACATCCAATATCATATCCTTTTCCTTTACAAAAATGTTTAGCAAATGGAAAGGCAAATTGAGAAGCAAACCCCTCAGACTGAAATTTAGGATATAATTTTTGATTAAATTCTATTGTGTCAATTTTCATAAATCACAGCAACTCTTCTGCCATATTGAGTATATTCAATGTTGTAATTTTTATTGATATCTAAAAGAGCTGTCTCCATTTCAATTTGAGTAGGCCATCCGGGTGTTCCAGCATCAAACGTATCATCTATTATAATAACATGATCTTTTCTGTTGGAAAAATTTTTAATAGATTTAAGCTCCTCTATCACCGGTGACTCACTAGTGTGTGCGTCTAATAAAATAAAAAATTGTTCATTAGGATTTTGAGATAGAATATTTTTTAAAAAAATTGGAGAATCTCCTTCATAAAAGTTAATATTTGGATGATTTTGTTTTAAAATTTTATAATTCTCTAACAAATTTATGTCTCTATTGTATATGTTACCTTTAACATATTTTTCAACTGTAAAAACTTCTTTAAATTGTATTGCTAAAAATTCTGATGTCCAACCTTCATATGTACCAGTTTCTATAGCTTTATTAATATTTAATAAACTTGGAATTTTGTCTTTAAATAAAAAAAGAATTTGCACAAAAGGGTTGGCCACATCCACACACCATGGATGAGGAATTGTTCGATGCCATCGCGGATCTTCGGGATCTGATTTGATATATTTCATAAAGTTAATTCATTTTTGTAAAAGATTTGTTAAAAATATAATCTATTTCTGTCCAATCTCCAGGACGACGAGACGTAATTTCTATAATTTTTGTCTTTAAATTTAATTTTTCTATAAAAAAATTAATACAGGTATCCATAGAATAAATGCCTGTAGCATTTTCCAAAACTTTACACCAATCAAAAATAGAATATCCTTTTATAAATTGCATTTCTACACATTTCACATCTTTTGGATATTGTATATCCCATTCTAGGATATTTGGCGGTGATGCAAATTTTTTATTTACAAAAATATATTCTTCATCCTCTTTTAAATTTAAAATGTTATAAAACAAAAAATCTTCTTTGCTTTTATTGCGCTCAAATGTAAAAAAATTTAACCAGTCTTTAAATGTTAAATTAATTAAATTGTATTTTGATTCTAATATTTTTTTATGTAAAAGATGACTGGCGTTTTCTAATGGCAAGAACAATATTTCATCATTATCTATAATTCCGGTATTTTGGTAATAATTTTTACCAGGAAAATCTAATTCTTTATTAACAAACCAAATACCATTTTTTATATAATTGCTAATATCTGAGTATTCCTCTATAACCGGCCAAATAACCGGAGTATTATATTTTTCTATTATTTTCACGCCAATTTTTTGACAAAAAATAATATCACCCAATCCAGCTGGTTGTTTAATTAAACAAAATTTCATTTTAATCAAACATTTTTTACAGTTCTGAATTCATAGGTATATATAGGAGCCTCTATATAAACTTCTGTTGTCAATAGTGGTAACAATCTCTCTGAATAATCTCTATCTTCTCCTACACTAATATCCGGATATCCTATCTTTAAAGCCAATTCTCTCTTAACTGGATTCAGGTGATTGGGGTTTCTGTAATAAAATCTCCAAGAAGGATCTTCACTCGGTTCATCATACCAATTTTTATATTTTAAAGAATGATAAGTTTTACCGGAAAGTCCACCATCTGTTTTCATTATAAGATGCATACCAACAACATCTGGATTAGACTCTATGGCTCCTAATATAGCAGATATGTAATTTTCAGAAACTTGATCATCATCATCTACAAAACATACATAATCTCCTACAGCATTTTCTAAAAGTTTTTGCCGCTTTTTACCTATGCTTAGTTCACCCTTATCTATATCACACAACACTTCCACTTCTTTTCTGGCTTGTGGGCGTAGGATACTAATAAGTCTGTCTAAAAAAGTTCGGCGTCTTTCCAAGGAACATATTAATATGGAAAGTTTTTTGATGCCAAAATTCTTCTTTTCTCTGGTTACAAAAATTTGTTTATCGTAAGTTGTATTTTGAAAATTTAAAACATGTATAATGTCATTTTTTCCATAACCCCAATGAGGATGCTGATGTTCTATAATAACTGTATCAATGTATGTTTGTTTTTTTAAAATATTACCAACTGTTGTAAATTCATTATCAGCCCATTCAGATTTATATTCAGGATAATAGATGTAATTAAATCTTTGATAGTATTTTTTGCCTAAAATACTTAAAGTGTTTAATTCATTCTTTTTATGTCCATCATTATAAAATAAAATTCCATCTGTGTCAGGATAGTATTTTTGCATATCCTCTCGAATAATTTCATCATAACCTTGAATTTGTGGAATCATGTCATCACTAGCTAATAAAATGATGTCATAGTGATAATCTATTTTATCCAGGTCTCTATTGACTGCATCTATTTTAGATTTAGAATCACCGAAAATGAATGTCAAATTGTTATAAGTTTTAAGTTTGTCTACAACTGATTGATTATTCATGGTCTGGTCTACAGTGTCTAGCGTAACCAAACAATGCATCTTTTCCGTGTTAGATGCCATACTATAATATAAATCTAATGTATTGAAAAATTTTTCAGGGCGATTAAAAGTGGGAAATTTTAATAAAATGTTCATTTAAAATATAATTTTTAGATGTCTATAATCTTGATTATTAGATACCTCTATAATTTCTAAATTAGGAAGGGAATTCACTCCATCTTTTTTATGATAATCTCTGGATAGTTGGTTATTTAAGAATGCTCTAAACCGTGCTCCATTTTTTTCATGCAATTCATTCTCAGATTGACTAGAAAGACGGTGAGGATGAGGCTCACTAAAAAATTTTCCAAATGGATGCTTATAAGGTGTTAGATTTTCTCTAACACATCTTTCATACAAGTCATCATCTTCCTTACCCCAACCAAAATATTCATTACTATATCCATTAACTTGTAAAAAATGTTCACGAGTAAAAAGAATTACACCGCCCATGATTTTATCCGGAATATTGATGTAATTAAATTGACTGCAGTGACTACTAATATGAGAAGGCCTTTCCGGAAAACTGTAATCAGAAACTTCTGGTATTAAATCAACATCATGAAAGCACATATAGTCTCCGGAAGATTTTAAAAAACCTATATTATTAAGAAGACCTTTATTGAATGGTTTGTCGTTATTTTGTTCTATTAATAAAATTTCATATTGTTCTACCTGTTTAGAAACATATACATGAAGGGCTGGTATGATTTTCTTTAAAGCTGACTCTCTATTTCTATATGGAATAATGATAGATAATTTTTTATTATGATTAATTATTTTTTTCTTGCTATAAAGGCTTTGAAGATCTATTAATTTTAACAACAGACTTCTAAGATCTACGTTTTCTATAGTATTAGTAAATTTGCCCCATTTTTTAGTAAAAAATTCTGCTGATTTATTCCAATTTTCTAGATATTTTTCTTTATTGGTTATAGTTGAATTTTCACTGCTTCCGTTTATATCTGAAAGATATTTTTCACTATCCAATAAATCTGGAAAATACCAAAAAGGAGGTGCTACATTTTTTTGAATTAAATTATAAGCAAAATCTATGTGTTCAAAAGCATTGATGTAATTTTCATCAAATTCACCCAATTTAGAAATTAAATTGGCGTGTATATACATAAATGCACCTTGTGGATTGTGGTAAAATCCAATTTTAGTCCCGTCTGGTTGTTCCAAAACAAATTTTAAAGTGTTTTGATTATTAGCTATTTTTTCAAAACACAAATGATGTATTCCCGTAGAACTAGCTGCTTTAATATATGCTTCAAAAACATTTGGATCTTTAATAAGAATGTCATCTTCTATAAGAAATAAATGTTTGCAACCTTTATTAATAAGATATTTTAAGAGTAAATTTTTGCTTTTAGCTACACCTTTTTGCGTGTTATTTAAAATGATATGATCTATGTCTAACTGTGGCAAAGCATAACTCAGCTCTCCGTCATTAACAACTGCAAGTGTTCCTATTTTATTTCTAGGAACACTTGCCAAGACCTGCTGATAATATTCTGGTCTATTATAGGTCAATATACCTACACCTATTTCAGATGGTGAGATTTCCATATTTGTTTTAAAGAGTCTAACATATCTTTTTCAGAAGTAAAGGTTTCAGGAGGTCCATAGTTTGTGACTATAGAAAATTTGTTCTTTTTTATAAAAATATCTAAATTTTTTTTAAAATTTTCCATAAAATCTTGCTCAGATCTTATTTTACTTTGTTTGTGATCAGAAACTATGTCTTTAATGTAATTGGATGATCCTTTGACATCTGCAAACCATCTGAAAGGAGGGTGATACCCTTTCTTACTAATTTGCAGAGTATGATCTACGTGTTCCAGAGCATTGAAAAAAGATTCATCCATAAATCCTACATTTTCCAGTACCTCTTTATGAAAATAACTTAATGCTCCAAGAATATTGGGATAGAGATCTATAACAGTGCCGTCGGGATAATTAACACTTTTACGGATAATAACATTTCCATTGTGATCAAGATTATGGTTTCCGTGTAATCCGAAATTAAAATGTTTAATGCCTGTAGATTTGCTAGCGTTAATATAAAAATTAAAAACATCTTCATTTACAATTTCTACATCATCTTCTAATAGAAAAATATGTTCATAACCCTTGTCTAGAAAAAACTTCAAAGCTAAATTTTTGGCCTTACCTACCCCAATTTTACCAGGAGTTTTAATATATTTGTTAAAAAAAGATGATATTGGAGTATTTTCCACTCCATCATCTATTATAACTGTGCAAATATTAAAATGTTTGTTAATGACTTTCTTTAAAGAAGCTTCACAAATTTTAAAAAAATTGGGTCTATCGCAGGTAATAATAGCAACACCTATATTATAATTCTCTAGCATATTTTTTTTGTATTTCTTCCATAGCCAAGAACATTTGATTGGCTGAAACACCTACTGGATCATTTTGACCCGGTATATATTGGTGTTTGTTATAAAACAAACCAAAGCTCAACTCAGCACTGCGTTGTTCTGTGGTGTTGACTTTATTCAATTTAACAACAGCTTTATAAAGCCCTTGATTCATGCAGGGATTGAAATGGTTAGGAGGATATATACCATCTTTGCGCAGTCTTAAGATATAATCTAATGTATCCAATTGATTGTTACTGTAAAAATGTTCATTAAAATAACCATATCTTTTTATCAAGTTGGAATATAAAAAAATAACATCAGCATTTAGCTCTGGTGTTATTTCCAAAGAAAGTTGTTTCTCTTCATCATCTACAACTAGAGTATCAGAACCGGGACCAGTCATCATCCAAACTCCAAAATTAGACGCTTTTTTTAAAGTGTTATCAAAAAAATCTACATCTGTAATAGCATAATTTGAATTTATTAAAAATAAAAATTTTTTTTCTAATAATCTAAAATAAGCAATTAATCGATTTTTTAAAGCCGCAAAAGAAACTTCTCTGTCAAATCTTTCACCCTTAATCGGTAATTTGTTATTAGTATTAGATACTATATAAACATTTTCTTTTAATTGTTCTGGTATAGAATTAAAACAATTATTTAATTCAATTTGTCCGTAAACATCTATAATTCCTATTCCAATTTTATTCATATTAATTTTGTAATTTTAAATATAGATCATTTAAATAATCAAATATTTCTTTTTTATGTTCTATATCCATTGCCTCTATAAAATCTAGAATGTTTTTAGATATGTCTATAGAGTCATATGTATTTTCTGATATGTTTATAGAAAGATCTTTATCTGGTACTTTATAGTCCAATCTAAAAAATTTAGGATTAAGATTTTGTAATTTAGAAGATATTAAACTAATTTCTTCTGGTGGTAAATTAACATCTATTAAAAGACATACTAAATTATTAGGAACATTATTTCTTATAAAAGAAGAAGGTAATTCTTTAGATAAAATTTTAGATAAAGAAATTTTAACATGTTTAGGTGAAACATTATTTAAAATAAAATCAAAATTATCTTTTTCTAAATCAAAAATATAAATACCTCTTTCCTCATCCATATCTCCAAAATTTTGTTGATATGGACTGCCTAGATATAATATTTCACCATTTTCATAATGTCGATGTGTTCTTTTGTGAAAATGGCCAGTTATAATATATTTGGCTTTGTTTAAAAGTTCAGCAGAAGTCATACCATGGTCACAGGTGGCATGATTATTCATTTTAAAGCTTTTAATTTCAAAATGTCCCACACAGTAATCCATATTATCTGGTATATCTTTAATATCTATTCCCCACGGAATCATACACAATTTTTTAGTAGAATTAACTATTTCAAATATACGAGGTTCTTTATCTATGATTGTAATATTATTCCATCCATCAAATAAAGATATAGAATTAATATCACTTCTTTCCTTATAATAACAATCATGATTTCCGGTGGAAATGTAAATTTTAAAATTACTGAAAATATCAAAGAATTGTTTAGCTGTGCTTAAAGTATTGACTGAAATTTCATTTCTATTATGAAATATATCACCTGGAATTAAAATTTCATTTATACCTCTTTGAGTATAAATTTCAGCAGCCCATTTTGCAAAATTTAAAATGTTAGAGTGCCACGTTTCACTGTTTTGTCCCAGACCTATATGTATGTCTGAAAAAATTCCTATTCGTGGCCCTTTAATTTTCATTTCTTAATAATTGTTATTTTGCGAAATTCTTAATTGATTGTTTTTTACAACAGTTTTATAATTTTCTGAAAAAAGCATCAATTCATTTTGATATTTTTCATGAGTATCTCTTAAGTGTTTCTCTTTTTTAATTCTATTACGGAAAGCATTAAAAGCAATGCGTGTAAAGTAAGAAAATGGATTAGAACCTTTGGCATGATCATATTTTTTAGAGGTCAATGCTTTAAACATGCGTATAACCCCGTCACCCACCATTTCTTCTCTATAGGTATAGTTAATAAAATTTGGAGCATAACTTAATTTATTGGCAATCTTACTAACCATTTGAGCCAAACTATCAGACATATTTCCGGTTTTATAATACTCAATAATTTCATTATCAAATTCTACCGGATTGACATAAAATTTTTCTTTATCTGTCGGTTTTTTCTTTTTAATTAATGGTTTAATAATTTTTTCTTCCTTTTCTTCCTCATCTTCCTCTAAATCATCATTAAAATCATCTAACTCATCATTTTCTTCATTTTCTTCATTTTCATCTTCGTAAGATTTTGGAATTTCATACCCAAGAAACTCTGCTTCTTCCTGTGTATAAATTATTTCTGTAATATCTTCATTTACTAATGAAACTTTTCTACGTGACTTCCTTCTCGGTGTATTCATATTTTTCTAATTTGTATATTTTTTTTCTCTCATCAACATGCTTTTTGCCGTATTTGGTATTATCTGCTATGTCAAAAATAATTGCTTCAGTTTTTGTGTGATGCAATCTTAATACTCGACCTATAGATTGCATGATTTTAATTTTGGCCTTCCCAGCTGAAGCAAAAATAATATTGTGTAAATTAGGTATATTAATACCTGTGCTAAATATTTTAGAAATTGCAACTACTATTACATCTCTCCGAGTGTCCATGAGAGATCTTATTTTTTCTCTATCTTCCATTTCTGTGATGCCTTGAATAAAATAAACCGGTCGATCCGTGTCTTTTAAATAATTTAATAAAATATGTCCGTGCTCTATTCTATCAATCATAATAAGGGTATTTTCAGTTAATTTTTTTGCCAAATTAGTTATAATTTCATTTCGACGAATGTTGTTTTGTAAAAATTCTATTTCCTGTCGATATGCCAAAGACGGTTGAGAAAAATCTAAATCAAATGTAGGCAAAGTAAGGTGTTTTATTTTTAAAATAAAAATTTTAAATTTAGAGACATACGATTGTTCTTTTAATGTATGTGTTTTTTGTTCATAGGTAATTGGACCAATTTTACCTATTATATTCCACTGATCAATTTTTGAAGGTGGCATGGTACCAGTGAACCCAAATTTAAAAGATGTGTTAATAAATTTTAATATTTCATTTATTTTATTACCTCTTTTTAAAGAATGAACTTCATCTACTAATAGAAGACCAAAATTGTCTAAAACTGAAAGATCTGTTTTTTCTGACATTAAAATTTGAGTACCAACCACCACAATATCAGATTCTGGATTATATTCATTATTCCCAGACCATTTTGAAACATTAGTTAAACCATATTCTAAAAAATCATTAGCTGTTTGTTCCACTAATTGGATAGAAGGTACCAACACTAAAGTTTTAATTTTAGACATTTTGTCAAAAAAACTCTTTATTAAACCAGCCATAATTAAAGTCTTACCACCTGCAGTTGGAATAACTGTTACACCTCTACCTTGTTTTAAGGCTGCGTGTATGCTCCGTTCTTGATAATCTCTGTAAGTTTTGTTTTTAAATGTAGATACACTTGGATTGGCAAATCCTGGATTGAATAATTCTTTTATTTGTAGAGAAATATTATAAGAATAATGATTTAATTCTAAATAATTTAAAATCTCACCTAAGAGACCTGTATCAAATTTACCCTGTTGAGTGATAGAGTATAATCTAGACGGAGTAAAATGTGAAGAACCCCTTCGATAGGAAGGATTGGATATAGAAAAATTCTCTCTAATCAAAGAGAGAATTTCTTTTTCACTTTCTATCAAAATTTGACGGTTTTTATTAACCAAAGAAAACTGTATCATTAAGTCGTCTCCAATTTGTTTATTTCTATGATGTTTTTAATATCATAAGTCATAGATCTAAACACGGTTTCTACTTTTTCTAGATATTCTATTAGAAGTTTAGTTTCTTCTATATCTTCATTAAGTTTCATTAAGGCATCTGAATTGTCTATTTTCTTTTCTAAAGATGCCTTAGGGATACCAGGAGGTAATCCTTGTTCTTCTAAAGAAGAAAGAACTGCTATTTTAGCCATTTTTTTCTTTCTTTCTAAATTATTAAGATATCTCTTCTGTTCTATCAATCGAAATACCCATTTATGTTTAATAGAAGGCAAAGTCAATTGTTTTTGAGAAAGATTTAACTCATCTATTTGAGTGTCTTCTTTGAGTTCTTGACTAAGTTTATCAAAATCTAACATAAATATTATTGATTTTATTAATATTCTAGTATGTCCACAAAATTTCAACAATTATTTTTACAACTTATGGAGGACAACTCTGCAGCACTGGGGGGTGTTTTTGGACCCAATGATGCTTATGCCTCACCTGAAAATTTAGACACCAAGTTTTCTATGGCCATAACCGGAAAATCTAGTGTTAAAGGTCCGAAAAATAAAAAAAAGAAAAAATTTCCGTTGATAAGAAGAAATTTGAATAGATCTTTATAATGGCCACGGAAGAAAAATATGGTCATTGGATTTTAAATGACGAAATACAAATAAATGAAACTACTTTTGGGTTTATTTATGAAATTACTAATATTATAGAAAATAAAATATATATTGGTAAAAAACAGTGTAATTCTAGAGTAAAAAGAAAACCCTTAAAAGGTAAAAAACGTAATAGAATAAGTTTTAAACAATCTGATTGGAAGACTTATACTAGCTCTTCAGAAAATGTTAATAATGATATAATTCGTCTGGGCAAAGAAAATTTTACATTTAAAATTATTAAAATTTGTTCTTGTAAATGGGAATTAGCTTACTATGAGGCTAAAATTCAATTTGAACGCAATGTTTTATTTGACAAAAATTATTACAACGGTATTATTAATCTTAGAATAGGATCTCCTCCTAAAAATCTTACTTTAACATGAAAATAAAAGATTCTTTGGTTCTTTATCTTCCACAAAGAATTATAATTTTTCCGTTACATTTGTATTTAAATGTTTTAATGTCTAGAGTATTAAACAGATTACATGAATGGGATCTTATTAAAGATAAAAAAATTTCAGGCAAAGAAAAATATTTTAATTTCTTTTTAGAAAAAGAAATATTAGACATTTTATTAGAAATAAAACTAGTATATAAAAATTTAAATCTTAAAGTTTTTATTTTTTTAAAAGATAGTAATTTTTCAGAAACAAATTTATTATATATAGATTCAAAGAATCAAATTTTAAAAAAAATAATTTTAAAATTTAAAAAAATTTGTGGAAAATATTTTATATACAATCCAAATATTAATTTTAATTTTATACAAACAGAAAAAACTTTTAAAAATCTTAAATGTGGTGAACCCACAGGTGAAGAATTGGAATTTTTAATTAAATTAAAAGACTAACATGTCAGAAAAATATATAGTGTTTCACATAGACGGGGGAGTGGGTAAAAGTGTTTTAGCAACTGCTGTTTGTTCTTCTATCAAAAAAGCTCATCCGGAAAGAAAGATTATTGTCATAACAGCTTGGCCAGAAGTTTTTTTACACAATCCAGAAATTTATAGAGTATACAAAGCCGGAAATTTTGCTTATTTTTATGAAGATTTTATTAAAGACAAAGATTCTTTAATTTTCAGACTAGAACCCTATCACAGTAGTGATTTTATACACCAGAGTAAGTCTTTGATAGAAATATGGTGTGATTTATTTCAAATTCCTTGTATTTCTTTACAGCCTAAACTTTTTTTAACTCAAAGAGAAATAATAAATGCTCAGAGTACTTTGAATACTAAGGATCCTATATTAATGATTCACCCATTTGGAGGTGGTGATAATGCTGAAAATTCTTACTCTTGGGCCAGAGATCTGCCACCAGTCTTGGCTCAGAATTTAGTTAATAAATTGCATAAAAATTTTGGTAAAGTATTACAAATTCGAAGAGATAAACAAATTGTGTTAGATAATACTGTAGGTGTATCAGATAGCCTGCGTAATATTTTTTGTTATGTACATTTATCTACAAGAGTAATAGCCATAGACTCCATGATTCAACATATAGCAGCAGCCCTAAACAAGCCAGCTGCAGTCGGTTGGATAGCAAATTCACCTAAAGTATTTGGACATGAATTACATACCAATATTCCACCTAGCCAACGTCCAGCTTTTAGACATTCTATAGATTCTTACTTAGAAGAACTGGATTGGACCGGAAAGAGACATTACGAATGTCCGTATGATGATATTAATAATATCTTTAAAGAAGAAGAATTTTTAAAATACTGTGAATTATGAATGAAGACAATTTAAAACCAGATTCAGTTGAAACTATTATTAGTATAGGTCGTATTTTCTCAGAAAAAGATGACATGTGGATGCCGTGTCTTAAAGATGAAGCCTCTCACGACATAGATCCGGTGTGGGTTGCTGCAGTGATGTATCTAGTGTTAGATCGTTATGTTGGTTGTATACCAGATGAGAAGCAAATAGAATTTTATGAAACTACTTTAAAGATATTTGAAGCCATGAAAGAAAATGGAGCCAAGTTTATTTTAAAGGTCAATAAATAACATAAATATCTTCATGGCCGCTTCTTTATTTCTACAAAATCTTATTAATGAACAAATTAATTTGTCAAAAAACAAATTAAAATCTAAATTTAATCTTACCTTAGAAAGTATTTTATCAGAAGATGAAGTAGTACCCGGAACAATTTCTTCACCACCAAATGCATCTGCTGGTGGACCACCAGCCACACCACAAGCAAATCCAGTTACTCCAGAACCGGAAACAGACCTCCCGCCAATTAATGCAGATATAGAAATAAAATTATCTAGATTAGCAGCCTTAGCTCTACTGACGGATATACACAGAGTTTTGGATAAACATGAAGAATTAAGATCTGATGAAATTGTATTGTCTAAACTAAAAGATAGTGGAATTTCTGGCAAAGAGGATTGTTTAAAGGCTTTGCAGAAAATTTTAAAATTTGTTAAATTGGGTGATAATGAAGTGGGCTTTGATATAGATCAAGATTTTGTAAAGAAATTTGATCCTTCTTCAGAAGATGCTATAACTAATTTAATTCTTAAAGTATTGTTTATATCTAAAGATAAAATTCTTCAAAATAATGATTCTTTGAGAAGTGTGGTTGATGATATAGGTTCTTTGCAATCACAAATTAAACCTATAGAAAAATCAGACCCAGTGGCAGCTACAGATCTTGCTAAACAAATAGTTCAAAAAATAAATAATGATATTCTTCCGTCAGCAGACTTGACTATATAAAACATAAGACTAATATAGGTTATGTCTGATACAGAATTTACACAAGAAGAAATTCAATTAATTATTGAATCGTTATTGTATTGTGCTTCTTCTGAAATCAATCATACAAAATATCACGAAGATATAACTAGGGTTATAGAACTTGCTGTGAAATTGCGCCTCAAACATCAGGACATTCCGTTAGATAATGTTTATTATTTCGATGGTAAAGTATTTACTTGTCCTTATGTAGATGAAATAAACAAATTCTTTCCGGAAATAAGATATACTGATTTATGAAAATTGCTGTAGTAGGAACTCAATGTATAGGTAAGTCTACTTTTATTAAAGACTTTCTCAAAAAATGGCCGATGTATACCACGCCGGAAAAAACTTATAGAGATGCAGTTAAGGAAAAAAATATTTCCATTAATCGTGAAGGTACAGAAGAATCTCAGCAAATTATTTTAGATTTCTTGGTGGATCAAGCTTTGTCTTGTTCTAAATCTGAAAATGTTATATTTGATAGATGTGTATTAGATAATTTGGCTTATTCTTCTTGGTTGAATTTAAACAATAAGGTTTCTGACAAATTTCTAGATCAGTCTAGAATTTTAGTAAGAGAAACTTTAAAGATGTTTGATATTATTTTCTTTCTTCCTATTACCAAGGTATCTCCAGTTGCTATAGTGGAAGATGGTGTGAGGGATATAGATCCTACTTACAGAGAAGAAATAGATAACATTTTCAAGGTCTTTGTTAAGTCTTATCAATCCGGAGATGGAAGAGTATTTCCTAAGGGTGATAGCCCTCCAATTATAGAAATATACGGGAGTCCGGAACAGCGCATTGCCTTGACCTCTATGTATATTACTGAAGAAGGCAAACCATACGGAGAAGAACAAAGTCTCATAACAGACATTTATTAGAATAAATAAATGATATGAGTTTATTTGAAGACCTTTATCAACAACAATTAGAAGAAATGGCCCGTTCTACAGATGTGGCTGATTTTGGCGGCGTGCCAGAAGATTTTCCAAGCAAAGCCATTCCTAATAGAGGCACAGCCAATCGTTTTGGTAGACATCAAAATTCAGATGTTCAGCCATTCTTTCAAGCAGTTGTACAAGATTTTCTTTCTAGAGAAAATAAAAAAATTACATATGCAGAAGTTTCTACGGCTATTAAAAATATTTTGTTAAAAGGTAAAGATCGCGGCGGTATGGGAATGGGACCTACCTTTGCGGATAAATGGACTCAACATTTGTCTGATGTATTGTTTAAATTACTAAAAAGTGTTAATGCAGCATCTAAAGCACCTAGCAGTAGTCCAGCAGAAGAAGATTCAGAAGACAAATCTCCAATTAATGTAGCTCCGGAAGTTCCAACATCTTCTGAAAAAGAAATTTCACCGGAAGAATCTGAAAAAGAAGCTGATCAAGATATTTCAGATAATGAAGCAGAAGAAGAGCCAGCAGAAGTTTCTAAACCAGAATCTGCTGAAGATGATCTAGAAGCCACAGCCGGATTAGATTTGAATCCAGAAGAGGAAGCTTTATTAGATGTTATTAAAAATCTTGGTGGTAATGAAGTTACTAACAAACAAATTATAGCAGATCCATCCACTCCCTTTAAATTAAGAGATGATCCTTCTAAATTAAGGGAGGTACTAGGTAAAATGGCTAGAGAACACGGAGTTATTAGCCGAGGAGATACTGGATGGAATATTAAAGAAAAAGAATCTTCAGAAAATGGAGCTGTGTTTGATAGAGATGAAGATGGAGAAGATTATGGGGCCAAAGACACCATATCTCAATATGCTTCAAATTATGGTGAAAGACCTGAATTTGGATCTCAATTTGAAAGTTTTGACATTATGAAAACTTTCGTAGATTCTTTTAAATCTAAAAGTCTTGAGTAACCCTTAAATACTAGTTATACTAGTAACATGAGGCAGTTACCTGGAAGTTATGTTTTAAGTAAGTTTTATACACTAGCAGGGGAGCCTACTTTTCGTAAATTTGACGGAAATTATAATGCCTCTTGTCCTATTTGTCGTGAAGGTAAGAGCTGGTTGAAGAAAAAAAGACTTTATTTTTATCCGTCAACCAGCTCTTTTTATTGTTTTAATTGTAACAAATCTTGGAATGCCCTTAATTGGATAAGAGAATCCTCTAATCTTACGAAGGAAGAAATAGAATTAGAGGCATTTAGTGGTAGTTTATCTATTGATATCACAGATCATAATAAACAAGTCAAAAGTATGCGTAAGGAAAAACCTAATCTGCCACACGATTCGTTGAATTTAAATGATTTGCAGCAACGCAAGTACTACCAGCCTTCTACTTATTTTCAATTGGCCTTGGAGTATTTGGAAAAGAGAAGATTAAATACAGCTATTAATAAATCAGACAATTTTTATATAAGCTTGACAGATCATTTTCATAAAAATCGTCTTTGTATTCCTTATTATGATAGAAATAAACAAGTAGTATTTTACCAAACCAGAAGTTTAGATGGTCAAGAACCTCGATATTTGAATAAAATTGGATATGATAAGACTGTTTTTGGTTTGGAAAGAATAAATCATCAATTAGATTATATTTTTCTTTTTGAAGGTCCTATGGATGCCATGTTTGTTAAAAACGGAGTTAGTTTGGCGGGGTTATCTTTAACCAATATTCAAGAAAAACAACTAGCTGAATTTCCTTTTCATGAAAAAATATGGATTCTAGACAATCCTAAAGCAGATCAGGCAGCTAGGGAAAAGATTTTTACATTAATAAATGCAAAACAAAAGGTATTCCGCTGGCCTCTGGATAAACCCTATAAAGATTTCAATGAATGGGCTGTAAAAGAGGAAATAGACGAAATACCTTTAGATTTTATTTTAAATTCTTTATATTAAGACATCTTAGTTATGTCTGCATCTCTTTGTTTTTTAGGAGCCAGGTTAATAAATCCGTTTAATATTTCTCTTAATTTAGCCACTTCACCAGCAACACGAGTAATACCATCTGAAGTTTTACGAGTAATACCTCTCATTAAAGAACCTGGCCTATCCACTGCGGCTAGAGTTTTAGCCAAAGATTGACTTTGGGTGTCATTAATGAATTCTGTAAACTCTTCTAATTTTGCAGCCCATTTACCCATTTCAGAAATAGCATTGGCTGTAATATTAGGATCTACTCCTTGCGTATCAAAATTGTCTTTAGGTGTTTCATCTTCTAAAGAACCTTGAAAATCTGTTTGATTTTGGTCTGGGGTAAAATCTTCTGGTGCTTTGGGCTCTATTCCTTCTTCTGCCTCTTTGACTAAGTGGGTAATAAAACTTCTAACAAAAGGAATGTAAGATTCATCACAACTACAAGATTGTTTGCTGGCTTTTAAGATTCTAGACACTTCTTTAGAAGATTTAGATTTATTTTTCTTAGTTTTCATTGAATTCTTCATGGATTTATAGTATATTTACCTTATGGATAGTGCAAACAACGACAAGATTTGTGTAGTTTTATATAGTGGAGGCATGGATAGTACTGTAGTTTTGCATCATGCTTTAGCAAACTATAACAAGGTTTATGCCCTAGCTTTTGATTATGGACAGAGGAACATAAGAGAATTGACCGGAGCTGAAAATTACATCACAAATTATATTTTAAAATCTTCTTATGCAGAGAAATTAAAGTATTCTCGTATGCCCTTACCGGTAAAATTTTTAAATTTTAATTCTGCATTAACAGATGAGAATATAGAAGTGCCTAAAATGAAAGAGGTTATTGGTGATCCACAAAATGTAGCGTATGTTCCAAATAGAAATATGATTTTTTTGTCCCTAGCGGTGGGCATGGCGGAAAGTGTCGGCGCGCCTGATGTTTTATATGGAGCAGCCAAGGCTGACGACACTTCAGGTTTTTGGGATTGTACACCAGATTTTAGAAATTATCTTAACACTATTCTTTCTCTTAATCGTAGAAATCGTATAGAGATTAAAACTCCTTTAATAGACAAAACAAAAAAAGAAATTATCGAATATGGTTTAGAATTGGGTGTAGAGTTTGGTTGGACAAGAACCTGTTATACAGAACATGAAAATTCTTGCGGAGAATGTCCAAGTTGTTCGGCTCGAATTGCCGGTTGGTTACATACAGGTAAGATAGACCCATTGAAATATTCTAGAGAAATTGATTGGCAAAAATATAATTGTCAATCAATATACTAATATATGTGTGGCATAGCAGCAGCTCCAACGTTTGAAAAGGCTTTTAATTTATACAGATTAAATTTACATCGAGGCAGTTATTCTTCTGGCTTAATGTCTGTAGATACTAAGACAGGTGCTTATTTTATATATAAACAACAAAAAGCATTTGAAGAAATAGAATCTTTGCTTTGGAAGATAGAACAAAGTAGAAATAATTTTGATTACTTTCTTTTTCATTCAAGAGCCCCCACCAACAGCACAGAAACACTATGGACTGCAGAAACTACTCATCCTTTTGCATATGATAATTGTCATGTAGCCCACAATGGTATTATTACAAATTTTCAAGAACTTAATAAAGATTTGAATTTTAATGTAGACACACAAATAATACCATACAATCTAATAAAGACATACAATATACAAGAAACATATTCCAACTTGCAAGGATTGCTTACTAGTTGGATAGTTTGGGGTAAAGATGTACATGTAATTAAAGCTGGTAGCTCTTTATGGATGGACAAAGATTCTTTTTCTTCTTCAAAATTTGAAGGTGCTCACTACATAGAGGAAGACGGTGTAATATTTAATTATATTAATAATAAATTTGAAAAAAGTGGAACATTTCCTTATACAAGTACATATTTTATATGAAAAAAATAACAGCAGTAATTGCCACACAGGCAAAATCTATTCAAGAATTTGAAAAACGACCCATTTTTAAATCTTTACAACGACATCATGATTCTAAAGATTTATTTTCAGCTGGTAAATTTGATTTTGTCTTAGTTAAAGACAATAAAGAGGGGTTGCCTAAAGTGTATAATAAATTTTTGCAAGATTCTAAATATCAAAAAGACATTCTTTTATTTGTTCATGATGACGTTGAATTAGAAGATTTGTTTTTGATAGAAAAATTGCAAAATTCACCCTACGAGGTTACCGGTTTGGCTGGTACTAAAAAAGCAAATTTAAATAAACCACCCGGCTGGCATTTAATGAGCACAAAAGAAGACTGGGTAGGTGAAGTAGCCCATGCTGATTCCTCTGGAGTTTGGACGACAGTTTTTGGTCCAACTAATTCCAGGGCTTTATTAATAGACGGACTTTTTATAGCAGTAGATGTTAAAGCTATAAATGAAAAAAATGTTTCATTTAATGAAAAATTTGAATTTCATCATTATGATTTATCTTTTTGTTTAGATTGTAACAAAGCCAAGGTAAAAATAGGAGTTTTGCCTATTAGAGTCATACATCACGGTTTGGGCGACAGTATGCTTTCAGAAGAATGGAAAGTTAGTGCTGAAATCTTTAAACAAACCTACGGTACAAATTAAAAATTACATTTACAATAAACACATGAGTAGATCAAAAATATACAAAGATGAAGATTATGATGGATCTTTGATTCACGGACGATTTGGGTATAAAATTTTTCGTAAGAATTATAATCCATTAGGGGTGATTCATATTACCAGGGGCAATATGGATGTTAAAGACAATTTAATTGATTTAGAAGATAAATTAACAAATGATTTCATTTACTCCGAAGATGCTTTGAGTATTTGTTGGGAGATTCCTAACATGAATCCGACAGGAGCTGTATTCTTTCAAAGACTTTTTATGCAAGAAATTGCTAATCTTTTTAGAACAGATCAATTCGGAATTTACGATCTTTATGTTGACGGAGATGATTTAATGTTGCGTAAAAAAGGCATGGGTGAAAATAACAGAGAAGAATTCGGTAAGGCCAGTGTCAGTATCACTAAGGTAACAGACAATATTGCACTGGGTCATATTGGTATCAACATCTCCGCAGGATCAAGAGCTCCTAGTTTTGCTTTTTCACTATATTTGACAGATGAAAAAGTAGATGAATTGGCCAGTGTAATTGAAGAAATTTTCTATGATATTCTTCAAGATTGTTTTATAGCTACTACCAAGGTGATTTAATGATTAAGAAAAAATATAATGATGATTTATTTGTGTATCTTGATTGGCTTCTTAAAAAACCAATCAAGGATTTACAATTGCAAAATGTGCCGTCTACTTTTATCACCAATAGATGGTTGTCTATGACAAATGTAGATATAACAAATATTGTTAATACAACATTTAATAGATGGCTTTTGTCTAAAAATTTTAGTTCAGACAATTCATTGGCTTCTAAATTTTATCGGATAGTAATTCCTAAATTTAATAAAAGAATATCTTATATTAAAAAACCAACTCTAGAAAATTCCAAGGATATTGAAGATGTTTCTTATCTTGCAAAAAATTTAGAAATGTCTCAAAAAGAAATAGAAATGTATAATCAAACCCTTGATTATTTAAACCTTTAATTTAATTATTTTTTATGATAGATAGACCTGTAAATTTAGAAGATCGAATTGGAGGCAAAATAGAAATAGAACATTATCAGGGCAATGATTTTGAATTAGAAGATTGGGTATTAGATAAGGTATTAGATAATATTTTAATGGTTCAGTATGTGGACATTAATGAGGCCGGCACAGAAATTAAAAGAGGTAGTTTATGGATACCTATCGGAGCAGTTCAACATACTTGGAGGGTTGCTAAAGTTATTAAAGCCGGACCGGATTGTAAAACTGTAAAAGAAGGAAATTATATTGTTTTTCCTAATGATAGAGGTTTAAAAGTGGCAAATCTTAACGGATTAAAAAATGTAGCTTTCTTGAATGAAGACCGTATTTTTGGGGTCTGTAATCCAAAGATATAATTAAGTGAATTTATCTTCTAATGGTTTATCTAGTTTATTGGAAGCTAATGTAGTGGAATTAAAATTTATAAGAAGACATCCGATTCAAGGCAAACCTATAACCAGACGAATGTTGGCCTCTTTAAACTCTGCAATATTAGATTCAGATCTAGGAAGGACTGTTTTAAATTTTAAACCACCTACCAGAGCACCATCTTACAATCCTAGTAATTATAATTTAATAACTGTATTTGATATTTTTATGCAAGATTGGAGATCTATACCAGCAGATAAAGTAGAAGTAATAAGAGTTCTTCCTTCAGATCCAGTAACAGATTTTTGGGAATATTTTTTTACTTCTTTAGCAAAAATGACACCAGCTCAAAAAGCTGCCTTTATGGATCAATAATGAATATTAACAACACACCACTCGAAGAAGCTTGTAAATTTCTTTTGCAAAAAAATATATCTTTAGAAGTTAATAATAAAATTTTTAAATCTGGAAAATTATTACTTTTTTATCAAAAAAATTTTTATTTAACTTTTGTTTTAAATTCCAACAAAAAAGATAAAGATAAAGTAGAAATACCAATACCCTTTGAAACAGAAACTCATTTTGAAGACAATTTAATTTATTTTGATTATCGAATAAAAACATTAAGCAAACTGGCACCGGACATGGAAAATTATTTAAAAATATATCCATCAAAAGTAGCCAGTAATAAGTATTGGGATACTATATTAACTATCAATGCAAGTAATTAAAACAGTTTTAATTTATAGTGTATATTCTGGTTCTTTTTATGAATTACCAGAATCAGACGTTCTTCTATTAGATATTGGACATTTACCTTTAATTAAGAAACCTAATAAATGCAATAAATGTTATCATAGAGGTTTTGTTGGAAGAGATTCTTTAAATTTAACATATTCCCCTTGTTTGTGCGTGCAAAAAGTCTTAAATTTTGATATTCTTAAGAAGCTTGAAAACAAACATTCCAGACTTTCTTGATTTTTTTCCAACAAGTAAAGGTGAATCACCTAGATTGCAACAGATACAAGGGTTAAATGCTATTCGTAAAGCATTTCAATCTGGTAAAAAATATGTTATAGCCAGACTACCAACAGGTTCTGGTAAATCCCATATAGCTACAGCCATAGCTAGATCATCAAAAAGTATAGATTCAGAACGTAGGATTCTTTTAGAAAATTATGAAGCTTTTCGTAAAGATAAAAGTGGTAATTGGATAAATGATACTATTTTTAAAGAAAAAGAATCTTTTGGGGCATTTATATTAACCATTACTAGATCTTTACAGGACCAGTACACAGATTTATTTCCAGAACAATTAGCAGTTAAGGGTCAAAGTAATTATCAATGTGATGTTGATAAAAATTTAACAATAGATTTTGCACCCTGTATTTTTACTCCAGATTTAAAACAAGAATGTTTTAAAGCAGATAGATGTCCTTATCACAAAGCTCGTAAAAACGCTATAGCATCTCAAGATCCAATTTTAAATTATCGAGTATTTTTCAATTTGCCTCCTTTTTTACAACGAAGGGAATATATTATTTGTGATGAAGCAAAAGAACTAGAAAAAGAATTAGTAGGTCAATATTCTATTACAATTAATTATGCTCAATTACTTTCAGAAGAGATATCATTTAAAAAAATAGTTTCAGATGATAATGAAGAAGCATTCTTGTGGCTACAAGACATTTTTTTACAATTAAAAAATCAAACAGCTGATTTAAAACACAAGTTATCTTTAATGAATAACAAGGGAAGTGTTTTAGAAGGTATTCTATTTAAGACAGCCCAACGACTCGGAAAATTAAACAATTTATACAATTCAGTTTGGGATATAGTTGAGATTTGGCACGAGTGTGAATTTTTAGTAGAAAGCAAAGATTCTAAATCAGTGACATTTGTACCCTTTAATGTCAAACCAATAGCTCAACGTATTTTTAATCAAGCAGATAAAGTTTTATTAACTTCTGCAACTATTAGTGATCCAGAGGAATATGCTCGTAGCCTAGGAATTAAAAAAGATGAATATGCAGTTGTAGATATTTCATCAGTTTTTGATCCTTTAAAATCACCAATTTATTGTTCATCAAAATATAGTTTGTCATTTAAAACACTAGAAGCCAATCTTCCTAAGGTAGTAAACATGGTGGCAGAAATATGTGACATGCATAAAGGACAAAAGGGATTAATTCATACACACACTAATCAAATTACAGAATTTGTAAAGAAAAAATTAGGCAAAAATCAAAGATTTTTATTCAGAGAAGTTGGTATTTCCAATCAAGACATTATAGATGAACATCGTATTCGAAAAGAAGAAGATACAATTTTGGTCAGTCCATCTTTGGACACCGGAGTAAGTTTAGATGATGATCTTGGTAGGTTTCAAATTATTATTAAGGCACCTTATTTGCCGTTAGGTTCTAAAAGAATTAAGAAAATCTTTGATAAAAGTCCGCGTTATTATAGCATGTCTATGTTAGACACTTTAATTCAAATGTGTGGAAGATGCACAAGATCTAAAGATGATTATTCCGTAACTTATATTTTAGATGGAGCAGCAGTCAAGGCAATCACTACCAATAAAACTCATTTGCCTAAATATTTCTTAGATAGATTCATGTAAGTAATACTCTAATGAGAAAATATACATATCACGGTGAAATAATGACTATGGTTGAAAGTTTTACAGCAGCTTTCAATGACATTATTGTTAAAGGATATGATAAATCTCGAATAGTTATTCCAGATAGTGATAAAAAAGTACGATTTGTTTATGCACCTAAGCAGAGAGTTTATGAATCCTTAAACACTCCCGGACCGGGTGGAATATCTGTACCCGTAGTTTCTATCAGTCAAGGAAGTATAACCAGAGACAAAACTAGGGTTTTTAATAAAAATCAAGGATTTCAAATACCTTACCACTCCACCGGCGAATCAGATGAAATCATTAAAAATATATCTCAACCGGTTCCTATCAATTTGACAATTAATATGTCAATTATGACAAAGTATCAGGAACATATGGATCAAATTATTAGCAATTTTGTTCCTTACTGTGACCCTTATGTAATTATTTCTTGGAAATTTCCAGTTTTACCTGATTCCACAATTCCTTATGAAATAAGATCAGAAGTTTTATGGGATGGCATGATAAAAACCACTTACCCAACAGAGTTACAACCAAATGCTCCGTTCAGACTTACCGCAGATACCTCTTTTACTATCAAGGGTTGGTTGTTCAAAAACAATGAGGAAGCTTATAATAAAATTTATTACATTAATAGTGATTTTTCACCAGTAGATCAAACATTTTTATTAGAACAATTACAAACAGAAACAACACATATATCAGCTGCACCACATATTAAAAGTGCTTCACCTTATCGGTTATCATTTTGGACAGAAAACTTGCCTTATTCATCTTTAAATATTTTTGATATAGATTTATATGGCAAATATTTTTTTGATATACAGGGTTTGTATTTAAGTGCCTCAAATAATGAGATGTTGCAAGGTATGCAACTGCATGATTTCTTTAGTTTGAGACCAAAATTGTCAGCAAATAATCCACCTTTTTATGCTTTAGAGCTATCAGGATTTAAAGTTGAATCAGATCATTATATAAAATTTGAAATACCGCAAATACCATTAACTAGTGGAACATTTGATATTATAGCAGTCAATGAAGCGGGTTATGGTAAATTAACAACTGGTAGTTTAAGACAATCTATTAGTTCGTGGTCTGGGTGGACCTTAGAACAACCTCCTTATTCCTCCGGAATTTTTGTGACTCTTTTTGAAGCTTAAAAATTTAACAAATAATGTTGTTTATTTGTATATTACAGTAATTATATAAGTACATATGGCCGACCTTCTCGCTACACCTGATAGAAATTCTAGTTCTAATCGCAATTTTATATCCAGCATTTTGCAAAGATTGCCTTATGTTTCTACAGAAATAGAAGCAGATACAAATAATCCAAAGTATGAATTATTTGACAGACTTTCTAAAAGAACAGAATTCAGATTACTGAAACAATCTGTAATTACGGGTGGAGCAATGCAAAGTGAGTATGGTTCGGGTTCTGGTGGCCACGGTTCCATAACATCTCACAGTCCTTATCACAAATATTTATATGCAAATATAGACACAGACAAGATAAGAAGAATATCTGAATATAGGCGCATGGCTTCATTTGCAGAAGTAGCTGATTGCCTAGATGAAATTTGTGATGAATTCATCGTTAAAGACGAAAATGGTCATATTTTACATTTAAATTTTTCTAATTTTTGTGATTTATCTTCTGAAGAAAAAATTGAATTAAAAAAAGAATATGAAAAGTTTGTCAATATTTATGATTTAGAACATAAAGGATGGGGGTATTGCAGACAATTATTAGTAGAAGGGGAAATTTTCTTTGAAAATATTACATATAAAGATAAACATGAGTATGGAATTATTGGAGTATTATCCATACCCGGAGAATTAATTAATCCCTGTTATGATAACATACAGAATAATGTTATAGAAAATTTTACGTTTCAAAAACCAATTAATTTACAACAACAAGCAACACAGCCTCTTTCTCAGCAGCAAGCTAATAAAAATCCGGTCAATGCCTTGCAACAACAAATAGTAACTCTTCAGGCTAATCAGGTTACCTACATGAATTCTGGTTTGTGGAATGAAGACCACAGCATAAGAATTCCTTTTATAGAAAATTGCAGAAGATCTTATAAAATGTTATCTCTTTGTGAAGATGCTATTATTATATATCGTCTTGTAAGAGCACCAGAACGATTAAAATTTACCATAGATGTAGGCAATATGCCTCCTTACAAGGCAGAAGCCTATATGAAGGGATTAATGCAACAATATTATTCTAAGCAGGTTTATGATGGTGGTGTTAATTCTACAGGACCAGTCAGCAATTCTTACAATCCTCAATCTATGTTAGATAGTTACTGGTTTGCTCGCAAGCCAGGTGAGGTCGGATCAGATGTTCAGGTCTTGCAAGGAGGAGACAACCTTGGCAAATTAGATGATCTGATGTATTTTGTAGGTAAATTGTATAAGAGTTTAAAAGTACCTATGTCTCGTTTAAATCCTAATGAGACCTTTAAAGACGGGTCTGAAATTCTTAAAGAAGAATTGAGATTTGCTAAGTTTATAATTCGCTTACAGAATCAAGTAGCGGCTGGTATTAAAAACGCTTTTATCAGTCATTTAAAAATTAAAGGTTGGTGGAAAGAATACAAACTTCATGAGTCTTATATAAATTTAGAATTTAATGCCCCTTCTAATTTCTTTGCTATTCGCCAACAACAAATGGCAGAATTGAAACAGAAGAACTTTTCAGATATGTCTCAAAATGAAGGCATATCAAATATCTTTGCTCAACGTCATTATCTCGGATATAGTGATGCCAAAATTAGTGAGAATATGGAATGGCAACGCAAAGAAGCAGGCTTTAAATGGGAATTAGCTCAAATAGCTAATGCTGGTCCCAACTGGAGAGAACAAATTGAAGCCGCTCAGCAAGCATCTTTGGAAAATCAAGGAGGAGCTCAATCCGGGTTTGAAGGTGGTGGAGGAGCTGGAGCGTCAGCTATTCCAGAATTTGGCAATGTTAGTGGAGCCAATACTCCAGAAACACCTACCAGTGAAGTACCAGCTCCCGCAGGAGAAGCAACACCTACATCATTAGAGACTCCACCTGGACCAGCTACTTAGGATAAGTAGTTACATGCCTGTTGTACCTCCCAATTTTGGAAGCACTACTTTTAACAATATAATTACAAGTTATGATTTGCTCTCCCAGCGTATTAAACATATGCTCGGAGAACCTTTGGTTCAAGTAGAAATAAGTGATGCACAAATGTACACGTGCATAGATACAGCCTGTGAATTTTTTACTAAATTTGCCGGCACTACAGAAGAATTTTTAATATTTCGTTCAGATTTATACATTCCAGGTAAAGGTCTTCCTATTGGAAGGATAATAAACACTACACCAGAATTGGGCAATAATCAAATAACAGAAATAATCTCAAGTCCCGGAATCACGGAATATAATGAAACTATAGGAGATGGGATTTCTAAGGCTTTTTTAATTAATCATAATCTTAATTCATCAGAAGTGATTGTGGAACTTTATGATGCAAATACCGGACAACAAGTGTATGCATCCGTAACTACAGTATCACTAAATGCGGTGGCTATTTCTTTTGGATTTGTTATTCCAGTTAATTCTTATAATGTAATAGTTATAAACGGCGTCACCTCTGGTGAAACCTCAACTACAACTGCTTCTGTAACTAGCACAAGCAGTGCAGGTTGGGATTTTGATATGAACAATTACCGAAAAGTTGCAGATGTGTATTCTTTCGCAGAGGGAAATAATTCTGGTATTAATACATTATTTTCCGTAGAACATACCATAGCACAACAAGCTTATTTTGGACATTTATTAGGTAATGTTGGCTATGATTTAATTACTTGGCAAGCCTTAAAAGGGTGGTTGGATTTAAGAGATAAAGTATTGGCTTTGACTCCTTATTTGAGATTTGATCCTCACACTCAAATGCTTCGTATCATTCCCGAGCCAAGCCAAACTAATACTCCTTATTATGGTTTAGTGGGTTGTCATTTGCAAAGACCTATTAAAGATATTGTAAGTCAATTGTGGGTTTATAGATATACCATGGCTTTAGTCAAATTAGCAACCGCTCATGCTAGAGGAAAATATAGTGGTACTAATTTATTCGGGGGACAAGTAGTTTCCTATCAAGACCTAATGTCTCAGGGATTATCTGAAAGAGATAAACTAGAAGATGAATTAATGAATAAACACGTTGATTCAATGCCTACTAGATTTTTTATAGGGTAATATGCGCAAGCATTTAAATAAAAATTCTAAATATAACCAAGGCAAATTTCTTCCTCGAAATATAAACAAATACAAAGGTTCTTTACCCATTATATATAGATCTGGGTTGGAATTGAAGGCTTTTAGATGGATGGATAATAACCCAAATATTATTAGCTGGGGGTCTGAATCAGTGATAATACCATATTTTTCTCCATTAGATATGGAGAAAAAAATACATAGGTATTTTGTAGATTTAGTGGCTCATTTAAAAAACAAAGAAGGTGTCATTAAAAAATTATTAATAGAAGTTAAACCACATAAACAAACTTCTGCACCAACTTATAGTCCACGAAAAGGAAAAAAAACTGTGCTGTATGAACAAACACAGTTTTTAATTAATTCTGCTAAATGGGAGGCTGCTAAAGCCTGGTGTGATAAAAATAATTACACTTTTATCATTCTCACCGAAAAACACCTAAAAGATTAAGCATACGCTAATAGTGAATTTGGTTTTTCTTTATTAATAATGCCGTGAGCGTTATAAAGAGTTAATTTTGGTTTAGCCGCAGTTTCTGCATTTTGTTGAATAGTACCTAGGTCATCTACTGGTAAATCATTTTTAGGTAAATGATCATTCTGGGTCCTCATGGATGCTAATAGAGGTTGTATAATTTCTGGTTGATTGATAGATGATATGGGTTGCATTGGATTAAAATTATACAATTTTTGCATAAAAATTCTCGTTTATTTATCTATAAAAAAATGTTTTTCTTGATATGACCGACTTTAACCATAAATATCTTTTATAATTCTTATATGAGTAATAACACATACCGTTTATTGGTTGAAGAGCCTACTTACGAAGTAAAATATTTAATAGAAGAAAAAAATCGTAATACTCCCTCCAATATGTTTATTCATGGCCCCTTTCTTATGGCCAATGAAGCTAACAAAAACAAAAGAATTTATCCTTTGGAAGAAATGGTCAAAGAAGTAAATCGTTATACTTCTGAAATGATTAATAATCATAGAGCCACTGGAGAATTAAATCATCCTCAAACCCCGGATATTAATTTAGAAAGAGTCTGTCATATGGTTACAGAGATGAAGCAAAATGGTAACATTTTTGAAGGCAAATCCAAGATTCTTTCTAATCCAATGGGTCAATTGGTAAGATCTTTAATTTTAGACGGAGTTAAACTAGGAGTTTCAAGCAGAGCCTTGGGTAAATTGGAACCTGGAAACAATGGAATTAATAAAGTTTCAGATTTTAAATTGGTTGCTGTAGATGTTGTAGCAGATCCCTCAGTTCCTACAGCATTTGTAAACGGTATTTTAGAATCTAAACAATGGATTTTAGCAGAAGACGGAAATTTTGAACCTCTTTATGATAATTTTGAAAAGAAAATTTCATCTCTTCCACTTAAAAATCAAAAACAATTTTTAAAAGAACAAATTTTAGCATTTATTAATGCTCTTAAATCTGTTTAAAGACCTAGTCTAGATAAATATCAATATATTTTATGAATTCTACAAATCCATTAATTTCCAAATTTATAGCGCAACTTTGTGAAAAGCAATTTGCATATGCTAACACTACTTTAGCAACTATTATAGAAGCTAAATTAAAAGAAAAAATTAAAAAAGAAGCTAAAAAGCTTTCTGGCAAATCTAAATCTATGTCAAAAGCAGATAAAAAGAAAGAATTTCTAGCTCGTATGGCTAAAGGTAAAAAAAAATCCAAAGGGGCCAAATAAAGGAATAAATAAATTATAACAATTGTATGAACATAACCACTATTCTTGAGAATATTGATAAAGAAGTCTTAAACGAAGAGTCCGCAAGAGCAATTGCAGAGGCTTTTGAATCTGCTGTTAATGAAAAAGTATCTGCTCGTGTTGGTCTTGAAGTTGAAAAGGCTTTGAGTGAACAGGATGAAGACCATGCTAAAAAACTCAAAACTTTAGTAGAGGCTATTGATTCTGATCATACTTCTAAATTAGAAAAAGTAGTTGAAGCTGTTAATGCTAATCATACAGAAAAATTACAAAAAATTGTTTCTTATTATCGCAAAGCAATTAATGAAAAAGCTGGTGCTTTTAGTAATAAAATTGTAGAAGAAATGAGCAATTATCTGGATTTATATTTAGACAAATTGATCCCGAGAGAACAGTTGAGTGAAGCAGTTGCTAATACAGCTGCTAAACAACAATTAGACCAGATCAAAAAAATTATTTCTTTGGATCCTTCCCAGCTTAATGAAAATTTCAAAAAAATTGTAATTCAGGGCAAATCTAAAATTGATCATCTCCAAGCCCAGCTTAATGAAGCTTATGAACAAAATGTTGCATTGAGCAAGACAGCACAAGCCGCTAAAGCTGCTCTTTTAATTGAACAAAAAACAAAGGGCATGGTTGGTTCTAAAAAACAATTCATTTCTAAAATTTTAGGAGATAAGTCAGTTGAATATATTAATGAAAATTTCAATTATGTAGTTAATATGTTTGAAAGAGAAGAAAGAACTTCTTCTAATGATTTAGTCTCAGAAGCATCTAAAGTAGCTGTCTCTAAAGATGCTAAAGTAGTTTACCCTCAGGTGATGACCGAATCTGTCAGTACACCAACCAACACCCAAGTAGCTGATTACTTGACTGGTTTAAAAAGAGTTCGGTAATTTTAAGTTGGAGAAATACACGGCGTATTCTCGAAATATATACAGTAAATAGAAAACAAATAAACATATGAGTAATGTAAGTTCCGCACCCGGATATATTGACGCAAACCGCGCAACCCAACTTCTCGAGAAGTGGGCACCTATGCTTGATTTTTCAAGTGATAAGGTTTCCCCTATTGAGGGTGAACATCAACGTTTGGCAACCGCCATGTTGATGGAAAACCAAGAGCGCTGGTGTCTCAATGAAGCTGGTAACATCGCTGGAAGCGGTGGAGTCTTTGGCTCTGCTGGTCCTGGTGGTACCTTTGGTGGTCAATTTGGTAACACAGATGGCTACGCTCAAGGAGATTCCCGCATGCCTAAGGTTTTGATTCCCATGGTTCGTCGTACGTTCCCAGAATTGATTACCAACGAAATCGTTGGAGTTCAACCTATGAGTGGTCCTGTCGGATTGGCTTTCGCCTTACGCTATCGTTACGAAGCTGATAGTTTGGGTTCTACTGGATTAGACGGATATACAAACGGATCCACCACCTTTGGTGCTGGTATTCAACGTAGTGCTATTGACGGGCAAGAATTGGGTTACCAATATCTTGACACTCGCTTCACTGGCACATCTGCAGCTTCCCTCTCCGGCAACACCGATTTTTCGATTGCCGCAGAAGACCAAGGTGTTGCAGCTATCCTCAGTCAGTATGAACTTACTGGTAATATTCCTCAAATCACTGTCGAATTCTCCAAGACAGCAGTTGAAGCCGGCACACGCCGTTTAGCAGCTCGTTGGTCTGTTGAGTTGGAGCAAGATTTGAAGAACATGAACGGATTGGATATCGATTCTGAATTGACAAATGCGATGAGCTATGAAATTCAGGCAGAAATCGACCGTGAAATGATTATCAGAATGCTTCAGATTTCTCTCAACGCTGGTAAAGGCACTGGATATAGCTTCTGGTACGCAGCTTCCGCTGATGCCCGTTGGTTAGGAGAACGCAACCGCGACTTCTACGCCAAGGTTATCGTTGAAGCAAACCGTATCGCAATTCGTAACCGCCGTGGTAGCGCTAATTTCATTATCGCCACTCCGAAAGTTTGTGCGATCATGGAAATGTTACCTGAGTTTCAATGGATGCCTGTAAACGGTAACGTGAATACTCAACCCACTGGCATTGCCAAGGTTGGTACTCTCGGTGGTCGTTTCACCATCTACAGAGATACTCGTACGGAAGCTCAGAATCTCACCACTCGTGGTGGGACAACCAATCCTGCGAATGCATTAGAGTATGCCTTGTTAGGTTACAAAGGTACCGAGTATTACGATACAGGTATCGTCTACTGTCCATATATTCCTGTCATGATTCAACGTACAGTTGGAGCAAACGACTTTAGCCCACGTGTTGGGTTGATGACTCGTTACGGCGTCGTAGATTACATCTTCGGTGCTTCCCTCTACTATCACACAATCATCGTCAAGGGCTTGGGCTCAGACAATGTAAACGGCAACGGTGGTAAGCTCTACATGTAATCCATAGTGAACCTCTTAAAACACTCCCACTCAAAAGGTGGGAGTGTTTTTTTTGCTTTGATTTCCCTTTTCTGTGATATAATATCAATTTGATATGAAAAGATATGCTCTATGTGGCGCACATGGTACTGGTAAAACCACAGTTTTGCAGGATATTGCAGATTATTTGATAGACGAAACAGAGATAAAACCAATCTTTAATACAAGTAATGCTCGTAATTTGTTTAAAATGGGTATAAAAGTTAATGATAAAGGTGATGATTTTGTTCAATATGTAGTACAGGCAAGCCATGTTAGTCGATTTGCAGAACCTAATTGGTTTGCAGATCGTTGTGTGGTAGATGGATTTGCTTATATGGAAGCAGCATCAAGGAGACAATTGGTATCCAGGGATTGTTGGAATACAGTTTATACATTAATGGATACATTTGCTCCGTTATACACTCAAATTTTTTATGTTCCTATAGAATTTGAAATGGAAAATGATGGGGTACGAAAAGTTGATATAGAATATCAACAAGAAGTAGATCGATATATGTCAAAAGCGTTGAAGAATTATAATAATGTTACAATTGTAAAAGGAAATCGTGCGGAACGTAAAGAACTTGTATTAAAATACATTGCATGAATTTGTTTATCCTAGACCTAGATCCTAAAATTGCAGCTCAATATTACCAGGATCTTCATATTAATAAGATTATTATAGAAGGAACACAGTTACTAGCAGCAGCTTATCCTCTTGATAGACTGGCACAAGATGATTGTCCTCGCACTCAAAAAGGTACAGTACGTAAACATGGACATTATAACCATCCAATGACTAAATGGGTACGGACAAATATGACTAATTTTGTATGGACATTAAATCATTTAGATGGTTTATATCAAGAAAGATTATATAGATTTGAAAAGGAACACTTCAGTAAAGATTTTATAGATTGGGCTTGGAGTAATCCACCAGATCTGCCACACGGAGATATGACTGAACACCCGCAATGCTTTGCTGTATCTTTTCCACAATGTATTGTGCCGGGTAATCCTGTAAAGGGTTATCAAAATTACTACAATGCTGGTAAAACAGAATTTAAATTTGGATCCAAGATTGTGAAAGCCAAATGGACCAAGAGAGACGTACCTTATTTCTTTGTTAATAAGTAATTTTATGAATTTTAAATCATTTTATACTGAAGCAGTTAATAAATTTAACACAGAATGGCAGGTTACTAGAGAAGAAGCTAAGAAAATTAAAGAGGTGGATAAAAAAATAGCTCATGTAAAATCTTTTTTAATTGCAAATCCCTCATCAGCTAACTTTGGCAGAGTGGCTAACTGGACTCGAATGACAAAATTGGGCTATAAAAACACATCACCGGAAAGTGCTCAAAAATTTGAAGATTTTCTAGACTACCTGGAATTCAATAAATCTAAATTTTCAGCAGAAGATAAAGATATAGATTTAAAAAATCTTCCAGAAGCAAAATTTATAGCAGTGTATAAAGATTTGGTTCATAGAAAGAATAATCTTCATCATGGTGGAAAAAGACCAGTTTCTATGAGCCAATATTTGGCTAAAATGAAAGAAGTAGCAAGAGAAAGAAAGATTTCTTTGCCCCCAGATCCACAAGATTAATTGTCTTCCAATAGATCTACTTGATTTTTGCGAGGTTTAGCATCTACAAACTTGTTTATTACCTCGTCCCTGGTGGCTATAAGAATATTGTTTGCAGCAGGTAGCCTGGAAACAATCTCCTTTTTACCAGCAATATCCATTTTCTTCAATTCTACAGCAGTGGTAGATTGCTTATGTTGTAAATTGATGCTATTAAGAGAGTCTATAGCCTTAGTTGTAGCACTCATTAACGAGGCCATAGCAGCTATTTCTTTAGGATCTGCTCCCATAGAAATATTATTAGATAATATGGTTATAGCATCTAGACCAGCTTGAATAACCTCTGCGGTTTTTTGATAAACATATCCACTTACATTTTCGTCTGTTACAATTATTTCTGGGGTTGCTGGAGTGGGAGAATGATCAGCTGGCAAAGAAGTTGCTTTTAGTTCACTGATAATACTGTCTATTTCAGAGTTAGATTCCATTGCTTTTAAGATAGGATGATATAATATTTAGGTATATGAGTATAAAAGTATCGGTAGAAAATTACGGAACCTTCTTTATTGATTCCAGTAAAGTAACAGAACTAATTGCTTGGCTTATGTCAAATTATCACAATCCAGCTCTTGGCGAAGTCAATAATCATCAATCTCACGGCAATCAAATCATTAATGGTTGATATGGAACAACCAAATTTTCTCAAAGCTCCTAAAATTTCTTTTAAGAAAACCCATCCCGACGCTCAGCTTCCGTTCAGGAAGAGAGCAAATGATACAGGATTTGATTTGTTTTCTGTAGAAGATGTTATTATTCCAGCTAAAGGAGACGCCAATATTCCAACTGGAATTACAGTGGCTAAAGTTCCTATGTCTGTGTGGTTTTTAATCCTTCCACGTTCAGGAATGGGATTTAAGTACGGAATTCAACCACATTTAGGTGTTATAGATAATCCATATAGAGGAGATTTAGCAGTAAAACTTTATAATTTTTCAGATCAAGACTATAAGGTTTCTAAAGGAGATAGAATAGCCCAAATAGCCTATTTTCCTCTTATTGTTTTAGAATCGGAATGGACAGAAGAAGTGGAAGATACAGATCGAGGAGACAAGGGATTTGGTAACTCCGGAAAATAATATGAGCCATACTAATCATTATAACAAATTATGGGTTGAAAAGTATCGGCCGAAGACATTATCAGATGTAGTTCTTTCACCGGAAGTTAAAGAACATTTTGAAAATCTCAATGAAGATACTCCACATCTTTTATTTTATGGTTCTCCTGGTACGGGTAAAAGTACCATGGCCAAGATCATTGTTAATGATATTCTCAAATGCCAATATCTGTATATCAATGCTTCAGACGAAAATGGAGTAGATACTATTCGCAATAAGGTCATTAGCTTTGCTCAAACATGCTCTATTGATGGTAAAAAGAAAGTAGTTATTCTAGAAGAAGCAGATGGGTTAACCGGAGACAGTCTTCGCATTCTTCGAAATGTAATGGAAGATTTTGAAAGTTCTACTCGTTTTATTCTTACAGCCAATTATTTTAATAAGGTTATAGAACCTATCAGGTCTAGGTGTTTATTATTTAAGTTACAACCAGATTTAAAAGAAATTGTAATTAGATGTATTCATATTCTACAAACAGAAAAAATATTAGTAGAAGAAGATCAGAAAATGGTTCTCTTGGGACACATAGAAAAGAATTATCCAGATCTCCGGCGCATCATTAATGATTTACAAAAGTTTTCTATGTCGGGAAAACTTCTTATTAAAGAACAAAAACAAATTACAGATATAGTCAATTATGTTTATGATGCTTTGATATCTAAGACCTCAAGCTTAGAAATAAGATCCAAGATTATAGAAAATGAAAGAACCTTTAACGGGGATTATCAATCTTTAATGAAAGAATTGTTTGAAATCTTTTATTCTTCGAAATTAATAAAAGATTTAACAAAGAAAATGATTTTATGTGATATAGGAGAATACATGTTCAGAGATTGTACGGTCCTTGATCATGAAATTAATTTCTATATGTGTATAGTTTCGTTGGAAAACCATTTAAAATAGTTATTTGACCTTTTTATAGACAGCATCAGAAGCTCCTTTAGAATGCTTCAAGACTGTGTTTTTAGTTGGTAAATGATTGTCTGTGGGTTGATTATCTATCTTAGATTCCATGCGAAAAACCTTAGCAGAAGCATCACCCATAGGTCTTTCATATTTGTTAGGCACACTTTCTAGAGGCGGAAGATTAATGCCATAATCTTTTACTTCCACTAAGTCAAAATCTCCCGGCACTGTAAAGTCATTAAATTCTGTGGGCCATTCTACTTTACGTGGATCTGTCCTTAATAAAAGATAACAATTTCCCGCTCCTTCGTTATCATTGGCATCTTTAACATTTTGTCTAGCTCCACTAGCCACCACTCTTTTAATAAAAAATAATACTTCATTGTCTATTAACTCTTTTAAAAATTTAACAAATGATGGTTCACCAGAATAATGCTTTTTAAAATATTTGTCTTTTAAAAAGGAAGGTTTAATAATAATTGGAGTACCTTCCCTAAAACCTCCATTTGAAAAGTGGGAAAAAGCTGCTTCAAATAACGTTTCAAATTTGTTAAATTTTTGTTTCATATAATATAGAGGTTATGCAATAAATATTTACCACATTATGGCAGCTATTTATTTAGATAATTTAGTTAAACCTCAAAAAGTTCAATCTCAAATCACAAATATAGCTGTAGAACCAGAATCTTTGCAATATACTTACAGAGATTTGCATTTAGATTTGAGTCTTTTTAAAAATATAGGAGACGGCTTTAAAGTTGTAAATACAAAAGATATACAGGCAGATTATGATATCATTGCTATACGCAATTCTATTTACAACATTTTTACAACCAGACCCGGTGAAAAGATATTATCTCCAGATTTTGGTTGTTCTTTAGATCAATTTTTATTTCAACCTTTATCTGAAGTCAGGGCTCAAATTTTAGGCAATAAAATTTTAGAAAATATCACAAAATTTGAACCCAGAATAATTGTTAATAAAATTTTAATTAACACTAATTATATGGAGTATACCTATGAAATTAATGTTGATTATCAAATCCTGGATAGTGGATTAGTAGACAATTTGCAAATGAATTTCAATACTACCTCTTACACATCTATTCAAATTCTATAAAATATGGCTAACTTCATTACCCCAACATCTTTAACTCCATATATAGCATTTGATCCGTCTGAACTTAGAAACAAAATTATAGACCGGCTCAATCAAGCAGAAGTATTTACAGATCAAAATTATCAAGGATCTAATTTGTCTGCTATCATAGACATAATAGGATACGTTTTTAGCACTTTACAATTTTATAACAGCAAAGTGTCTTCAGAAAGTATGTTTTCTGAAGCTCAAATATATGAAAATATGAATCGTATAGTTAAACTCATTAACTATAAACCCATAGGAAGATTAACTCAAAATTTACCATTTAATTTAACCGCAACTAATGATTTAGGCCCAGCTGCCTATGTAATACCTCGTTTTAGTTATATAATTACAGGTGGAACTACTTTTACTTTAACACAAGATTTAGCATTTTCAAAATTAACTAGCTTATCAGAAGATATAGCAGATATTAATAATAATTATTTATTATATCAGGGTACAATGGAGGAATATCCTCTACACACAGCTGTTGGAATAGATAATGAAGTAGTATTTTTAAATTTAGACAAAAATATTCAAGTAGATCATTTTAATATTTTTGTATATGTAAAATCTACATCGTCTTCCGCTTGGAGGGAATATACCCGAGTAGAAGATAGATCTACCTATACAGCAAAAGATAATATTTTTGAAATTAGATTCAATGCAAACAAATATTATGAAATTACATTTGGTGATGGTGTAAACGGAACTTCTTTAACTCCCGGTGATCAAGTTGCTATTTATTATTTAAATATAAATCCTCTAGCTTTAAATGTCGGAGCAAATGCTTTAGATCACAGTAATTTAATACCGTTTAATTCCATACAATTCCAATCAATTATTAAAGATACTGCAAATGTTTTTGGCAATTATATTTCTTCAGATCTGTTTAATTATATTCAGTTATCAAATACTTTTCCCTCGTCTAACTATAGCCCAGAAGAAAATGTAGATTCTATTCGAAACAATTCTCCTAAAATTTTCAGATCTCAACATAGATTAGTTTCTTTACAGGATTATGAATATTTTATTAAAACTAATTTTAATAATTTAATTTCTACATCTTCTATAGTTAACAATGATGATTATTTAAGGGGTCATTTAAGATATTTGTATAATATCGGATTAAATAACCCTCAATCAAAAACTTTAGTATTATTCAATCAAATTAAATTTGCTAATAGTTGTAATTTTAACAATATCTACATATATAGTGTACCTGTAAGAGATCAATTATATCTATCTTCTCCTCAAAAAGAATACATAATAAATAAAATTAATTCTTTAAAAACTCTCACTTCTCAAACTATGTTTATGGATCCGGAGTATATGTACTTTGATTTTTATACTAAAAGATCAGACGGAACATTTGATACAACAGACATAAACAATTCTAAATTAATTATATACAAAAATCCTAATGTAAGAAGATCTAATTCAGCTATTTTATACGATGTAATTCAAGTATTTTTACAAACTTTTAACAAAAATACCACATCTTTGGGTCAAGATATTAATACTCATCAATTATCAACAGACATCTTGTCTATAGACGGAATCAAGTCTTTACAAACTTATAGAAGTGATATAAACAGTGGCGTAAATGAAATATCATTTTTAGTATGGAATTCTAAATACCCAAACGATGATGTTAATGTATACACTCAAACTGTTCATTTAGATTATTTTCAATTTCCACTTTTTAATAATATTTCAGATTTAGCAAATCGCATAGAAATAATAGATTTATCTAATTCTATTAAAATACCTGAATTTTAAATATGAGCATTCCTATACTTTCATCCAACACTGATTCTGGAAAAATGGGTGTTACTAAATTTATATTTGATTCTGGTATAACAGATAATTCATATAAAATTGTTTGGTATTTTGGTGATGGTGGGTCTTATAAAGGTAATACATCCCAACACATTTACTATTCACCAGGAACTTATACAGTTACGATGCTTGCTTATCCAACATCTGGCAGTCCTCTTATTCAGAAAAAGAACATAGTAATAACTCTGCATTTTAATAATTCTATTAATTTTAATTTTATTCCACCACCAACCTTTGCCGGACATTACAATAGATATCCATTTAGGGTTAACATAACTGCACCAGACATTCATGATCATTATGTTAATCTGGGGTGTCAATTTTCTAGATCAGATTCTCCTCAGGAAGTACCAAATAAATGGTCTTTTTTAAGACCACAATGGAGGTTTTTTGATATTAATGGCAATTTGATACAAAAAATTAAAACTAAAGATACTATTATTAAAATAAATGATCTAGGTGATATAGATCCTAATGGTACTTTTGTTGCCGGAGTTACAGGATATGCAGATTTTTATTTTTCAGATGATATATACAATGCAGATTTGGCTCAAAATGGTTTGCCTTATACAACCATTATAGCCACTTTAGATACATTAAATTCTAAAGATTTTACTTTACAATCTGATGCTTTAAATCAGCTTCCTAGTTATGCAAATAGTCTAGCATCTGCTACATGTCCTCATATATTCCTCTGGAGAACTCCAGATTATTTAAAAGTATCAGAAAACGGTATCCGACCATATGCAAACCCTCGATGGTCCGATAGCAATATTCCTATAATAGTAACCGCTAATATACATAATGAATTTCCAGATCCGTTTTTAGATGGTAATGGTGTAAAGATCATAAATCCAGACTCATTTTTTGTTCACAATTTTCCACTTAATAATTTAGATTCAATTTATGTAAATTTACAAATTACTGGTTATGATATTAATTTTTCACCCACTCCATCATTTTATTGGACAGATGAATCAAATTATAAAATACCAGGATATTATAAAGGTTCTTTTAATTTTCCAGAACCAAGTGCTTCTAATGTTCAAGTAGACGCCTCTTTAACATTTGCGATTCCTATCACTTCTTATAACTACTATAATCCCTTTATATGGGTTTCTAGCTTATCTTCTAATCAAATATATGTAACGTCTTATCAAAAATTTAAAGAACTAGATTCTATTTCAATTAATAAAGTTCCGTATACTAAGAGTATATCCTTTACTAATTCTTATTCAGCAAATGAATATACAATAGCTGCTGGACATTTACCTGATTATCATGCATGGGTATCAGACCGAAATCTTAAGCAAATTTATCACGTTTCATCTTTAGGACAAATATTAACTACAGTTAATATACCTTCTTTAATAAAAAATTCTTGTGGAGTATCTTTGACTGGCAATCAGGCGGAACCAGTTTCTTTAATCATGGACGGAAATAAAAATGTTTGGTTTTCCTTAAAAAATAGCTTGTCTACTGTTAAATTAGATCCTTATGGCAATTTTTTATTAGCAACTTGTCCTCCAATTTACGATCCTACAGTTTCCTCTGGAGGCACTCCTACACACATGGAGACTAATTCTCTCAATGATGTATATGTAAGTTATTCCAGCCTTGCAAGTGGATTTTTGGTGAGATATTCCTCAGATGGTTCTGTAATAAATGTTTCCGGTAGCATATATAACAGAAATCTGGCCCCTAAACAAATCGTTAGTGCTTCCTCAGATAGCAATGGCGGAGATACTTGGCAGTGTATCTATTCAAACAACTCTAAAGATTATATTATACAAAAAAAATCTTGGGACAATAATTTATTATTTTATGATTCCAACAGTGCCATTTATGCCGCTTCTTATGGTCCCTTTTTAAATGTAAATCATTTAACTTTAGACAAAGATTATAATCTCTGGTTTACTTTTAATAACCAAAGTCTTGGAAAAATAACAAATTCTACATATGCATTATCTACTATAGAAGTATTCAATGAATATTCTTCTTTATTTACACCCAATTCATCTTCTGTTAAAGGTTTAGTAACAGATTTTAGTGGAAAAATATTTGTTATTAATTCCACTGAGAGTCAGGTTTATGTGATTGATGGTGAACAAATGACTATAACAGATTCTTTTTATGTTAAGAATTTATCGACTTTTTCTGGTGATTGTAACGGATTTAATTGGATCAACAAATATAGATCATCTGCTCCAGAGTTTTTTGATCAAGAAATTTATCAAACTATATCTGGATCTTCAAATTATTTAAATTTTTATACAGATAAAGCCCAGGAATATGGTTTATTTAAAATAAATGAAAATTATGATTTGGCTCAAACTCTTAAAGATCATGCATTTACACCCAAATTAATAGAAAGTTCTGTTTTATTTAATGAATTTTTCCCGGCAATTTTTGGTAAAAAACCGTTTAATACAAATGATTTAGGAGTTGAATTATATGAAAAAATATCTAATTTTTCTCTTAATCACAATGATATAGATACTTGCGGATTAGATCAATTATACAACAATGCTCAAATGGTTGATTTGATAACAGATGATTTTCGTTTAAATTATCCACCAGAATTGTTAAGATTAATGCATTTAGCCAGCATTAATCAAACTAGATTATGGGGTGGTCAATTAAAAGGAGGATTACAATTTAGTTCTAAAGATCAAAATGGTTTCTTTAATAGAGGATCTCTTATTTCTTCTTTTTCTTATAGAGTAACTGGTGGAATTCCTTTGGTATTAAAAAATAAAACACTTTATGATCCTTGTAAATTAATATATACCGGAAGAATAAACGGTTATAGATATTATAGTTTAGATACCCTGGCTCAATACCTTAAATTGCCCACAGCTTGGAGGAATCAGTATGAATTTTATTCATATATTCCTTCCGTTTCTGGTGATTATTTAGGAGGTATTATAGATTGGAACAATCCTCAAACAACAATAAATTTTGAAAATCCAACCATAGAATATTGGTCTGGTAAAGAAGGTGTCCTGGAAACATCTTTTGCATATGAATTATACAAGGGTTTAAATCTCTTGAACAGTTAACATATCTGCTAAATATTACACATGGCTAGCAGTATACAAGCTTTTAATATACAAACTTTAGGTTCTTGGCCTACAGAAACCTATCAAATAAGCCCACTGGATCAATATATAGATCCCAATGCCGGGTTTTTGCCGGCTGAAAACATGTTTCGCTACTTAAATGTAGCCATGAATGAAACTGACTCTTTACATACTGTTAATTATTATGGTATAAATTACAAATTTTCTGATCCACCAATCAGTCAATATGTTATAGATACATCTCGTAATTCTTCTTTGGTATGGGATTTATCTTCTCATCGAAAAGCATACAATTTCGGACCTCAAATTAATTACTTGTATATATTGTCCAATCCAGGTGTAGATAGTTTGTATCAAAAATACTATGCTACTCTCACATATCCCTCTAGATTATTTTTAAAACCTTTAAATTTACGGAAAAATGCCTCTTCTTGGACCCTTACTACCAGTTCTGTTTTAGTATCTGCCCAATCTTTCTTTTTTTCTGGTTCATCTCATGAAATAGCTTCTTATTTGCAGCACATTTCTTATTTAAATTCTCCACCAACATTTATTCCTTTACCTAATGATATAAAAAACAATTTTGTATTTGAATTATCTAGTTGTCGCATGCAGGTAAACACACCACTGGTGATGTTTACAGATACCTTTAACCCAGCAAAAGCTAGTCGAACTTTAGATCGATTGGGAGGAGTTATACGCCCGGACTCAACTTTTATTACTTATAATATAAATTATTACAATAAACAAAATAATAAGATTACATCACTATCTCAAGTGACACCTGACGTAGATCATTTAGCTCCGCATGGATTCAAAACATCATATATCCTTAATCAATCTGAGTTATCTAGTAGTAGTTTGCAAAAATATCAATTATTACAATATAAACCATTTGATAATGTCACTGATAATTTGGCATCACCATTTTTATGTATATTAAGTGCGGTTTTTAATCTTACATCTACTAATTTACAATATTTTAATTTACAATTTGCAAGAGACAATTACACCCTCTACACGGCAAGCACAGGTACTCCGGGCAGCATAATAGGAGCTTCCTACATAGTAGACAGCGATAGAATGCTCTTTTCCACAGAAACCAGTCAAAGTACTCTTTCTTCTTTTCAAATAAACGGAATTTCTAAAAATCTAGGCATTCCTGTAAATTATGCATATCTAACAAACAATTCTTCTTGGACTACAAAATATCCGCCTCATTATTATAGTTATAAAAATTCTTTATATTCTCCACTTAACGGATTTTCTAATAATAAATCTGATACTTGCAATCTTACTTTTTATTTACAAACTTCTGTTGTAAATTTACAAACAACTAGTGCTCTTTTATCATCTTTTATATCTTCAGATCACAACATTTTGTCTTATAATCTTCCCGACAATAATGTAAATGAATATATTAAATATGAATTAATTTCTGATAATAGTTTAATCAGAAACACTCAATCTTTAAGTGCTATTAATTTTTATTACGGCTCTTCAACTTTTAGTTCTCCTTATAACATAATTTCATCTCCATGGGTGTCAGTTACAAGTGGGTGTCAATTATATATAGATTATCCAGGAGCACCATACGGACAAACTTCTTTAACAATACGTTCAACTCTAAGTTCTGCGGCTGGATACCTAGCATCTAGACAAGTAGCTGAAGTTTCTTTAGCACCTGGAATATTTCAAAGTGCTGTAGGGCATCCTATTTTCTTAGATAGAGTCGACCAAGGCCCAGATTATTTTGATGTTTCTTGCTCTATGTTAACAGCCTCTCCTGGATGGCCTACTAAAGATTTGCGAGATAGCTATATTTCCTGGAGTTTTACGCCTCAAGATTTAAATGCTCAACTTTTGTCTATAAATTCAGCTGGATCTGTTCTATTAAATCTATCAGCCAATCAGCCTTATCGTTTTTCAGATTTTACAAATTCTGTAAGGTTGTCAGGTATTGGGTTTTCCACAGCAGTTATATACCTTTCGTCTCAAAAATATAATCAAGTTACTTCTCTTACTTCCATTTCTAGTTTATATGATCCTTTTTATTTAAAACAATTTGTTATAAATCCTCAAATTCCTTTAGCCAATGAAAATAAAACTAGAACTATAACTCTTTTTGCTCAATTACCATTTGCTAATCAACTTTATGACATACCTTTAGGCACTTCTGTGTTTTGGGAGTGGGATTATTTAACAAACACAGCTCCTACCAGGGGTCCTATAAACGTTTATTATGGTCCTTTAAAGACTCCATACACATATGGTCAGGAAATGGATATAACATCTTTAAGTTCAATTTATATTGAAATTACTCCTCAAGAAAATGATAATATTCCAATATTAAATCATGCAAGATTTCGTTTAAGTAGTAAAATTAGAAACCCTCAAATATCTAGTATATATGAAGTAGTGGTTGATGATTTTCCAGCTCGCTCCATTTTTAATTCAGATTTTAAAATTGGATATACAAATTACCAACAAACAGAAGGTATTATATTAGATACAGGTTTAAACAATTTTACAGTAACCCGCCCAAATGACGGCACCAATGTTTTTTCCCTTTCTAGTTATGCTAATTCTCACATTAGTCCAAACACAACTTATGTATGGACCATTTCAGACGATGCAAACACTCTCTCTTCTCAAAAAATTTTATATTCTAATCATGTTATAAATTATGATATTAACCCTAGAGCCTCTGTTACTACTATAACTCTCAGTGCTCTCTCGGCTGTATTGACCCCGTGGTTTAATTTAAATATTACAGGCAACACAGAATTTTCTAACACAAATCCGGTCCATAGTGTAGAAACATCTGTTACAGTATTTACACCAACCACGGCAGATTTTTACAAACCTTTAGAATTTATTATATATCCAGAATATGCTTGGTTAGGTGGGAGAAATTTAACTATATTAAATCAATCAAACTATACTTTATCTAAAGCACCTTCTGCATATCAGCATAAAAAATCTAATAGCCAGACATATTGGATAAGTGCTAATAAATTTTTTAATCAATATGATTATTGTATTGGTTCTAATTATCTATTTTTGTCTTCTTTAAGCAGTAATATAGGAATAATAGATATTCCATACTCCACAGAAATGTTTGATATTTCCGGATTAACAATTTCTTTGTCCGGGTTTAGTGATCTATATCCACCAAATCATACCATTTCTTATTTTAAACCTGATAAAGATTTTTTAAAGTCTTTTAATTTTTATATAACAGCTGCAACCAGTGTTTTATCTGGCAATTCTTATCTAAATTCTTTTAAATCTAATCCGTTTATAGTTCCTTACAATACAGATATAGATTTTACCTTTTCTTTAGCCAAGACTTCTCTGGATTTAAATTATAACAGAACAATTACCATTACTCAGCATTTTTCCGCTAAACCTTACAATTCTCCAGTAAGACCCCTAACTGAATTTGGTACAGTTACTTATTTACTTTCTACTAATTTTTGGTCCAAAGAAATCACTCTTCCGTCTATAGACGGCACTTTCAACGCTCTTTATTTAAAAACCGGTGACCCCTATGAGGAAGGATATGTAAGTGATTCTCAAACAAATTATCTAGCATTTAAACCACTTTTTAGTAAAATGTTTTATCAAATACCCTCGTCTACTTTTGATAATTATTCTATAACTGATTATGAAGGTCAAAGAGATTTGTGGAATAAAGATACACAAATAACTTATTTTCCAACATCAAATACTGGTCCGTATAAATGGCAAACTTTAGTTACTCACGTTACGGGTTTAAAACCATTAATTTTTGTGTCAGACTATATAGCTCTTACTGGACAAGAAATATATATACAATATTCCATGCCAGATGAGCTAAAAGAACATTATCATAATGTAGCTTATTATGCTACAGATTTTGGTGAAACTGGCTCGACTTATATTTTACCAACCACTAGTCTACCTTATCAATTAAGCAAATATCAATATTCTTCTACTGGATCTTTTTTTATACAATACTCTGCATTTTATACAGATGGAGCTCTCAAAACCGGAGAACTTTTAGATCCTATCACAATCAAACCTTATTGGACTCAATATGATCAAAGTGTTATAAGAACCATAGATGAAAATTCTTTAATTTTTCCTTATTCTTTAGAACAAACCACTATTCAACCTAATGAGTGGGGAGATGTTGATATCTTTAATACTTCAGTTTCTCGCTTATATAACAATTTGCAATATTTGCAAGATAACATACAAACAATTAATTCTGATACACCCACATTACTTTATGGTTGGTTAGGTGGAAATGTTTATACTAAATCTCAAGGCATTCGTTGGTTTGTTCGAAATTTTGATCCAAAATATTATCTTTTTCCTAATTATGCCTCAACCACCAATAGTGTATCTGCATTCTATAATATAGAAGACATAGCTATTAATAATGATTACATATATGTATTAGATAATTATAAACTTAGATGTTTTTATAATAAATCTTACAAACCTATAGAGACTTTTTTTGATTTATCTTCTTCTTGGAATTTGGAAATGGTTGCTCCTAATAGTTTAGATATAGATTTAGAGACTTCTGATTTATTTATTGTAGACCCTCCTCGCAATAAAATTGTTCGTTTGAATGTAGATCTACAAACTCCAGCCATTAATTTTTCAGTTAATGTTGGTGGATTTGGATCTCGATTAGATTCCAGCAAATTTAACGCACCTTCTCAGGTAGTTGTAGCCAATAATAGTGTTTTTGTTTTAGATTATAATAATAAATGTGTTAAAGAATATACCAAGGATCTTAATTGGATGCACACCTATTATCATCCAGATTTTGAAACTAATTCTCCCATTAGTATAGCCAGTAATCAAACTGGCTTAGTTTATATAGCCACGTCAACTTTTAAAATTTATATTTTTTCTGATGCAAATCCATCTACTCCAGTAGTTAATTTTACATTAACAGAAATGCAAAATTTAAATATAAAAATTGTTAAAATAATTTTAGATAAATTTGGCGGATTTTTATATGTTAACGGTATCAAGAAAACATTTAAATATACCTCCACACCTATAAAAACAAATAACAATTCTTATGTAGGAGTTTTTATAGGCATAATGAATTTAAATTTTTCATCTTCTTCCATTAAAAACGGATCTAATCAAAATTTATTTTTATCAACTAAAAACGCGATTATTAGAGTACAAGACATAGTTGCTTTATTTAAAATTGGCAAAGGCTTGCCTTATTCAAATTGGACGCAAGAGCAATTATTGTTAAACAAACAAGAATTTGCTTCTGATTTAAACTATAATAAATGTTTGCAGCGTTTAGTACAAAATGTTAAAACTTTTAGAAATAATTTAAATGCTAAATTTGTTAAATCTCTTAAAAAAACTGCTGTAGGAGATGTATCTTATTTTGCCATGGCTCCTATTTCTGTATCAGATCTACCTGTATTTGAAGATGATGTAGAAAATGAATTGGTTAATATTGGAGTCAATGAATTACATATACCTCAGGTTTTTAATAGAGAAATATCTAAAATTTACAGATCTTTAGATTTATTAAGAAATTTTTTAAATATATCTCAAATATCAGAACCAACTACACAGACTATACAAGAAAGTTTTTGTTGGTCTTGGAAGGCTACTTCTTGTTATAATTTAACCTTGCCTTCTATTAAAGTATTAGATGTAAATCCTATTACTTATACAGAATTAAAAGCAGACTTTCCTGTAGATTATGCACCCTCTAAATATTGGAAAGATGCTCAATCTAATTGCTGTTCTTAATTATTAGCTATAAATAAATACAATGTTTCACTATTCTACTATAATTTTAGATCCAGATAATAGAGAAATTGTATTAAATGGTATATCACCATTTTCTTTGTCTATAGATCCACAAAATACAGATCGAGGACTTAAAACTTATAAAATAGTATATGATTTTGATGACGATTCAGCTATAATTACCAAACTTTTAGCAGCAATGCCTTCAGCTAAAAATGATTATTTAAAATACCCGTATGAAATTTTAGATCCACGTAATCAAATTTTGACTCATTCTTTAATTTTACGACAAGAAATATCCAGAACTTTTAATATAAATATTAAAGTCTATTCTATTTTAAATCCAATAATAGGATCTGGAGAAGTTCCTAATTATACAGAATATAAAATTACTTTAAATTTAGAAGCTCCTATATTAGATACGGCATCTATTGCCACGAGTGGTAATTATTTTGAAGAAATGCACTTAGTTAACACTAGAATGTTTGGAGCAGATAATACTATTCTTTATAATTTTGAAAGTGAAAATCCTCATTATCTTTTACCAACTTTAGTTAAATGGCATAATTTATATAGTGATTTAAATCCTCCTCCATTTTTATTTGATCCTGAATATTCGCCCCGCGGTATGTACCCACGATAATATGTTAGAATTTCAAAACCATAATATACCCGGTGAACTTTGGTTAAGATCTCCAAATGGAGACAAACAACTCGCATCAATGTTATTAAATAATATTTATGCCAAATATGAAACACTAAATCCTTCTGTTACTTCCAATTTATATGGAGTTGTATACGGCAATGATCAAGCTATATATGATACTTTTTATGGTGAATTGACATCTAATCAAATTACAAGATTTGATTCTTTTTATGATTCAATTTTTATAGAAACAAAATCTGGATGTATTTTTGAAAAAATTTATACAGAAGATAATTTAATCAAACCGTTTACTGTTTCTGACAATTTTACAGCCAAACACAATGTTCATCCGGGATTTTTGTCTTATGATTCATATGTTGATTACTGGTTTGATGAAAGTAATAATAGAGTGTTTTATGTTTATTTGTCTAATCTGAAGGAAAATAAAGATTTTCCAGACAGATTTGCATTTGCAGTGATTGTTAATATTTTTGATTGTAACACTGGTTTAATAAGAACTGTAATGTTATGGAAAGTAGTATTAAATTTAATAGCCAAAGATGGATGGGATCCTTTTAATTTTATTATAGAACCACCAAAACTTACATTTAATTCCACCACCAGGACTTTTAATGTTTCTTTTTTATTAAAAAACGAAAATAAACAATTTGGCTTAATAAGTGTTAATTTTAAACAATCAGACACTCTCCAGAACGGATTGTATGAAATTAAAGAAGTAAACGGCCATCTTCCATTTTTTACCATAGATCCCTCCAGATGTGAAGCCTATCCTTTTGATCCACACGGGCTTTCTTTATATCGAGTAGTAACGGTGGCATCTAATAAAAATGATCCAGCTTACAATTTGAAATTTGTTTTATTGGATTATTGGAATGAATATGATGAAATATTTGAAGCAAAATATCTGGATATAGAATAAATAATAAAAATGAATTCTTTATCTGCTAATGGTGAAATAAAAATAACAGACCTCAGCCCGGCCAGAGATTTAAGGGCCAGTGATTTATTCATAGCAGCCACTCATCTTGATGGTTCTGCGGATATAACTACACAATCTGTTTCTTCTTGTGTACTTTTAAAGTATATTTTAGCCAACGGAGCATATAATTTTGCACCAGATCTTTCTAGCATCGGCGCTCATACTTGTAATCCTTCATTATATGGTAGTTTTGTATGTGATGTTAACTCTAAACATTTTACTATAATTCCTTCTCATCCATTACCTATATGTGAACCTTCTTTTGAAGCTCCTAATTTAGGCACAGATTCTTATTATTCTAACATTGGCGGTGGTGTGGGAAATATTGTTTGGGGTTTAGAGACAACCATTGGTGGTGGATGTCGTAATGTGGTAATGGATAGTAATTCTGTTATTGCTGGGGGGAAAAATAATTTTATTAATTGTTGCGGCTCCACAATTGCTGGGGGTGAAGACAATACCAGTTGTGATATCTACACATCCATAGGTGGTGGAAATAATAACTTAATTAATCAAGTAGGTGGAACTATTGCCGGTGGAGAATACAATTATATTACTCAACCAGCAGGAGAAGATACAAATTATCAAGGAGCTGCTATAGTAGGAGGTTCTTGTAATGCCTTATCTGGATGTTTTGCTTTTATAGGTGGTGGATATCATAATTCGGTACAACAAAACCACTCTTCTATAGTTGCAGGAAATTGTAATTTAATTTCTTCTTCTTTCAGCACAATTGGTGGTGGGCAAAATAATATTATATCTGGAAATTGTGGAGTTATAGGAGGAGGTTCTTTCAATCAATTAATATGTAACGGATCTATTATTGCTGGTGGAGATCATAATAGCACCGCTGGAGATTATTCAACAATTGGTGGTGGGAACTATAATTCTGTACAAAATTGCTTTTCTCAAATTGGCAATGGTGAACATAATTGCATAACCGGAGTTAAGTCTGTTATAAATTCTGGTACAGAAAATTATATAGCAGGTGATTATGGTTTTGTAGGAAATGGTTTTTGCAATACTGCTAATTCTAATTTTAACATTATAACTAATGGAATGTATAATAATTCTGTTAGTGCTCATGCTACTATCATTAACGGTATTTGTAACAATACAATAGGAGACAAAGCCACCATTATTAACGGATGTCTTAATTCCGCAACATCAGATTACACTTTAATAGGTAATGGATGTAATAATGCATCCTCTGGCACAAATTCAACAGTTATTAATGGTATTTGCAACTCTTCTTCTGGTTGCAATAGCTTAATAGGTTCTGGTTGTAATAATCTAGCATCGGGATTTGAATCTCTTGTACTCAACGGAAATAATAATTCTTCTCACGGAATTAATAGTTCTATAATTAATGGATTTTCTAATTCTTTAAGTGGCAATTTAGCATCTATTATTAACGGTAGTAATAACTCTGCTATTGGCAATTGTAGTTTGATAGGCGGCGGTGCTTATAATAATACAAACGGGGTTTATTCTATTGTTGTTAATGGTTGCTGTAATATAGCATCTGCAAATCATGCTTCTGTAAATAATGGTTATTGTAATATTGCCAGCGGAGTCAATGCCACTGTTGTTAATGGTACATGTAATACTTCCTCCGGTAATTATAGTTTAATAATTCAAGGTTCGTGTAACTCTTCTCAAGGAATTAATTCAACTATAATAAACGGGTATTGTAATACTGCTGTTGGAAATAATAGTTTTATAATCGCTGGCTGTTGTAACCTTGCTCTTGGTAGCAATTCTTCTGTTTTTACGGGCTGTAAAAATATATCTATATGCTCCAGCGGTTCTATAATATCTGGTTTTAGCAATACGGTATCTGCTATTCAGGCTACAATAGTTTCTGGCTCTAACAATTTAGCCACTGGTTACAACAGCTTAATAGTTTCTGGATGTAATAATAGTACTGGTAACACTTCTTCAATTATTCTTGGTGGGTGTTTTAATACCTCTAACGGAGCCAATAGCTTAATAACTGCAGGTTGTAGCAATGTTACACTTGGAACAAATTCCACAATTATCAACGGTGTCTGTAATGCTTCACAAAGCAATTACAATTTGATAGCCAGTGGATGTTGTAATACAGTTACGAACAATTATTCTATTGTCCTAGGAGGGTCTAATAATTGTGTAAATGGTGCATCTAGTTCTATTATAAACGGAACTGCTAACTTTTCTCCCGGATCCGGTAGTTTAATAGGATCTGGTAATTGTAACTCTTCTTGTGGAGCAAATTCTTCTGTTTTAAATGGAAATTGTAATACTTCTTCTGGCAATTGCAGCACTGTAATAACTGGTTATTGTAATACTGCTTCTAATAATAATTCAGTTATTGTGGCTGGATGTTGTAATAATATAACAAGTGAGTATAGTATTATTAATAATGGCAAATGTAATTCTATTTCCGGCAATTATTCTGTTATAGCTGGCGGTTCAAATAATATTGCTGCTGGAGTTTGTAGTATTGTATCTGGCGGCTATGGAAATTGTGCTTTAAATCCAATTTCTTTAATAGTTGGTGGTTATTGTAATGTTTCTTCGGCAAATGGTAGTTCTATAATAGGTGGCAACTGCAATATCTCTTCTGGAACAAATTCTGCCATTATAAACGGTTGTTATAACAATGTTTCCGGAAAATGTAGTATAATCGGCAGTGGTTGTTGTAATCTAGTAACCAATGATTATTCTATTATAATTTCCGGGCGTAATAATTTTTCTTGTGGTAGCAATGATTTGATAGGAACTGGATTTTTTAATTCTTTATCCGGTTCAAATTCTACTATAATCAACGGTGGATATAATTCAATTAATGGAAATTTTGCTTTAATAGCTGCTGGTTGCTATAATATAGCTGACGGAAACTATTCTTCTATTATTAATGGTTGCAACAACATTTCTTCTGGAACAAATAGTACAGTAATCAATGGTCAAAACAACTCTATTAGTGGGTCTGATTCTTCAATTATTAACGGTTGCTATAATTCTAGCTCCGGCAATTGTTCTTTAATAGGATCCGGAACAAACAATAATACTTCTGGCAACTTTTCAGTGATAATAGATGGTTATTGTAACGTTTCATCCGGAAATAATAGTGTAATAGTCAATGGATGCAACAATATAGCATCTTCAGATTTTGCTAGTGTTTTTAACGGTATTAAAAATACAGCCAACGGAGCTAGTAGTTTAGTGGCCAGTGGGTGTAATAATATTGCTTCAGGAAACAATGCTGTTATTTTTAGTGGATCCAATAATTTAGCATCCAATAATAACGGTCTTGTAATATCTGGGTTATATAATGCTTCTTCCGGTATTAACTCAACCATTATAGCCGGAGCCTTTAACAGTGCTTGCGGAAATTATGGATTAATAGTAAATGGGTGTCAGAATGTTGCTTGTGGAGACTATTCTTTAATATTAAATGGATGTTTTAATACCTCTTCCTCTAATAATGGTATAATAGCCGGGGGATATCTTAATACATCTTCTGGAAATTATTCCACAATATTAAATGGTAATAATAATTGTGCTTCAGGTAATCGCAGTTTAATAGCTTCCGGAACCTATAATGTTGCTAGTAATAATAATTCAGTTGTTTTTAGTGGTAATAATAATAGATCTAGTGCTTTTAACAGTACTATAATAGGTGGAGTTTGTAATTCAGCCTCTGCTAACAACGCTTCTATTATCAATGGTAGTTGTAACAATGTATCTGCAGAATGTGGTTCTGTAATTTCTGGTAGCTGTAACAATGTATCCGGAGTTTATGGGTCTATAATTAATGGAAGATGTAATTCTATTAACTCTGATAATTCCTTTATAGCAGGTGGAACCTGTAATCAAAGCAATTTTCAACCCAATACTTTTATTTTAGGGTCTTGTATTACAGCCACTCGACCTGATTTCACTTATGTAAATAACTTAACATCTAAGAATGAAATTTATGCTGCAAATAATGTATGTAGTACAAATATTTGTGCTACACAATATATTCATTCTAGCATGGATATGTGTGCCTCAAATGTGTCTTACGGAAATATAGTATGTGGTACATCTTTTGTATGTTCACCTCAGTCTTTTTCTTCTATATGCTCTGTAACACCATTTTTAAGTGCTCAAAATGCTTGTGTATCCGATACAGTACATACTTCAATAGTTTGTTCAGATACATGCGTAGATGCTTGTTATCTTGTATCTAATAATATTCTTAGTAATCAATCTATCACTAATACCGGTATTTTAACCAATATAGGCACTCTTTCCAGTATTGGTTCTATTTGTAATTCTGGAAATATTAACAACATCGGTTCCGTTTGTAATGTTGGTATTTTGTGTAATATAGGCACTATTTGCAACTCATCTGGTTCTATAAATAGTGATAATGACATTACAGTAAGTAGTACTGGTAGATTTTTAAGTGCTGGACACGACCTCATAGAATTATTCAATGCCTATACAGCTGGTCCAGGTTTTTATAAAACCCCAGCTGTAAATGAATTTGTGGGTGATGGTACAACTGTTATTTTCAGTTCGCCAGACTTTGCTAGCGTTAACCCAAACAATTATATCATTTCTATTGGTGGATTGACTCAGAGACCTAATATAGATTTTACTTGCAATTATTATTATAAAGGGTCAGTTATCTTTAATGTTCCCCCTCCAGCCGGAGAAATTGTCACTATTTATTCTAATCAAAGCAGTGAAACTGGAAGAGAAATGATTGGATTTTTTAATCCGCAATATACAACAATTACTTCTTCTAATACTGCTCAATATTTATTACCCGGCTCTGTATATAATGGCGATGATGCTAACGGATACGTAGTAGCAGTTTCTGGTTTGGTTCAGAGACCGTATACAGATTTCACGGTTACTAGTGCTTTTAACGGACAATATGGATTTGTAGGCGGTGTATTAACTCTTTCTAATACACCAGCTTCTAATATACCTATAGTGGTTTATTCCTATAAATTTACTGGATTATCTATTTATAATTCCATCATGCAGTATCTTTCTAGTACTAATTATGGGGTTCCAGTTTCATCTATAGTAGTTCCTAGTTTAACCGCCACTGTTGGTATAACCGCTCCGTGGATTAATACTCCAATTATATCATACAACACAGGCACAACTGTAAGAGGAGATTTAACTATTACAGGCGGGTTGACCACTTTAGGCGGAATTACTTTCTTAGGCTCTCAGGTTTCAAACACTACAGCTTTAAGTGTCGTGAATAACGGACCCGGAACTGCTTTATTCATTTCACAATTTAACACGGCATCTCCTATTGCATCTTTTTATGATTCTCAAGCGAATAAAGAAGTCTTGAGAATAGGTTCTACCGGAGCTATTAGAAATGTCGGAATCTATACATCTACTCCTAATAAAACTTTAACAGTCACGGGAGATATAAGTGCCTCTGGATATTTATATGCCGGAAAAAGTCTTATTACCGGCCTAGGCACTTCTGTAGAAGACTCTGCTATTGAATTGGGAACGGATAGAACTGGTGACGGTAATGCTTATATAGACTTACACACTTCTGTAGGAACAGATTATAATGCTCGTTTTATTAGATTATCTGGAATAAATGGTGCGGCATCTCTTACAAACATCGGCACCGGAAATCTTTCAATAACCCAGGAAGGAATTGCTCCTATAATCTTTAATACTTCCGATACTGAAAGAATGCGCATTGGATCTGGAGGTAATATTGGTATAGGAACCTCTAATCCGAGAAGTTTTGTTGAAATATTAAGTTCTCAAAATGCCTCCACTGGATTGTTAATAAACAATCAAAGCAATCAACCTCTAGCTGAGTCTAGTTTAAACATTGGTGCTTACGGAGGAACTTGGTCTATTGCAAACGGATCTTCTAGTAAAAATAATAACGCTCTTACTTTTTCTAAAGACGGAATTGAATACATTCGATTTAACGCTGACGGTAAAATTGGAATAGGAACTTTATCTCCCACCACAAAATTAGATATTATAGGATCTGGAAATCTTGTTAAATTTGCTGGATCTGGTAGTCAATATCAAGGCATCAGCATACAAGCCACTGATGCAAGTGCTTTAAGTGCCAGAACTGGATTTATAGACTTTAAAAACGAAAATAATATTCAAACAGCTTCAACAATGTCTGATTTATTTGTTGACGGAAGTAGTTCTATTTCTTTTCAAACAACTTCTGCTGGGTCTAGATTTGCAGATAGGAGAATTGAACGTTTGCGTATAGACGGAACTGGTAATATTGGAATAGGCTCTTCAAATCCTAGAAGTAGATTAGACATAGCAGGTGGAGTTATTGCTGGAGTGGCCAATATTAGAGGTCAAGCCAATACCGGAACTTGGTCTATATGGGGTGGCCTGGGAACAGATAATTCACAAGATGGTGGTTATGTTTCTGTATACGGAAGTTCCCATGTTACAAATCCGGGACAATTAATTTTAGGCAGCTCTTCTGTGGGAAGTGTGGTCAATATTCTTTCTAGTGGTAATGTAGGAATTTCTGTAACAAATCCTTTATATAAATTAGATGTATCTGGCAGCATTAAGAGCAGTGAAGAAATCATTGTAGCAAATACAACCTCTAGCAACCAATTACGTCTAGTTCAAGGCAATTTTGGCTCAATAATACGAAATGACGGATCTGATTTTTATTTATTAACAACAAATTTATCAGATCAATACGGAAGTGCTAATAATTTAAGACCCTTTGCATATCATCTTGCCACAGGTGATGTTGCAATGAACCATAATGTATCTATTGGAGGAGCTTTAAATGTTGCTAATGATTTAAAAAATACCAATTCATCTTCTTCCTTAAATATGTATGTCGGTTCTGCTTTTAATAGTGGCGGAGCAGCCATAAGCTTAAAGGGAATCAATGCAGCGTATAATAGCGGTGGATTAGAATTCTATACCGGTTCGGATACAACTGGTACAGAAAAAATGAGAATTCTATCCTCTGGACAGGTTGGTATAGGATCTACTACCCCAGCGGCTCAATTGTCTATTATAGGATCTGGTCAAGCTACTAATATTTTAAGTACCATTGGTAACTTAGGAGGTACATTAATTTTAGGAGACAGTGGAGCCAACATCTATAATGGAGGTGCTTTAGTATTCTCCGCAAATAGTCAACAATGGAGATTTGCAGCTATCAAAAGTTTGGTTACAGACGGAACCGGTAATTCGGTTGGAGATATGTCCCTTCAGACCAGACGAAATTCTTCAGATGTATCTTTAACTGAAAACATCAGAATTGTTGGATCAACCGGTAACATTGGAATAGGAGTAGGCTCTCCGGCTAGCAAATTACACATAGACGGAACTATTACGTTAAATGCTTTACAGGGCATACACGGAGCAAATGATTCATCTAATCTTTATATAGCTGGTGGAAGACTCCAGAATAAAGGAGCCACCATTACTCTTTACGGATCTGGAGGAAATATTCCAGGGTCTATGGTTTTTCAAACCGGATCTGGAATTACAAATTATGAACGGATGAGAATTGATGCCAGTGGCAATGTTGGCATAAATACCACCAATCCCACCAAGACATTAACTGTAAACGGAGATGTCTTAGTACAATCTGGTACTTTAAGTGCTGGCAACATTAAACCACTCTCTACATTAACATATGACATAGGTCAAGCAGATAACAAATTTAATAATGTTTATGCTAACAACTATTACGGAACACTTAATGTTAATCAAATAGCTGGTGTATTGCCATATGCAAACGGCGGAACTAACGGATCAACCGCCTCAGATGGTATAAAAAATCTATTAGCTGGTTTAGGGTCCGGAACTTCCGGTTATGTTTTAAAGACCGGAGGAGCTGGATCTTATTATTGGGCTCCGGAAACTGGAGCAACTGTGCAAGTAGGTACTCTCATAAATTCTACTCGTACATCTACAACTGCAATAGCTAATCAAACCCTTTTTTCAGCTCCCACTTACACCACTGGCTCTAATCAATTGAGAGTATACGTCAACGGAGTGCGACAAACCACTAATGATTATACAGAAACTAACTCCACTTCCTTTGCCTTAAACATAGCCACAAATGCTGGAGATTATGTATTAGCTGAAGTTGATGGTTATTATACATATCCTAATGTAGCATCTGCAGTTGTTTTTGCTTCTGGAGGTAATATATCTTCAATTACAGTTCAAAATGCCATTTCTGAAATTGATACTAAAAAAATAGCTAAAACTGGAGATTCTATGTCTGGTAATTTGACCATGTCAAATGCCTCTATAAATTTAGCAGCTGGCACCAATTCCTTTGCTCCTTTAAAATTTGTTAGCGGAGTATTACAAACATCTGCAACAGCCGGTTCTGTAGAATTTGATGGTAGTAAACTTTACATTACCACTTCAACTCCTCTCAGAATGGCTTTAGCTACTGAAAATTTTATTAATACTAATTATGCTCCTAAAAATATTCCAATTTTTACAGGCCCTGTAACAATTTCTACAGGAGGTCTTGCAGTTTCTGGAAATATTACCGCTACTGGTGACATTATAGCAGCTTATTCTTCTGATAAAAGATTTAAATCCAATGTATCTCCAATAACAAATAGTTTAGAAAAAATATCTAAAATTTCTGGTGTTAGTTTTGAATGGAATAATGAACAAGATGTTTATAGTGGTAAAGATATAGGTGTTATTGCTCAGGAAATTGAAGAAGTTCTACCAGAAATAGTTATTACCAGAGATAACGGTTATAAGGCAGTTAAGTATGAAAAAATTATAGCTCTATTAATTGAAGGTATTAAAGAATTAAAAAAAGAAGTTGATGATTTAAAAAAAAATAATATATGACAAAGGTTAAAGTATCTACTCTTGATTTAACAAATTTATCCAATTTAACAGCTGCAACCAGCGGTGCGACCTTTACCGGAAATTGGTCCACAGCACTGGGTGCAACTTTAATTTCAACTTCTTGTTCTGGTAATGCTGCTACAGCCACCAATGCTGCTACAGCTACCAATGCCGCTAATGCCGCTAATGCCGCTAATGCCACTAATGCAGTTAATTTACGTGATGCTACTAATACTTCCTATATATCTGCATCTATTACCGGAGCAGCTAATAGTATTGTTCAAACTGATGCCGGTGGAAACATAGTAGCAGCTGGAGATATTACAGCATTTTCAGATATTAACTTTAAAGAAAATATTTCTACAATAGAAAATGCTTTAGATAAAACCCTTCAATTAAGAGGAGTTTACTACAATCGAGCAAATGATTCAGAAAAAAAACAAAAAATTGGGGTCATAGCTCAAGAAATAGAAAAAATACTTCCAGAAGTAGTGTGCTACAATGATATTGGAGAAAGAAATTTAATTTTATCTGTTAATTATGGCAACATTACAGCTCTTTTAATAGAAGCCATTAAAGAGCAGCAAAAACAAATAGAGATATTGAAAGAACAAATTTCAGTATTAAGTAATAGATAATATGAACTTAGTTAAACCCACTTTAAACATGTTACAACCCGCTACAAGTGGGGTGCTTGCTGGTATAAATTCCATTGTTACACACAATAACAGTTTTGTTATCGGATCTGGTTTGTCATCCACACAAACAGACACTTTATATGTTAACAATTTAAGTATAACAGGTTCTCTCTCCGGTGGAGTACAAACAGTTGCCGGTCGAATTGGCAATGTTTTGCTTACTATAGATGATGTAGATTATTTAAGAACTACTTTACAAAGTTTTCAAGACACTTTTTATAATAAATTAGACCTAACCGGAGGAACCATTACAGGTAATTTAAACATAACTGGTGATTTATCTGCTTCTGGGAGTTTATATTATGCTAATACCTTTACCACAAACACTTCAACTTTAAGTGTTGTAAATGTAGGTGTAGGACCCGCTTTATATGTCTATCAAGAAAGGGGGTCAGGTGATGTTGCTTCTTTTTATGATGGAGATGGTGTAGAGGTTTTACATGTAGGCAATGCCAAGAATACAGCGGGCCAAGATCCTAACGGTGTAATAGGAATTAAAACTTCTTTTCCTAATAAAACGTTAACAGTTGCTGGAGAAATTAGTGCTACACAAGATATCAGCACATCCGGCAAATTTAAAGGAGATGGTACTTCCTTAGTTCTTCCTATAGCTTCCAATACTCAATTGGGTGTATTTAAGGTAGGTGATTATTTATCTATATCTCCAGATGGCACCTTATCATCTACTTTAGGCAATAATATAACATCTATAACCGGAGCAACTGGAGCCACTGGAGCCACCGGTCCTATAGGCAATCCTGGATTTACTGGACCAACCGGAGTTAGTGGTGCCACTGGACCCACGGGAGCAACTGGTAATATAGGACCAACCGGACCAACCGGTCTAGGGGCCACAGGTGCTACCGGAATAGTTGGACCATCTGGAGCTACAGGGCCTACAGGACCCACAGGCCCTACAGGACTCAGAGGTGTTGGTGATCCGGGACCAACAGGAGCTACCGGAGCCTCTGGTATAATACCATCTGATATTTACGCAAACTCCATTACCTTGTCTGTATCAGCTTCTGCTCCGGCCATAAGTGGTGCTCATTATGGAGACGGTAGTCAATTATTAAATCTCAATAGCAAAAATATTTTAACAAGTGTTTCCCCTATTGCAGACAATAGTTATACTTTAACATTATCAGATGCTAACACTGTATTAACTTTCAACAATGGTTCATCTATTACGTTGCAAATTCCTACTAATTCTTCTGTAAATTTTCCCAACGGAACTCAAATATTAATAGTTCAACTAGATGCTGGCCAAGTATCAATTACAGCTGTATCTGGGGTAACTTTATTATCTGTTAGCGGAAAAGTGACCACTTCTTTTACCAATTCCATAGCATCTTTGGTTAAATTAGATACAGATACTTGGATTGTTGGTGGAGACGTTTCTTAATTATGTTAGCCGTAGTTGCTTCTCAGAAAAATCAATCTCAGCAAGGAGCAGCTGCTATAATAGCTGCTGCAAATGTATGGGGTCAGGCCAATGATGGACAATATCTAGATAGCGGTAGATGGTATTTAAATAAAGTTTATTTAAACACTGTATCAGACCAGGCTGGATTTGAAAGTGCCGTAAATTATATAGCTTCTTCTACATATTCAAATGGAGAATATAAATCCACTGGAAGATGGTATTATAATGGAAATTATGTTGTTGATGAAACCGGATATAATAATGCTGTAGCTGATGTATGGGGTCTGTGGAATAATGGATTTGAACCCACAACTGGAAGAATTTATCACTCAGGAGAACTTAATAATGATGATTATGCTGTTAATGGTCAATTGTTATCTAATTATATTTCCTATCAAGAGATAACTGATTGGGGAGCTTCTAATAATGGAGAGTTTGTTTATTATACAGACTATCCATATTATAAAAATGCATATTCAAATCGTTATTTTTATAACGGCACAGAATACTACAATTACTCTGATTATGTAATGCAATTGTTTTACGCGTGGAATGGTTCTGGAGGTAGTTTTAGAGGTAAATGGTATGATTTGAATAAAAATGAAGTCTCAGCTCAACTTTCAAATGCAGAACAGTGGGGTCTAGTGAATAATGGAAAAGCTCCTTATACAGATAGATGGTATTTTAATGGCATTTACGTAGGAGATCAAAATGGCTATAATAATGCAGTTTTAGTGTATAATGCAAATTATTGGGGTTCAACTCATGACGGTCAATTTGAATCTTCTGGAAGGTATTATTACCGTGGCAGTTATGTCGGAGATTTATCTGGATATAATATTGCAAGAGCTAATTATTGGGGTTCAACTCATGACGGTCAATTTGAAACTTCCGGAAGGTATTATTACCGTGGCAGTTATGTCGGAAATTTATCTAACTACAACATAGCTAGAGCTAATTATTGGGGATTGACCAATAATGGACAATTTGAATCTTCCGGAAGGTATTATTTTAGAGGAAATTATATTAGCACTCTA